CAAAATTGGTAGGATTACCACCAAAAATTTTCAAACTATCATCAGATTCTCCTCCTGAATAATTTTCTTCACTATTATCTGAATTCATATCATCTGAATTTATATCATCTAAATCTTCATTATCAAAATCTTCATTATTATCAGAGTTTATATCATCTAATTCTTCATTATCTGAATTTATATCATCTAATTCTTCATTATCTGAATTTATATCATCTAATTCTTCTTCATCTTCTAATTCTTCTTCATCATCTAAATTGATACCACCCCCTTTGGTAAACTCGGAACTATCGGGTTGTAATATAAGTGGATTGTAATCATTCCAATTTTTATTTCTATGCTCTTTAAAAAAATATTTTTCAAGATTATCACTCTCGTCTATTGGGACTCTTATATAATACTTATTACCTTTTATTAGTTTTATTAATGGATCATTTTGAAATTCATAGCCCTCAATTATTTTTATTTTTTTATATATAAACATATTAGAAATTTTATTTTTATTATCTTTATAATCTTCTAATTGATATTTAAATGGAAATCTGCCTTGACCCTTTGTTATCTTTATATGACCATTTTGATTAATTTCTCCGTGTATTTGTTTTGCTAGTTCTGCTTTTTTTAATATTAGAGGATTATCTTTAGTATATTGTTTCGATAAATAATCCTTAATGGATGCTACATTTGCTTCTACATTATTTGGTACATTTTCTATTATAAGCATGTCTACTTCATCTATTATGTGTTTAAATTTTTGCTCTGCTTCAAATAAACTTTTCGACACAAAAGACCGTTCAGCATTTTCTATTGCTATATAAGATTGATTGCCCATACTCCAAGAAGCATTAATTTTAAATGGAAGCTCACCTGAACTTTTTACTATACTTATTCTATCGTCATTAATTCTTGGTTCATTTAGAATTTTTGCATAACTCATACTATCAACTATACTTTTACTTTGAAACATTTTATAATTTAATATATTTTCAATATTATTAGTAATATTGAATGATATATCTAGTTGTCTGTAATAAATATTCTCTTGTTTTAGATCATCTATATATTTATGAATTGGACTAAATTTATATAATTGTTCTAGTTTATTGCTATGGGCGTTAAAAATTTCATTTCGACTATAACCAAGTTCATTTAATTCTTCAATATCAAAATGATCGGTTAATGTATTAATACCAAACCCCGCATTCTTTAATTCTTTTGGACTTACTTTTGCTTTTTTCATTATTTCAATTACTTTTGGAATTTCAATTTTTTTGTCATTAAAATCTTTAAATTTTAAATGATAATATGCAATTTTATTTCGTTTAATTATATTTATTAATTTTTCTTCATTATCATGTGTGTTTTCTTTGAATAATTTTAATATATTTTTTTTTTCCTTCAATATCTGCTTTTTTACTAACTGTCGCGCCTTATAATTAGTACGGCCACCCTCTTGTGTAGAACTATATATATGATTTTCATCATAATTATTAATATCTAAATTATCTAGAATAGATGTTTCAGAAATATTATCATCATCTAGCATTTTATTATTATATATAATATATTATTAAATTTTAAATTTTAAATATTAAATATAGGTAAAAGTAAAATTTTATTTAAAATATATTATTAAATTTTAAATAAAAAAATTTCAAATAATATATTTTCAAATCATATATTTTCAAATCATATAAATTTATTGAGATTTATCAGGAACTTTTGTTAAAAATTGAGTACGTAATCTCATTAATAATTCGGCTTTTTGAGGTTTTGAACCAGGTTTATAAATATTAATTAAAGACATTAAAGTAAGAGATAAAATTGTTTTTAATTCTTCATTTTTATCAAATTTAGCAAATAAAGCATTAAAATATTGTTTGTTATAAATACCTTCATATTCTTTTTCGGTTATTTTAAATGTATCATATTTTTTTATTTTAATTGCGGATTTATAAAATTTAGCGGCTTCATCAATATTAGTAGTAATAAGTTCATCTTTATTTTTAACAAATTTATTATATGGTTCAGTATTTTTATTAAAACGAATAGCATATAAATAATGTTGAACACTAGGCCATATATTTCCATCTATTTCTAATTTTTGGTCTTGTTTTGATATAGGGTCTATATCTTGAAGTAACCAAGAATCTTCTAATTTACGTCTCCAATTTTTAAATTTATATAATTGTGTTAAAGATGATTTATATTTAGAAAAATATTCTTTTGTTAAAAATTCACCATTTTTTATTTGATTAATTTTACCACCCGCAATAGGCGTATCAGCTGAATTTTTCCAAATTTGTATTATAATATTTTCATTATAATCATTATTTTTTTGAGAGATTAAAGATTCAATATTTGGTCTTTCTTCAATATCAACTTTATTAAGTTGAGCAAATTCTTTAAACTCAGGTATTAAATAAAACGCCCCAGCATTTTTTTCAATACATTTACCTATGATTAATTCTTTAATTCTATAAGGTAATTCTTTAAATGTAAATATAGATTTTTTATTAATATCTTGATATAATATTTGTTGATAATGAACGTCTGTTTGATAATTAACCATAATATAATAATCAGGATTAAATGTTCCTATTTCTTGTATATCTTGATGTAATTCTCCACATTGGACAATATTATATTGTAATTTTAAATGTTCATCATGATCTAAATTTTCTTTAAATTCATTATCGGAAAATATAATAAATTTAACATTGTAAATTTTTTCTAATAATGAAATAGCCCATGCATCAGCCCAAAATTTTTCAGTTAAAATAACAGCTTTAAAATCTTCAAATGTTTTAACATTTTCCATAAATTTAAATTCATTTAAGCTAATTGATTTTTGAAGACTTTTAACATCATCACTATGTTTAGAAATGGTTTCTAAATTAATTTTTGCTTGATTTAAAATATCTTGTTTTTCTTCAGTATCATTTGTAGCGGACATTTTAATTTTCAAAACACTATGTTTTTCTTTACTTGAAGCCAATTCTTTTTTTGAGTAATCATATTCATTTTTAATACCATCATATATTTCTTTATATGTAGAATAAATAGGTTTAGTAGCATTTTCACTTATTTTTTTACGTATATCGCTAACCGAAATTTGTTTAGATTTATATTCAGACAAACTATTAAGAGCATCTTTTAAAACATAAAAAAAACAATGACCACCACCTGGATTTTCTTTAATAATATATTTGTGACTTTTTAAAGCTTTATTTATCCATTTATCGGAATCTTCTTTTTTATAAATTTTCATTTCATTATCAGATTCTTCTTTTGATTGTTGTTTAACAATAGCTAAATTAGGTAATACGCTTTTTTTAGTAGTTGTTTTATCTTTTTCATCTTCATTAGAATCTTCATCATCTTCTTCTTCATCATCTTCGTCTTCTTCATCTTCATTAGAATCTTCATCATCTTCTTCATCTTCTTCATCTTCATCTTCTTCTTCGTCTTCGTCTTCTTCGTCTTCTTCGTCTTCTTCGTCTTCTTCATTATAATCTTCTTCGTCTTCTTCGTCTTCTTCATCTTCTTTTATAGGTTGTTGAGTAGGGTCAATAACTTCATATTCAGGGTCATTTATAGAATTAAAATAGTGATTAAATTCTTTTTTAGATAATTTATATTTTTCTAAAATAATTTTGCGCGTTGATTGAAATAATATAGGTTTATCTAATTTATTGATATCTACATTACCTGTTTTTAGGTCAATAAGAGTACTATATGTAGTATTATTGGTTTCATAAATACCTATTTTAGAGAAAATATTATTATTTTTGATTAAATAGATATTAAAATATATTATATTATTGGGGATTTTATCAAAATTAGGTTTACCTAACACAAAAATGATATTAGTTTTATATAATTCTCCTAAATATACAGTAGTTTCATAATCAATATCTGTTGATTCTATTTTAGTATTTTCATTATATTCAATAGAGTTATCAATTTTGGATAATACCATTTATAATAATATAGTAATTTATATATTTTTATATTTTTATATTTTTATAAGAACAAATGAAATAAATATAATTTTAAATAAAAAATATATTTATTTAATAAATCAAATATCAAGACTTACTACATTTTTATCACTTTTTTGCTTTCTTTTAGATTTAGGTTGTTTCATACTTTTTAAATCTTTTATATCATCTACACTAATTGTGCTTTGATTATCATCATTTACATCTATTGATTTTGTCTTCAAACCACTTAAAATACTATTAATATTATTATTATTATTTAAAGTAGGACCTTTCATTTCTGGTCTAACTATTCGTTCATTATCATCTATATTTGCTTCATTATTATTTAAAGATATTCCATCATTATTTCTAGCATTCATAATATCTGGTCTATTTGGAATATTAGGAACACGTCTACTTCTTTCTGGTAATTTAGTTTCAGTTGGTGGTGGAGGAGGTCCATTATTTATATTTGGTGGAATATCACTTACTCCAAATCCTGGTGTATATCCCGAACTTGAATTATTATTGTTATTAAACATATTATTCATAAAACCACTAAAGCCTGGATTATTTTGCCCCATAGTATTTACAGCCGCAGATGTAAATTGTTTCATTAATTCTGGATTTTGTCTCATAATATCATCCATACCAGGCATAGCAGATTTAAATAAAGTGTTACTCATATGAATCATAGTAGCAGAACCACCTAATTGAAATAATAGTCTTAATTCTGGAGACATTTTAGATTTAGATTTATATTTTTCATGTAATTCAGCAAAAATATCATCATATTCATCTATATTTTCATTAATTTGTTCACTCCATCCATCTAATTTTAAATCAAAAGGATCAAATTTATTATTTAAAAATTCAATACCAGTAATACAAGCCATAAGCATTTTAGCTTGGAATTTAATAGAATTAGATTTTTCTTTTTCAGCAATAATAGATTCATATTCACCTATCATTTCATTTAAGTCAGAATCCATATTATATTTTTTTGTGGTAGAAACTCCTTTTTTTTCTAGTTCTTCAAATTTTTTAATATATTTAAATTTTTCGCGTAATTCTTCTTCTGGTGATAATTTTTTTTTTTCATAAATTTTATCATCTGTAGGAACATCATTATATGCTGTATATCCATCCCAAGATTTTGAAGGTAAAGAGCCAATTTTTGCAGTTTTTTTACCTATATCAATATTATCATCATTTTCATTGTTTTTAGTTTCAATATTTTTAGTTTCAATATTTTTTGTTTCAAAATTTTTAGTTTCATTATTTTTAGTTTCATTATTTATTTTTTTTATATTACTACTACCTAAATTAATATTTGATGATAATTCATTTAATTCATCTTCTAATTTACTAATATCTTCTATATCAATATTTGTACTTTTTTTTTCATTTTTATTTTTATCATTCATTAATAATTCTATACCCGAACCAAAATTTGAAGAAGGTTTATCTATTATATCATCATAATCATCATCATTATCAGAAAATGTAGGTATATTAATATTGTTAATATTAATATCATCTGGTTCAATTTCTATTATATCCATGATTATATTTAAAAATACAAATAATATTTTTAAGTAGTCCGCAATATATATATATATATTAGAATTAATTGAATATATATAAAAATATTAAATAATATTATTAATTTTAATTATATTTTGAAATATGAGAAAATATAAAGCCTGTAACAATGTATCGGCTAGATCATCTTTTTTAGAGTGATTATTAAAATATTCTAAATCATGAAACATATTTTTTTTATTAAGTATTTTTTGTGTATATATAATACTTAATTTTTTACGTTCATTATATGATAATTTTTTAGAATTATCAAAATATTTTAATTTATTAATAGGAGATACATATTCAATGTTATAATTATTATTTAAAATTAAATATTGGGTTATCATACCTTGAATAGATTTCATTCTATTGGCAATGGGTCCTATTTGATTTTCTATTAAAATTTTATCAATAGAATTAATTTCATGATTTAAAAAAAGTTTATCTAAATTATTTTTTAAATTTATACCTAAATCAATTATATTAATATCATTGGAATTAGTAGTATCAATATGTTCATAATAATTATTTTTATAGTATTCTATTATATAATTAGTTATTGTATTTTTATCGATTTTACTATCTAAAGATATATTTTTTTCAATACAAAAATCTTTTAAAAATTTTAAATTATTTTTTAAAAGTACATTTAATTTTATTTCGGGTATAGAATAGTTACTATTTTTTGTATGTATTTTACAATAAAAAGTATTATCTTTTGAAAACAATGCATTTTTTGAACATTTACAACAAGTTAATTTTTCATTTGATAAATTTAAAATATCCCATTGTAATATTTTTAAATTATTATTTTGTAAAGATTCTTCTTCGGGTATATATTCTAAAATTAATATTGCTAAATTTTTAATACCAACATCTATACTTAGTATTTTCATGATTAATATATAATATCTATAATTATATGATATTATATCTTATATTTAATACAAAATATAATATTATTATTAAAACTTATAAAATTTAAATATCATATTAATTTAAAGCATTACTACATATAGAGTAATTTATTCTATATAGATAGTATATGAAGAATGACATTAAAGCTCTCCATACATATTCAAAAAACATATTTTGATTTTTTTTATCTAATACAGATAAAAATCCTCTAACTAAATATATTAGAGCAGATAATAAACTTAATAATCCAAATATATAAAAAACTAAACAATGTTCTTTACCTAAAGGTTTCATTAAAGAGTCAAACATATTTATATAAAATACAAATATTAAAATATTTGTATTATTAAAATATTTGTATTATTAAATTTTTTTATTGATTAATTTTTATGAAATATTAAATTGTGGTAATTTTTTATTAGCATTAAGTTGTTGTTTTGATAAATATATATTTTTTAAATCACTATTTTCATAACCAGGTGGTTGTTCCATAGATAATATAGAATTAAATATATATGGATTATTATTTAAATTCATACTTCTATTATTATTTAAATTATATCCACACTGATTGCATGCTACTATTTGATTATTTAAAATAATTTGATCTGCATTTGTTTGTAAATAATGTCTATAATCGCTATTATTTTTTATATTTAATTTAGTTTTTAATACATTTTCATAATAAGTATCATTTATATTTTGTTTTATATTACGTCCATCATTCATTAAAGCAGGAAAATTAGAATGTATATTATTTGAACCATTTAAACAAGTTTGTGAATACATTTTATATTATTAAAATAATATAAAATATATTTAATAAATATTTTATGTTTCCAATAATTTAATTAATTCTGATTTTTTTAGTTTTTCAGCATCTTCATTACTTAATAAATTACGTGTAACTACCAATGTTTTTAAATCATCTACTTTCATTTTTTTATATGATTTTTGTTTTTTTTCTTCTACAATATTTTCACTTGAATTAATTGCTTGTTCTTTTATTAAAGAAATATCATCTATATCATTATTATCATCGTTATTAATTATATTTATTAATTTTATATCATCATTACTAACAGTTTCGTTTATATTACTCAAATCATCAACAATTTTTAAATCAGAAATATTATTAGATATATTAAATTGTTCTACATTAATTAATTCATCAAAATTAGATTCTTCTTTTGAATTTTCTAAAATATCTATTTTATCATCGCTAAATTTAAGAGTTTCAGAATAATGAGAAATATCAGAATTTTCAGAAATATCAGAATCATCAGAATTATCAGAATGATGTAAATTATTAGAACCATGAGAATCATCAGAATCATCAGAATCATCAGAATCATCAGAATCATCAGAATCATCAGAATCATCAGAATCATCAGATTCATCAAAATCATGAGATTCATTTTTTAATTTAGATTTATCATTGTTCAAAACATTATTTATATCAGTATTTATATTAGTATTTATATCAGTATTTTCATAATTTATATTTTGAGGTACTGTTGAATTTATTATTTGATAATTATAATTTTGTATAAAATTTTGTAAAATCTTTCCATGTTCTATTAAACTATTTTCTAATATATTTACTCTTTTATATAAATAAAAAAATACAAATGAAATTAGTGAAATAAAAAAAATATAAATTATATAATTTGTAATATTTTGAATTATATTACTAAACATATTATTATTAATAATCTATAATATTTTTAAATAGTATTATTGAACGAATATATTATTATTGAAGCATTTCTTTTGGATAATTAAGTTTTTCCAATACATTAAAAGCACCTTTTATTTTAGAAATACCTGATTTTAATTTATATGTATAAATTAAATTTTTAGATATATCTTTATCTATATACATGTAATAATTTTTTGAATATTTTTTATTAATTTTTTTACATATTTTTGTATAATGGGTAGTTAAAATAAAATTTACATTATCTGTTGAAATATAATTTAACAATTTAATAGCCGCATTTGTTGCTTCATTGGGATTAGTTCCACTATATAATTCATCAAATACACAAAAATGATTTTTATCAGGGTTATTTTTTATAATATCTAAAATATTTTTACATTGTCTAGCTTCTGCTTGAAATAAACTGTCTCTATTTGAAGTTTCTGGTATATTAATATAACAATGAAAATAATCATAAATTTTTATATGTGCACTGTCAAAAAATCCACATCCAAATTGTTGTGATAAAATTAAATTAATTAATGTAGATTTTAATAATGTTGTTTTACCTGCTGCATTAGGTCCAGTTAATATCAAATTATTATCTAATGTATAGGTATTTTTTATAATTTTATTTTTTAAATTATTTTTTAATAATGAGCAATTATATGATTTAGAAAAGTTTGTTTTATCGTAGGATTTTTCATTAATATAACTACAAAAATTAATAGTGTTATTTTGTAATAATTTTTGTATATTTGTTATTGAATTAATATAACCATTAAAATTAAAAGAATAATATAAAGATTTTAACAAAGATTTATTATTATTTAATTTATAAAATGCTGTCATTATATTACCAAGATGTGTAATTTTTTTATAATTAATATTATAATCAATATTTGATAAATTGGAATAATACTTGTTAAGTGTATTAATATGAATTAATGATACTTGATTAAAATTATTATATGATTTATATTTATTAGAATAATTTATAAAATTATTGAAATTATCTATTGAATTTTTAATATATATTTTTACAGTTTTTAAAGTAGATAAAATATATTTTAAATTACTATAAAATTTTAAACAAGAATAATAATTAGAATATAATTGAAATATATATAAAAGTATAGTAAATATAATATAAATTTTACTTGTTATAGAAGAATCAGAAAAATTTTCTATAAGACCTCCAATTATATGATTTTTAAATAAATTTATAATATGTTCTTTATATAATGTAAAATTAATATTATAACCTTGAAATTTTATAATAAAAAAAGGTATTAATAATGTAATTAATGGTAAAATTAATGAAAACAATGGAGAACATATATTATATAATGATAAACATTGCATAACAATTTTATTATTATTATATTTATCAAGAAATGGTAAATCAATGTATTGATATTCTAAATTAAAATTAAAATTATCAGATATATTTGAAATATTTGAATATAATTCTAAGTTTTTATTATATATTTCATTATTTTCATTATTTTCATTATTTTCATTATTTTCATTATTTTCATTATTTTCATTATTTTCATTATTTTCATTATTTTCATTATTTTCATTATTTTCATTATTTTCATTATTTTCATTATTTTCAATAGATTTATATTTTTTTAATAAATTCTGTGTATCAATTAAAAAATCTTTATCATTTGTATAATATTTACACCATTTATTAATTATTAATTTATCATAAAAATTATCAGGATTAATTATAGTATAATATAAATTTTCATCTAAATTATATGAATTATCTTCATTATTTTTATAATTTTGTAATTCTAAATCATCTATAATATTTTCATTAAGTTCTAAACAATTATCAATTAATTGAATAGGTAATTTAAAAGCATATTTTATATCATTATCAATAAGTATTGAATCTTGTTTATTTAAATAAGAGTAAATAAAATTCATAATTAATATATAAATTAATAAGTAATATAATTATTAATTTAATACGAAATATAATTAGATTATAAATATTAAAGATAATTATTAAATTATTATCAATGATAAAATATGATAATAAATTCTTAAATGATATGATAAATAATATATCTAAAGATAAACTAAATAGCAATATTAAAATTTACTTGGAAAATATTTTACTGGATATTAATAATAATTTAAAAAAAATTATTAATAATAAAGATTATAAATTTAATATAAAATCTAAAAAAAATAAAGGAATTATTAATAATAATAATAATAATAGTAATAATAGTAATAGTAATAGTAATAGTAATAATAGTAATAATATTAATAATTGTAATACTAATATTAATAATTGTAATACTAATATTAATAATTGTAACAATATAAGTAGTAATATAAAAAATATTGAAAAAAATTTATCAAAATCAGATATAGAATTAGATTTTATAAATTTAAAAAAAATTTTAAATAAAATAACCGAAAAAAATTATGATAAATTAAAAACAGAATTTATATGTAATTATAATAATATAATAGTTAATAAAGATATAGAATGTTGTAATATATTAAATTTAAAAATAGTTGAAAATTTATTATATAATGATAGTGTTTATAGTAAATTATATAGTAATTTATTAAAGAATATAATAAATTTAAACGAATTAAGTTTAAAAAAAATTATAAATTTTAAAAAACAAGATTTTATACAAATATATAAAGTAATAAAACATCCTTGTGGTAATGAAGAAGAAATAATAAAAATAAACAAAGAAAATGATAAAAATAAAAACATGTGTTATTTTTATATAAGTTGTTTAAGAGATGATATAATAAATGAAGACGATTTTTATAATTGTATATTAAAATTATATAATTATTTTATTGAAGAACTAAATAAAACCAATAATAAAGATATATGTGAAGAAATAGTAAATTTTATAATAATAATATTAAATAAAAATTTTGATTTATTAACTAAAGAACATTTGGAAGAAATTGGTGAAAAAATATTATATATTAAACAATTTAAATTAAATGAAATACCAAGTTTAACAAATAAAATAAAATTCAAATTTATGGATTTATATGATGAATATAAAAAATTAAATATAATAAATATAAATTAAGGTTAAAATCTAAATTAAAATTAAAATAATATTATTAATAATGATAAATAATATTATTAAAGAAGATTATAGTAATTTAAAAACATTTGTAATTAATCTAGATGATTATAAAGAAAATTATAGTAAGATGTTGCCATATTTGAAAAGTATAGGTTTAAATGTAGAACGTTTTAGTGGAATAAATGCTTTAAAAGATGAACATTTAAAACCAGAATATCAAGAATATATATCAAAATTTGCTTTAAATTTTACACCAAAATCGGTAATAGGTTGTGCATTAAGTCATATTTTGTGTTGTAAACATATATATAATAATTATATAAATACGGAAGATAATAATAATAATAATAATAATAATAATAATAATAATAATAATAATAATAATAATATCGCGCGCGGGGCGATTTCCCCGCAATTTTTCTTAATTATGGAAGATGATGCTTTTCCAAAATATGATAAAACTGAATTTTTTGAGAAATTGAATAAAACAATATATGAAATAAGCTTATTAGATTCTAATTGGGAAATCATACAATTACATAGTGATTCATTTTATCCAACAAATGAAACTTATTATACACATCCGTGTTGTGGAAGCGCCGCTGCTTATTTAATATCTAATTTTGCTATAAAAAAAATATTAAATTTTAAATTAATATGGCATTTAGATATAATAGAACATAATTTTATAACGTATAAAAAATATAGAGCAAAAAAGAATCTATTTTATACAAATGAAAAAGAAAGTTTAAATAGAATTTTTAACAAAACCAAAAATTTTAAATATTATAGTTTATATTTTAAATCATATATATTAGAATTATTTAATGCTTATACTAATTTATTAAATTTGCGAGGAGAGAAAAAATATGAAAATTTTTTGGAATTTAAAATATTTAAATTTCCATATTTTAAAAAAGAATATACTGCAAATGAAGTTATAGACTATTTATTAGGTTTAATTTTAACAAGAAAAATAATTAATTATATAAAATAAAATAAAATTATGAAAGAACAAGAAAAAGATAAAGAAAATAAAGAAAATAAAGAAAATAAAGAAAATAAAAAAAATAAAATACCATTTTTTTATAAAAATTTATGCACACAAATACAGGGTATATTTATTATCTTTATAATAATTTTTTATTTTTGTAGACTATATGATTATTATATATATTTTATATTTGCTTCTTTAATATCTATTCTTTATTGTGCTATAATTTTATTGTTAACTAAATATAAAATAGTTTATAATATTTCATTTATAAATAAATACTATAAAAATGAAATGCAATTTATTAAAAATAATATTTTTAATTTTTCAGATGAATATATTAAATTTATAATTATATTTATTGGTGCTTATTTGCATCATTTTTTTATTCCATTATTAGCATTATATTATGTAAAAGATTATATTAAAGATTCTATTAAAACCGAATTTGCAGTTATTAAAGCATTTATAATATTTATAATTTATGGTTTATTTAATATTTTTATTATTGATATTTTTAAAGTATATAAAAATTCATTAAAATTAACAAAAACAGAATTTAATATAATACTAACTTCTATTGTTTTAACCTATATATCTTTATTATATTATTTTGAATCTATAAAAAATAGAATAAATTATACAATAAATAATTAATATTAAAAATAATAATAAATAATAATAAATAATTAATATTATATATTATTATCATAACGTAATTAATTATGAGTAATGAAGAAGAAAATCAATTTGAACCAAAAGTTGTTTGTAATAAAGGAAATATGATTTTAACTGAAATTACTATACCAGATACTCAACAAAAAGCATATAATTTAAAATTTGATTTTAAAAAATTAAATCCTTCAAAAGTAAATATAAAAGCATTATTAAGTCCGTCTATTTATGAATTAATTCAACAAGTAACGCCTGATTTAGTTGAAAAAATTTATATTTTAAATATTTTAAATGAAAATGAAACAGATATATGTATATTATTTAAATCATTTGGAAAAGAAGTAGGTATTAAACCAAAATATATGATATTTAGAACAACAAGAGGTATTAATTATTTTTGTAATACTATAGAATTTTATAATAAAGATATTACATTAGTAGATCAATCCAAATTATTATTAAATAATTATATTAAACAAATAGAACTTGATACAAATAAATATGAACCAGTTATTTTTAATTATGGTAAAACATTAATTAATTTATATAATTTAGAATCTCAAGAATTATTAAAATTAAATAACGAACAACCATTAACATCATTAATAGATATAAATTTTTCAATAGATTTTATTGCAACAATAGAAGATGATATACCATTATATATGCAAAATATAATAGGTTTAATGTTTAAAAAAATATTTTATAATTTAAAACAATTTATAGATAATTTAAACAATATTTAATATAAATTATGAAATATCTAACCTATCATTTGATAATTTCTGATAATATAGAAAAAGCAAAAACCAATATAAATATATTGTGTAAAATTTTATTTATATTTTATATTTTTATTAGCGAAATTATTAAATTTAAATTTAATAATTTTATATATAGTTTAATTTTAAAATTACCAAACATCAATAGATTAGAATTAGTAAAATCAATTACATATAAATTAGAAGAATTAAATATTGTATATGTTAAAATATTTCAGTCATTATGCTTAGATAAAAATTTATTAAATGAAAATGAAAAACAATATTTATTAAAATATACAGATAATGTTCCATATCATAATCATGAAATAGATTACGAAGTATTAAAAAAATTAAAAACAGAACATGATATTATAATAGAAAATTATGAACCAATAAATTCTGGAATAGTTGGAATAGTTTTTAATGGAATATATAAAAAAGATAATGATTCAAAAGTAATAATTAAAATATTGAAAAAAAATATTACTAATAAAATAAATAATGCACTTAATGAATTATTATTAGTTACATATTTTCTAAAATTTATTCCATTAATAAGTAATTTAAATTTATATAAACTTATTTTAGATAATAAAGAAAGTTTTATTAATCAACTTGATTTTATTAAAGAATCAAATAATATAGAGTTATTTACTTTAAAAAATAAAAATTTACCTTGTTATAAATTTCCTAAGGTATATAAAAATATTACTAATAAATATAAAAATGTAATTGTTATGGAAAATATAAAAGGATTAACAATAAACGAAGTTAAAGTTATGGAACAATCTGTAAAAAAAGAATTCGCTAAATTATATGTAAAATTTGGATTAATAAGTTTATTATATAATAATGTCATTCATAATGATTTACATTCAGGCAATTTATTTTTTTATATAAATAATGATACAAAAGAATTACCAAAGTATCAATTAGGTATAATAGATTTTGGTATTTGTAGTTTTCCATCAAAAGAAAATCAAAATATATATTATAATTTTTTAATAGAAATAATGTTAAATAAAAATTATACTAATATTAATTTACTATTAAAAGGTGTAATTAATGAAAAAGATAAGTTTGATTTACTAAATAATAACCAAAAAGAAATATTAAAAAATAAATTTATAAAATGTTTTGAAAAATTTGATTCAAAAAATTTAAATGTAGATTTTTTATTTGAAATTAGTAAAATACTTAAAAAATATAATTTAACTTTTACACAAGAATTTAATCAGATTATTATGGGATTATATGTATTAAATAATATTTCAAAAGAATTATATGATAATTCAAATAGTATACAAAAAGAAGTATTTAGTGAATTAACTCAAATAAATAATATGTTTCAAATATAGTTTCTAAATAAATCTTTGTAATAACAAAAAATTGAAAACATATTATAAAATATATTAAAACTATATACAATATATTTTATAATCTATAATAATGTCTGAATTAAAAAAAACATTCATCCTCATTGATACTAGTTATTGGATATTTTATAGATATTTTGCAATTATGCAATGGTGGAAACATACTAATCCTGATATAGAATTATTTGAAGACCCATATGATACGCCTGAATTTCTTGAAAAGTTTATTAAAACATTTATAGAATCATTAGAAGGTTTTAAAAAAAAACAAAAATTACATAAACAACGTTCTAAACCAGCAACACCTTGTACAATTATTGCTGCGAGAGATTGCCCAAGAAAAGAAATTTGGCGTAATAAATTGTATAATTCTTATAAAGAAACAAGAGATAAAGATGATACTTTTATGGGTGGACCATTTTTCAAACATGTTTATCAAGATAATAATAAAATTTTATATGATGCGGGTATAAATCATGTATTAAAATTTCCTAATTTGGAAGGTGATGATATTGTAGCAATTACTAAAAAATATTTAAGAAATAAATATCCAGATTCAATGATTTATATTATTGCAAATGATCATGATTATTTACAATTATTAGACGAAAATACGGAAATTATTAATTTTCAAAATAAAAATTTGAGAGAAAATAAAAAAGTATTTACTGAATCTGATAAAAATTTATTTTATAAAATTGTACTAGGTGATAAGTCGGATAATATTATGCCTGTATTTAAAAAATGTGGCCCAAAAACTTGTGAAAAATATTATGAAAATAAAGAACTATTTTTAGAAGCATTATCAAAAGATAAGGAAGCAAAAGATAAATTTGAATTAAATAAAAAAATTATTGATTTTAATGAAATTCCAGAAGAATTAGTAAATGAATTTTTACAAGAATATAAAAGTATTTTTGATACATTATAAATTAACAGGTAAATCACATCTAATAAATTTTGCTTCACCTATTTCGTTCCATTCAACAACTAAAACAATTACTTCAACACCTTTTTTTATTGCTTGATTAAAAGCTTCTTTATAAGTAGGGTCAATATTAGAGGCTTGAAATGATGAACTATCTGTTCTTTGGATAACAAAACAAATAATTGGTCTAATAATTTTTGAAATCGTAATTTCGGACAATTCATTAATATGTTTTAATGCTCGTTCACTAACAACATCTCCTTTATTTTTTCTATAACCATCGGGGAAATATGAAATTTTTTGATTAAGTATAAAATTTTCAGGATTATATTTACCTTGTTTAATTAAAATATTTTTCTCTTTATTAGAACAATCAATATAATCAGCAAGTGGTACATTTTTAACTTCTAATATAAAATATTTATCATTGTTATCAATACCTACAAAATCGAATCTTGAATCTAAACATGAAAATTCACGTCTATATCCTTTAATATTTTGTAGTGTTTTTAAACAATTACTTGTTAATGCATTTTCAACTAATATTTCGGCTAATTTTGGATCAATACCAATAAATTGATTATTTTTATATTTAATATTATTTATTTTTCGTTCTTCATATATATTTGCCAAATAAATCTTATATTTACATACTATTGATTTACTATTTTTACAATTAGATTCAATTGGTGATGCTAAAACATAACAATCTTTTTCACATAATCCACAACAACCTAAAGAGGCAGAATGTGCTTGAACAATTTCACCATTAGGTAATTCTATATCAGCAACATATGGTGTTTTACAAATTTTAGAAGGTCTTGAAATGATTTTAACACAAACTAAATCATTTAATTTATGTAAAAGCATAATAATATTTTAAATTAATGTTTATAATAATAAGTATAATAAAAATATTTATTATTATCAATTTTATAATATGAGAGAAAATAGAATATAAATATTTTTTAAAATATTTATATATCACATTTATAAAAATTATTATCATAATCCATATATACTTTCATTAAAAAATTAGATTTATTATACCATTCATCAGGAGCAATTAATGATATAAATTTAGTATCATTATTGGAATAAATATAATAATAATTACCAGGGATTTTTTTAAAGTTACACTGTATATTATTTACTTCATTATTTAAATTATATTCATTTATAATATTAATTGCTTCCAATTTTAACAAATTAATTTGTTTTTCAATGAGAGATAATTTTCCATATGCTGAATAATCGGAACGTATTTGTGTTAAAATTTTATTATTTTCTATATTTTCGAGAGATAACATAGTAAATAAATTATTCAATGTTTCTTTATTTAAATTACTTAATGCCATAAAAAAATATATATAAATATATTTATATATATTTTATTCAATATATTAAATAATTATTATCTTATGAAGATTCATGTTTATTAGCCATAGTATTTAGTGCTTCTACTGTTCTAGTTTGTAATTCATCTTTTTTTTCTCCATTTACTACAATTAATATAGAAGGAAATCCACTAATACCTAATGATTTTGGAGCATTTGCAGATTCTATTTTATTTAATTTTAACGAACCATTATAATTTGATTTAAATTCATCCCATTTTGGATCAAAAGCAATACAATGAGGACATCCATCCATATAATAATAATTTAATTCTTTTTGATTAGACATACCTTCTAAACTAGTTTTTTTATTTCCTATCATTAAATTAGCTAAGCATCCAACAACAAATACTCCTATTACTAATAATAGCAATGATAAAAAGCTAAAACTTTGCAAATTTTTTACAGGATTAACTTTTTTTAGTACTTTTTTCATTATATATATATATAATATTTTATAAAATAAAAAATATTAATATTTTTTTAAAGAATATTTTTTACTATTTTTTTTATAAATTTTCTTTTTTTTAATAGCATATTTTTTTTTATATTTTTTATTATTTTTGCTATATATATTTTTTTTTGTATAATGTTTTTTTATATTATATTTTTTATAGGTTTTATTATATTTATATTTATTTTTTTTTCCACCCTTAATATTAGATTTTTCTATAATTTTAGATTCTTTTGATTCTAGAATATTACTAGATTTAATAAAATCTTTAAATGTATGAGGATAGACATGTTTTCCAAGTATTTGTATTAATATTTCATCTAATTTTGAAGCTTTATCTATACATTTATTACTTAATAATATTCTATCTTTTAATGATATAACTTCATCTTTTGAATTTTTTTTCCGCAATACAATATCTAAATATAATATTAATATTTTAGAATTAAAACGTTTATCTATATTTGTATTTTTTATATGTGATTTTAATTTTTTATTATCTTTATCATATTGATATTTAACGGATATAATTTCATTAAATTTTTTTGGATTATTTTTGAATATTAAATGTGTATTTTCTTTAAAAAATATTTCTTCAATATAATATTTTTTTATATAATCGAGAATTATATTATCTTCTTGATTATAATTAGATGATTTTTTTTTTTCTCTTGATAAATTATTAATATCATTTGTATAATCTTCTGAATTGTTATTATTATAATTTTGTTTCAAAAAATTAAAATATCTAGAATTGATAAACAATTCTTTTATATCATTAATTTTATTTATTAAAATATTTGATTTTATAATATCAAAATCCGATAATATATTTTTAATATCTAAATTTAAATCAAAATAAATTTTATTATTTTGAATATCATTTATTAATGTTGTGTTAGTAATTTTATCATTTGTATCATTAGTATCATTAGTATCATTAGTATCATTTGTATCATTTGTATCATTTGTATTAAAATCATATATTTGTAATTCATAATCTTTATATATTACTTCTTCTTTTGATTTGATTACTTCATCTTCATAAATTAAATTAAGATTAAATTTAATTTCATTATAATCTTGAATATCTTCAAATACAACATTAAAGAATACATTAATTTTATTATTATCAAATATTTGTATTTTTTCAAATGGTTGAATAGTTTTTTTTATATGTTTAATTTTCACCATTCTATTATTTTCAGTATCTATTATTTTATTTTTTATTATATCAAAATCATACAAATTATCTTCTAAAATAACATCTTCACAATTAGATGAGTAAATTTCATTTATAATATAATGTATATTATGATATGTAATAATTTTTGATAATAAATTTTTATTTTTAACAAAACTTAAAATATCTTCATTGTTTTTTTTATTTTTAAGCTGTGTTTTTATAGTATTTAATTCGCTTTGATTAACAAAATATTGAATATTATCATTTATAATTTCTACTAAATTATTTAAATTATTTAAATTATCTGGTTTTTCACTTGTTATTTGAACATTTCGTGGTGTATTCAAATATTTATTTTCATATTCTATATTCTCATTTAGATTGGTTTTTAATTTATTTAAAAAATTATTAATATGTTCTCCATCTTTTTCTTCTTCGTTTAGATAAAAAAAATTCTCTATATCTTTTTCATATATACTATAATCTATATTATCATTTTTTAATGTATCAAAATTTTTTTTATTTTTTATATAAAATTTATTTAAAATTTTTTCTTGTATTTCACTTTTTATTTTATCTAAATTATCTTGTGCAAAATGCTCACTTGTTTTTTGTAATTTTTTTAATAATTCTATTATAGATTCAATTGTATATGTATATTTTGAAGTTTTCTTCATATCTTGTAATATTTTATCTTTATGACCATTATAATAATCTCTATAATCGATTTTATTATCTTTATAATGAATGTTTAATATATCAGTTGAAAGTAATAAATATTGATTAATATTTGATTTAAATGGTGGTTCAATAGGATTACTTTTGTAATTAAATTCAGAATTAAAATCATTCAAATCTATTTCTATTGAATCATTAATACCTAGGTTATTTAGTTTATTAATGTCATTTTTTGACATTTTAGTAGTTAAAAAAATATTTTTAGTATTATCTTTATTTTGCAACTCTTTATAAATAAATCGTTCTAATATACTATTACCATTATGATAAATATAATTTTCTGTTTCTTTAAAATATATATTACCTGATTTATCTATAAAATTATTATCATATTTATCATAAATTTTTTTATTTTTTAATTTTTTATATAATTTTAATTGATTTTGATTATATTGTTTAGTTAAATTATATTCATAATTAATATTATTAATATTATAATAAAAAATAACATTAACCGGTTTAATATTATTATTGATATCACTCATTAATTATATATTAATGATATTATTAATATAAAATTAATATATAAAATATTAATAATTATTTAGAATTTTTTAATTTTTTTAAAGCTTTTTCTATTTCATCTTTTGAAATTTCACCATCATTATTTTCATCAATTTCATTTAATATTTTTAAATAATTTTTTGGCAACATATTAAATTTTGAATTTTCATTTAAAACAAAATTACTTAATATAATAAATATTGCCGTTATTCCTAATGCTATTAATATATCTCTAGAACCCATAAATGCTATTGTAAATATTAATAATTCTCTTGCTAAATTTTTAATAATGCGTTCTTGTCCTTTTGTTAATTTTAATTCAATATATCTAGAACCAAAATTCATTAAAATCATCATAATACCTAAAAAAAATTTATTAGTACTAATAGAATTAACATATGTATGAAAATCAGAAAAACTACTAATTTTATCATAAGTCAAGTTTTTATTTTTGATTTTTTTTATCATTTTCATTTTCAATTAATATAAGAAAATATAATAAAAATTTAATTTAGGTAATGTTAAAATTAAACACGTAATTGTTTAAATTTAATTTTATTATAATAGTATTCATAGTCTAAATTCTTTTTAAATCTAAATTTTTTATAAGGTGTTTTACGAATACATAATAAAACTTCAACATATCTTAATAAATGACCTATAAACTTAAGTGGAATTATATATATATTATTAAACATTATATATAAATAATATTATATCAATAATATTTATGATATTTAATAAATATTATTATCTCTTTTTTTTATAATAGTAATGCAACTTTTATTAAATCCGGCAAATATTGAAACATTCAATAATGGTTCTTCAAAACCAAAAAATAAAACATTAAAAAAAGTAAATTTTGCAAATAACAATTCATCTACGGGTAAAGATAAATCAGATAAACAAAAAATAGATCAAAAATTATTAGCATCTCTAACAAATGAAAATAATGAAGATAATGAAGATAGCGAAGAATATACAAATATAAAAGAAATGTATGCAAATTACAATGATTTATATAATGAAACAAATATTAATAATATTCGAAATACTATTATAAATTCTGTAAAAAAAACAAATAATGATTATTCAGAAGATAATGAAATAAGTGATATAAAAAACGATTCTAAATCAAATTATAATGAAAATTATAAATTAAATTATAATGATTTTAATAATAATAATAATAATAATAATAATATTATAAATAATAATAATAAATTATTAGATAAAATAGATTATATAATACATTTATTAGAGGAACAACATAACGAAAAAACAAATAATATTACCGAAGAATTAATTTTATATCTATTTTTAGGAATTTTTATAATATATGTATTAGATAGTTTTTCAAGAATGTCAAAATATAAAAGATAATAATTTTATTATTTTTTAAAAACATATAAATATTCGTAGTTTGATAAATTTACTACTTTTTTATTAGTAAAACCTTTATTTTCTATTAGTTTTATCATATCATTTAACGAATTAGTAAATAAATTTATTTCATTTTTTCTTATACTATTATTATTATAATTTTGAAACTTTTCGTTTACTTTTAAATAAGGTTCATTATCTGAAAATTCATAATCTTTATTTTTTGCAATTGTAGATATATATTCGATATTATCATCAAATTTAATAATTAATTGATCATTTTTTTTTCCATAATCTTGAGAATTATATATTACATTTTCATCTATTGCAAAATTATAAAAATTAAATTTATCTCTATCAATTAAATGAATTATAAATATTCCATTATAATTTAGTAAATCATAACAATTATCAAGAAATAATTCTTTATCTTTATTATTAAAATAATAAATTGTTCGCCCTAAACATAAAATATGCGAATATGAATCTTTTTCTATATTTTTTAATTTTAATATATTATCTTTTACAAAATTACATTTTGGATAATTTTTATTGGCTAATAAAATCATATATTTAGAATTATCTAGACCAGATATTTTAATATTTGGATTTAACTTTGAAATTTTACCTACATTATGACCTGTAGATGAACCTATCTCTAATACATTATTATTTTTAGATTTTGAAATTAATTTTGAAACTTCTCCTATTTCATTTTTTAAAAGTGTATTATTAATATATATATTATCATAATAGTTACTGTAAAATTTATCATAAATTTCATTATCTCTTTTTATTTCAAAATGATTTTTATTTGATAAAATATTATCTATATTTTCATAATTTTCACAATTATATATATATTTATTATTTTTATATGCTAAACTAATAATACAAAATATTAATAATATAGAAAAAATAAACATTAATAATTCAAATTTTTTTAATTCTTTTAAAATTTTAAACATAACTTATATTATTATGTATTTATATTATATTTTTTATATAATATAAATTTAATATTAATTTTGTAAAAATGGATCCAAATAATATAAATGATATACGAAATGATTTTAAAAATATAACATTTTCAAAATATCAAAAATCAAAAGCAAAAAATGAATTAATAGATAGTATATATAGTAAAAAAATAGAAAATGCTTGTTATTGGTGTGCTGAATTTATATGTTCAGGTCATTTTTTATATTTGTGGGAAATAATAATATTTTATTATTGCAAATATATTCATATAGGTAATCCAAAAATAGCAATATATTTAAATATGCGTTATAAAAATTTTATTGAAATATTAAATTCTGGTTATACTACTAACATATTACAATTACGAAATAATAATAAAATAAGAATAATTTTTTCAGAAATTATATGTATTTTATGTTTATCACAAAAAAAATTAAATTTTGAAAATATAAAAATAAAAAAAAATAATGAATTTGATTTAATAAGTATAAGTGAAAAATTAAAAGCTCCAAATAGTGATTATATTAAAGATATTTTTGATAAAAATGATCCACAGGAAATATTTATACCTTTAAATGAATTAATGTTTAATCTAAAAAATAAAAATATATCTGATAGTTGTTATTGGTTAGAATGGATATTAGAATATGATACGTTATGTAAAAATAAAAAACATAAATTAGCTTGTGAAAGTAGAAGTTATGCTCCTATCGAATTTAGAAATGATATAATTTGGATAATTTGGGATATTATATATTATTGTAATAATAATAATGATTATAATGTAGATAAAAAAAAAATAATAAAAAATATTTTAGAAGCATTATTTTCATTATTTACAATAAAATATAAATCATCTATAAAAAAAAAGCGAAAATTTATTTTATATATTTGTTTTTCTATTTTAATAGAAAATATTAATTTTGATACAAATATTTCAAAAAATTTAAATGAAATTAAAGATATAACAGATAATATAAATTCTATTTATAGACAAATAAAAAAAAATGAAGTATCACCAAAAACTGATTATTTATTTAATGGATTGAATAAATCAAATATTGAAAAAACATTTGAAAAAATGGAAATATTAAATAATCTATAATATATTATTTACTTATTTTAATAATATATTATGAAAAATATTGTAAAAAATAGTATGTTTTTATCATTATTTACACAATTTTTTACATTAATTATTGGTATTTTTATGCAATTTAAAAATATTTCAAATATTCATTATATATTAAAATATGCATTAGGTTTAGAAAATATAGTACAATTTATAGAAGGTAGTTTTTATTTATGGTTTTCATATTTCTCAAATAAAAATATAGATAAAGTAGATATTGCAAAATATAGATATTATGATTGGTTTTTAACTACTCCAACTATGATTTTATCTACTATCATATTTTTTGAATACAATAACTCTATTAAAAATAATAATATATTAACATTCAAAAAATTTATATATACTAATTATTATAAAATTATTGAATTGTTTTCATACAATTTTTCTATGTTATTTTTTGGTTATCTACAAGAAATAAATATTATAAATATTTTTATTTCTACATTTTTTGGTTTTATATTTTTTTATTTACTTTTCTATAAAATTTATACATATTTTACTATGTATTCAATAAAAAATTATAAAATTTTTTATTTTATGTTATTTATATGGTCATTATATGGATTCGCTGCTATATTTTCTTTTAAAATTAAAAACACATTATATAATATTTTAGATATTTTTTCTAAAAATTTTTATGGATTATTTTTAGCATATATTATATACAAATTATAAATTATTCGCTATATTTATATACATGCATAAAATATTTATTACAACCTACTTCAATTGGTTTTACAATTTGAATTTTTGTAGATTGATGAATTAGCCAAATAGCTTTACGTCTTTTTAAAGATAAATCTTTTGTAATTCTTTTTAAAGATAGTTTTTTTGTACTATTTTCTTTTAAATAATTTTCAATAACATTTTCTACAAGCATTTTATTAATGAATTTTATATTATTTAAATATAATCAAATCTTTTTAAGTTTAATTATTTAAGTATTTAAGTATTTAAGTATTTAAGTATTTAAGTATTTAAGTATTTAAGTATTTAAGTATTTAAATATTTTTAATCTATGGTAAGGTAAATAAAAAATAGACGGTATCAGGTGGAAATGTATGTAATTATGTTGAAATTTTCTTGACTTTCTATCGGGACCGACTCAACTATATAACAAATATAAGGGATCAAACTCATACTCATTACATTGTTTATCGGACTCATCCCAACTTTAAGTAAATTCCTACACTATAATTACAAGGAGTAATATTTGGTTATGGTCGTGTATCCGGTCGAGCTCGGTGGGCTGTATCATGATAATGTAGCATTTTCGCCACACTAGAATACACTAGGTCATATGCTTTGCTCCGGGCTAGAGAGTGACTGATCAGGTCCACTGCATAATGACACCCCGTTGGTATACACTAGGAGAGTATCTAATATATTATATTAAATAAATGTTATTCACGTATCATATTATATTGATATAAGTAATTTTGATAATTATTTTTGAAATCAATTTTTTTTTACATGTAACAATTTAGATATATAAATATTTAAAGTATAAATATTTATATATATATTTTTTATACTTTATTATTTTATAATGAATTATATTACAAAAACATTAGATAGTTTAACAAAATCAAACAATAATGAAAATCCTGATAATTTTTCTATAAATGATAATAAAGAAAAATCATTATCTAAATCTCCATCAATATTACAATCTTTTCCAATAACAAAATCATTATCTAAAGAAAAATCATTATCTAAAGAAAAATCATTATCTAAAGAAAAATCATTATCAAAACCACAATCAATTACAAAAAAAAACATAGAAACTCCAATATTATCAGCAGCTACAATTAGTCCTGAATTAAATAAAAAATTTAGCAGTATTAATGAATCTCCAAAAATAGCTGTTTCACAATCAAAAACAATATTTTTTGCAGTATTATTTACAATTTTAGCATTTATTGGATATAATATATTTACATATCTTAGTGATGGTACAAGCTATATTATAGATTTATTAAAACCTATTTTTAATAGTATTAGTTTATTAACAGGAGATACATTAAAAACAACAATAGATAATACATTATCTGGAACAAATAAAAGTATAGATATTTCAAGTGATACAACAAAAAACATATTAAATAATGCAACACTAGGAAGTAAAGAAACAATAAATAAATTACAAAATAAATCAGAAATATCAACAAATGATGATATGAATGATGAAAGTGATACAGAAACCAATTCAGAAACTAATTCAAATAATACACAAAAACCTAAATCAATAAATACTACAGAAAATTCTAATAGTTTTTGTTATATAGGTAAAATAAATAATACCCGTTATTGTGCAAAAGTTTTAGATTCTAAATATTGTTTATCGGAAGAAATTTTTCCCACAATGGATTTATGTGTTAATCCAAAATTACGAAGTTAAGAAAAAATTAATTTTTTCTAGTTTTTTTATTATTTTTTTTAAGTTTTTTTAAGGTGTATCGTTTTTTTGTATTGAAAAATATATTAATTTCTTTAATTATTTGTAATGTTAATAATAAATCTATATTTTTTTGAACTACTGTTTTATTTAAATTATTTAAATTATGATTCTGTGTATTAAAATTTATATAATTTATAAAATCATAGATACTCTTATCTAAAAATAAATTTTTATGTTTTTTATAAAATAAACTAGCCATTTTTGAATATTTTTCATTATAAAAATATGGTTCCAATTTTATATATAATACATTTTCATGTTGCATCTCTTTATGTACTTGATCATCTAAAAAACATACTTTTGTATTAATAGGTAATTTTGAACATTGAATTAAATCATTAAATGATTTGCCATATGATGTTCTACATACCTCTATAATCTCTCCATTTATTTTAAATGCTCTAATTATTTTATCAAATAATTTATATTTTAATTTATAATCAAAATAATTTTTTATTAACTCGCCCCAATAATAAGGACCTGTATTATTTGTATATATCATAACATAATTGCATATATTTTTCTTTTTTTTATCTTTTATATTTTTCATTAATGATAAAATATTTGGTCTTAAAAATAATGGAAATAAATCTAATAAATTATTAAAATATTTTTGTTCTAATTCTTTATTTAGATATATAGATAATAAATTCCAAAAATTATATAATTGTGAAAAATGACCTATTGTTTCATCTAGATCAAATACTATTGCATAATTTTCCATGGAATATCTATATTATAAAAATATTATAAAAATAAATATTTTTATAATATAGAATATAGTTTTTCAATATGAATAATGAAATAAGATGTAAAAAATTAAATAAAGATTATAATCCAAAAACTAAAAGATGTAATAAAAAATGTAAAGAAGGTTTTAAAAAAAACGATAATAACAATTGTATATCAATAAATAAAGAATTTTTATTATCACGAAAAGAATATATTGAAATATTAAAATATTACAATATAAATTTTAAAGAAAATGATAATATTAAAAATTTAAGAAAATTATCAGAAAATATAATTGCCGAAAAACTATGTAAATGTATAAAAAGTGTTTCAAATAATATAAACAAAAATGATGAATCAAAAGCTATTGCTATTTGCAATAAAAGTATTATACAAAATAAAAAATTAAAAATTCACAAATTTACATGTAAAAAAAAACCAAAATTACTTACTACAAAAAATAACAAAAAAAAATTAATTAAATTAATTAATTAAAATTAATTAATTAAATAAAATTTATTTAAGATTTGGAGTGTTACTTTTTACACTATTATAAAATGCAAGTGCAAATAATCCACCAGATATTTGTGCAATAATATAAATTAATAATTTATATTGATCTATATCTTTTTTTATATAATTTATAAAAGATACTGCTGGATTATAATGACCTCCACTTGTTAATGAACCAAACCATATTAAAACTGCCAATGTTATACCTATTACAAATGCATTTCCATTTAATAATATTATAGATAAAAATAAAAATGTTCCTATGAACTCTGTTATAAATATTAAAATATCTAAAAACATCTATATAAAATATATATATATATTTTATTTTTCTAAATAACTTATAGCTTTCAATATAATCAATTCTTCTGGTGTTAATTTTTTAAAAATTAAGCATTTTTCAAAATGTAATGTTATATATCTATTTGCAAATGTTTTTAATTTTAATATAAAATTTTTATTTTTATCATAATCTATATTACAAATAAAATTTCCACGCGTTAAAACATACGGATTATTTAAATTTATCCATCTTATATAATGACCATATTTAATATCATTTATATCATCTACATAAATATAATCTTTTAATTGTAAATGTAATAATTTTAATTCATCTTTTGATAAATTTAATTTTTGTAATATATCATTTTTATTATTTTTTATAGTCTGTTTATTAGTTTTTGCAATATTTAAATTTTCTTCATTTTGAAGAGCAGATGTTAAAAATTCTATATCCATATATTATATTTTTTATAATATATTGATATTATTTTATATGCTTTTATATGCTTTTATATGCTTTTATATGCTTTTATATCTTTTAGTTTTATTTTTTAATTTAGATTTAGTTCTCGATAACGATAAAGATTTATGTTTTAATTTTAAATCTTTAATATGACGGCATACAAAATTTTTATCTCGAATATACCCTTTTTTACAACTTGTATTACATCTTTTAGTTTTTGGATTATAATCTTTATTTTCTTTATAGCATTGTAATTGTTTTTTAAATGTTGAATTATTTATATTTTTTTTTAACATTTTTAATTTATTTATATTATTTTTATCATTTGAATTATTGATATTATCAATTATTTTTTTTGTTTTTACGCATTTATAATCTTCATTTCTTTCATAACCCGTTTTACATAATTTCAAACATCTTTTACTTTTAGGATTAAATATTGGTTTGTCTTTGGGACAATTTTCTTTTAAAATATTTTCTATATTTTCTTTATTAGCTTTGATTTTTTTAATTACATTTTTTATTTGTGGTGACATTTCAATTGTTCTTGTTTTTTCTATATATAAATTATGATTTTTCAATAATTTAATATATTCATTAGTAAGTCTATTTAAATCGTAACTACGCATTACTAAACTTTTATCATTATATTCTTGAAGTAAAGAGATAACATTTATGTTAAATAATAAATTGTCACTGTCATAAGCATATAAAGGAAAAAATATATCCATTAAAGCCAAGCATAAACTATATACATCAAATGTATCTATTAATCTATTTAAAAATCTATTATAGTCTTGAAATCCAGCTCTATATTTTTGACATTCTTTATTTTTATTGTACATCATTTTAGTACCACACATATTTTCGGGAGGCCAATTAAAATGATTTCTTGCATACCAAGCTGAATTATTAGTATATTCTTCTTTAATAGTTTCATCTTTTTTCATTAAACCAAAATCAATGAATTTTGCTTGACCTTTTTCAAAATTATATACTAAATTTATTAATTTTATATCAAAGTGAACTATCTTATTTTTTCTGAAAAATTCCAAACCTTCAAATAAATTAATAATAGAATTGTAAAAAATTTTTTTATCATTACTTGTTCCACTTAAAACTAAATTAAGTGATTGTTGCATATTTAAACCACCATCATCTAATAATAATAACGATAATTTTTTTGGATTTTTTAAATATTGGTCAGCTACATTATGTGTATTACATTTTGATACATATTTATTGAAATTTGAATCTGTTAAATCTGGTTTACATTTTATTGGTAAATTAACCGCATATTTTTCAATACCTTTAATATTACTAATATATTCCATTTCTTTTAGTTCATCTTCTGCATGTTTATCACGCATTACTTTTGAAACTTTATTTTCATAAATTTTACTACTTTTTTTTCCTTTACATTTTAAACTAGGTTTTATAACACACCCATATGTTCCTTCTCCTAAAATTTTATGAGACATTATTATTATATAATATTAATATTATATAATAATGTTAAATAATATTAATATCATATAATAATGTTAAATAATATTAATATCATATAATAATGTTAAATAATATTAATATCATATAATAATGTTAAATAATATTATATATTTTATATATAAATTGTATTAACTAAAAAATTTTTTTATAACATACATATTTCTTCTTCTTCTCCTTCTTTTTTTTCTTTAATCGTATTATTATTATTATAAATATCTAATGTTCTAGCACTTGCATCATTAGCATTTACATATTTTGGCATCCAAAAATATGGTATTAAATGATCTGTATTATTATAATATGTATTATATATCATTCTATAATATGCTTTTTCATAAGTATCGGGTTTATTAATTGCAGTTTCAGATAATTTATAATTATTAATTAACGATATTAATTTATATTCTAAATTATCTTCTTGATTATTATATTTTATTGACATTTTATTATTAATTTTTTCTTTAATAATTTCAAACCAAGATTTATTTAATGAACTGACACCATCACTAAATGCCTCTTTTGTTCTCCATAAAACTTCTTTTGGTAATAATTCGGATTCCATTAATTCAAAAGATTTTCTAATTAAATATTTTTCACAATTTTCTTTGGTTGTATTATATCTTATTTTTCTATCTATTGATAAATAAAATTCAACCCACTGTCTATCTAAAAATGGTGTTCGTGGTTCTAATCCATGAACAGAAATACATCTATCACTTCTTAAAACATCAAAAATATGAATATCATTTAATAATCTACGTGTTTCTTTATCAAATTCATATTCATTTGGCGATTGTTTAAAATATAAATAACCACCCATTAATTCATCTGCACCATCACCGTTAAATATTACTTTACAATCACTATGTTCTTTAATATATTTACCAATTAAATAATTACCAACACTAGCACGAACAGTTGTTGTATCATAACTTTCAATATTTTTTATTACTTCTGGAATGGCATGAAAAAAATCATCTTCAGAAACTATTATTTCACAATGATTACTTTTTAGATGATTTGCTACAATTTTAGCATATTTTAAATCTTCCGAACCTTCTAATCCAATACTAAATGTATTTAAAATATTATTTTTATTATTTGTTTTTAAAAATTTATTTACTAAAGAAGCAATCAAACTACTATCTAATCCACCTGATAACAAACAAGCTATAGGTCGTTCTGTTGTACCTATTACACGTTTATATACAGCATTTGATATATATTTATATATATCATTAAATAAATTTTCATCAATACTATCATTAAATATATAATTTTTATTAAAACAAGGAAAGTTTCTATATTTACTATATTGTTCCATTTTATAATTTGTAATATCAAGTAACATATAAGAACCAGGTGTAAAATGTTGAATCTGATTTTTATTAAATGATAAATTATATAAAACTTTTAACTCACTAGCAAAACATATATGATTTTCATTTTTTATATTTTTATCAAAAAAATAATATAATGGTCGAACACCATATGGATCACGTGCTATATAAATTTTATTTTTTGTAGTATCATATAAAATAAAAGAAAATACACCATCTAAAATATTTAGTGTATATTCAATTCCAAATAATTTATATATATGTAAAATAATTTCACAATCAGAATCAGTATTTAATATAATATTTAAATCTTTAGCTAATTTTTTATAATTATATATCTCACCATTACAAATTAATTTTAAATTATCTATTTCAAATGGTTGATTTGAGTTATTATTTAATCCGTTAATTGCCAAACGATGAAATCCTAATAAAAATTTTTCATATTTATTTAAAGTAGAAAATTCTGGACCTCTATTTTTTCCAATTTCAAAATTTTTTAGAATATTTACATATTTTTCACTACTATAATAATCATAATTATCAGTTAAATAAAGAAATATTCCACACATATTATAAAAATAAAATGTATTATCTTTAATACAAATTAATATAATATTTTTATAATATTTTATAAATATATTATAATTGATATATGGTTGATAAAAAAACACTTTATGAACATATAAATAAAGATAGTCGAAATGTCTATAATGAACAAATATTTTCAAGAAATATACCATCGGGAAATATGGTAATGAATTTTTCATCAATTCCAGTTTCAACAAAATGTACAATATTTCCTATTTTAAATAATAATATTTCTACATTTAACGATAATCAAATTATAGGTACAGCAAATAATGTTTTTAATAGCGAAACTAATTTCTTTCCAGGAACAGACAAACCACATTTTAATGGATTTTCTACTAATATAGATAGAGAATCTATGTTAAGAAATCAATTTTTTGCTTTACAAAAAGCAGACCAATCTAAATATATACCATCATCAAATAGTGACTTATATTTATTAAATAATAATAATTCTTATAATATTATGGATACAAAAAATAATAAATCATTTACAGAAAGTAATTTTAATGAATTTAATCCTAATATTTCAAATAAAATAGGTAATCTAACTTTTAATAATGCGACGCGTGTTCAACTAAAAAATATTTAATAGTGTTATTTATATTATGGTTGATATATCAAATAATAATATAAATATGATAGATAAGACAACATTATATTTTTTATCAAATAAAACATATTTAAATAAATTAAATAACAATATAATAAATAATAATGATAATGACATAAAAAATGATTTTATTATGTATAAAAAACCTATAAAAAATATAATAAACAAATTATTTGAAAAATATATAACATTAGACTCTGATATAAAAGATAAAAATATAGATGAACCAAAAAAAAAATATGAAGAAGCTTTCTATGTTTTTTCAAAATTATGTATAGAACATATTAAAAGTGAAAATATAAATAAAAAAATTAATAGCGATTTGAGTAATTATAGTAATTATAGTAATTTTAATAATATTAATAATATTGATTTAAATATGGATAATATAAATATTGATAATTCTAATAACAATATATATATAGACATATCATATAATACAAAAAATGATGATAAAATATTATTTATTAAAAACACTAATAATAATAATATGAAAAAATATATAGATATAAAAAATAATAATCAAAAAAAAAAAATTTTACCTAGAAGGATTGAATAAAAATATTATATGTATATATTATAATATATATAATAAATGAAAAATACCAAAAAATTTAAACATTTTAAATGTGCACCCAATAAAAAAAAACACATTACATCTAAGTTAAAATATAAATCTTGCTTATCTAATACTGAAATAATTAATCTTAAAAAAATATATAATAAAAAATTTCGTAATAAAATAAGTAGTAATAATCCAAGTAAAATATGGTATACTTTAAAAAAAAAATTAAATAATAAATGTTCAAATGAACTTTGTTGGCATAAAATTCTTGATAAAAAAATAAATATAAATAAATCTTTTCGTCCATTTTCTCCAAAAATTTGGAAAAAAAAACCATATAAATGGTTATCTAGTAATGATTTAATAAATGTAATGAAACAATATGAAGAGAAATATAATTTTTTTAAATTTATTGGTCCATCACCTATTGATTTCGATGATACAAAATATTTTTCACAATGTGTATTAGAAGAATTATGTAAATTAGATATAATAAAATTATATAATAAAAATAAAACTAAAATAGGAATAATATTTAATACAGACCCTCATTATAAAAGTGGACAACATTGGATATGTTTATTTATTGATTTGAATTTAAATTATATATTTTATTTTGATAGTAATGGTGATCCTATACCTAAAAGAATTAAAATTTTAAAAGACCGTATTAAAAAACAAGCATTAAAATTAAATAAAACACTTAAATTTTATTCTAATAATAAAATGGAACATCAAAAAAAAGATGGACAATGTGGTATATATGTTTTATATGTTATAATTGAATTATTACGTGAAAATAAAACACCATTTTATTTTAAAAAATTTCGAGTTCCTGATGAATTAATGAGAGATTATAGACAAATATATTATAATAATTTATAATATAATAATAAATATAAATAATTACTGATATTTATATTTATTATTAATATGAATATAAATAATATTTTAAATAGTGATAAAAATAAAGAACTTATATGGAATATTTTATATGAACAAAAAATATTTAATAATATTCCTAATAATCATATAGAATCTATAAAAATATTATTTGAAAATACAATTGAAGAATATATTAATAAAAATAATAATACTTTTAATGATAATACAGAAGTAAATATAACAAATAATAATAAAATATTGTTAAAAGAATTATGTAAAAATATAATAAAATATAAAAATTCAATACAAGAAAATAAAATTACTAATTTATTACAAGAAACTAAATCTGATTATAATAATCAAAAACTAAATACATTTAATAATGACTTAAACAAACATTTGACTAATTTTAAAACAATGATTAATAATAATAAACCACCCAATCAAATTGATTTTACTGAAAAAAACGATGAACCTGTAGATAAATTAAATATGGAAGAACTTATAAAAGAAATGGAAAAAGAAAGAAATAACGTTACTAATAAAATATTTAATAATATAAATTTAGAAAATAATATTTTAAAAGATGTTAGTTCAAACGATGATATTTTAAACGATGATAGTTTAAAAGATGATATTTTAAATGATGAAATAATAAATATAATACCAACAATAACTAATACTAATACTAATACTAATACTAATACTAATACTAATACTAATACTAATACTAATACTAATACTAATACTAATACTAATACTAATACTAATACTAATACTAATACTAATACTAATAAAATTAGTAAAATAGATGATCTAGAAAGTATATTAAATGTAGAAAATATAAATTTTGTAACTGATAATAATTTATCAACTAATAATTTATCAACTAATAATTTAAATGAAAAATTAAATGAAAAATTAAATATAATTATACAAAAATTAGATTTATTAGAAGATTTATTTTTAAAGAATTTTAAACAATAATTATATTTCTTTAATTATTGTAAAATTATTATCAGGATTAATTGAAATTGATAATATTTCTGGTTCACTTTGTGTAGATTTAGTTAAAAGATTAGTAGATACTATTTTTCTATTTTTTTTTAAAATTATAATTTTTATTAGCAATAATATATTTATTATTATTAATATTATTGCTACTATTGAACTACTACAATAATTATTATTTAATTCTTGATTAGATATATAATTTTTTGTATTACTAATATTATTAATATTATTAATATAGTTTTTATGATTTCTAATATGTGTCATATATTGAAATAATTATATTTAAAAATAATTATTTCAATTTATAATAAATTATAATTCTATTAAATCGCCCTCATTTTTTTTTATAACATATTTACCATTTATAGCTTCTAAATTTCCAATCATTATTAAATTATCATTTTGTATTGCGTGTTTGTCATATACTTCTGTTGTATCTTTTCTTAAAACATAATTTGTATCTTTTAATACTTTTGGAACAACAAATTTATATCCCAATTGTTTTACATTCATTTTAATATGTTTATCTTCTTTTTCTTTTTCAATATCTAATTCATATAATAAATTTTTATTATTTGGATTACCAATAGATAAACAATTCAATTGTTCTTTAGAACCAGTTTTTTTATGAACTAAACAATCAATTGATGACTCTTTTACATTTTTTAATAAATCTTCATTTATTTTTTCTTTAATAGTAGATATTTCATATAAAAATTGATCACTTGAAATAGGTTTACCCTCAATTTTACTTATATCTTTTAATTTTAATTCAGTAGATGCTGTTTCTAATTGTTTTTCACTGATTTTCATTAAATATAAAAATACATTAACATTTTGATATTCTTTTGGTAAATCAAAATGACTATAAATACGTCTTGCTCTTCCTATTACTTGTTGAATTCTAACAGGATGCCAATATGGTTCCATTATATGAACGTATCTAACATTTTTTAAACTTATACCTTCTGCACCAGAAGCAGTAATCATTAATAATTTAATTATTTCACCATAGAAATTATTTTTTGATTTTTTATTAATAACACTTAATATAGTAGATGGAACTAATTTCCAATTACTATTTAACACATTTTTAATAATTTCTTTTTCTTCTACACTTTCAGAACCAGTATAACAAGCAAACATTGGTTTATCTAAATCATCTTCATCTATATCTAATAAGTAATTTCCAGATTTTTTATCTAATTTTAATTTAAATTCAATATAACCATTTTGTTTTAAAACTAATTTAAAAATTCCAATTCCTTCTAATGTTTTAAATTGTGAATATAATAAATGAATACCTTTATACTCTTCATCTGAAATATTTTCTAAAATATTTAAAAACTTAGGACTATATGTATTCAAACCTTCTGGAGTTAGATATTTATCTGCATTATTTTCTAATTCTTGTAAGGCTTTTACAATTCTAGATTGATATGAATCGTCTTTTAATTCTTTTTCTAATTTAACATTTTTTTCCACATCTTCATATTCTTGATTTAAATCTTCATTTTGTAATTTTTCATCAATACTTAAATTATCTATAAAATCTTCATTTATATTTTCTTTTTTATCTATATTTTCTAATAGTGCTTCTATATTTTCATCTTCTTTAGGCATAGGTCTTTTAATATGTTGTTTAGGAAATACAAAGTTACAAAATGCTCGTGAAAAAATTCGATATGTTGATACTGTTTCATCATATATATCATCGGGTTTCTTTTTCTTTTTTTGTTTATTTTTCTTTTCCATTGTTCTTTCTTGAGCACGAGCTTCTTCATATATTCCAAATTGAAAATCGCTAAATTCTATTTCTTTAATTTTAAAATTATCCTTAAAATTATAATCAGGCATTAATCCCTCTTGTGCACTTCTAAAATATGATGTTAGACCGATTATTCTTTTTTTAAACATTTCACTATTTTTAACATTGCTATTTTTATCTATGAATATTTCTTTAAATTTTTCAGAATCATCTGGTAAACATAATTTGGCTTCTACATTTACATATTGTTTTTTTCCATTTTTTATATTATATGTTAAATTTACATTATTTTTCATAAATATATCCAATAATTTATCAATAAATGCATTTAAATATATTGTTTCTTTTGAAAATTCAACCATATTTTTATCTTCATTATCTGATTTTACAAAATTAAATGGATTTTTTGTAATAGTTAATGTTTTAGTTAAATTGTTATATGAAATTATATCAATATGTTGATATAAATTATTATCTTTTAATAACTTAATTAAATTGGATTCATTGTATTTTTTATTAGTTTCAATTAATTTACATGATAAAACGTAAATATACCCTCGTAATATATTATATAATGTTGCTATTTCATTTGGATAATTAATGATGGGTGTTCCAGATAGTAATACAATTTTACAATTTTCGGCACTTAATAAATATTCATATAATTTTAATGATATAGATGATTTATTATTGGTTCTTAATTTATTTACAATTCTACTTACAAAATTATGTGCCTCATCGATAACAACTACTTTATTTGTAAAAGGATTAATTTCATAATTTTCAGATAAAGATTGAATATGACTTTGTCTTAAACCATTATAACTAATAAATTTATATTTATACATTATCATTTTATTTATTTGTTCATTTATTTTTTCTTGTTCATCATATGTTAATTCATTAAAATTGGATTCTTTTTTACTATTAATAAACCAAGCACCATTATTTTTTTTTATATAATCTTCAGGTAATTTTAAAATACTTGATAATGTAGTTAAATATTCGGGATTTTCTTTAATACTAATAAATTCCCAAAATTGATTCTTTTTATATAAAAAATCTCCACATTTTTTTAATTCTTCAATATAATTATCTCTCAATGATGCAGGAGTCATAACAATTACTTGTTTATCATTTTTTAACCCTTCTGTTATAGCTATAGAAGAACATGTTTTTCCTGAACCTAAACCATGAAATAGTAATAAACCTCGATAAGGCGAATATAAACTCATATATTGTTTAACAATTTTTTGATGAGTTAAAAGTGAAAATTTATCATTACCTAAATCTTGTAATTTAATATCATTTGAATTTTTATCTTTATTTTGTTGAATTAGTTTTTCTTCTTCTAATAATATTTCTTTATATGGTAAAAATAAATTATTTATAAAATTAATAAAAGTTTCGCGATTATTTAAATAATATTCTGAAACTTTTAATTTAATATCATCAGTAGTTTTTGGCATACGTTCTTTAATCTTGGTATTATTTATAGATAAATTAGGATCTATATCTATATCTTTAATAAAAGTTTCTTTATATTTATCTAAATATGTTTTATTTGATTTAGGTTTATCTGTTAATCTTTCAACGCTTGTTAAAGATTTAATTTGTTTACTTAATGATTTACTAATTGATATTTTTAATAATTTAATAATAAATTTCTTTTTTGTTTTTTTAATATTTATTATAGTATCATCATTTATTAAATCTTTATCTTTTTCATTTATAGCAGTTTCTAATGGTTTTAGACTTAATTTATCTTGTTGTGTTTTTACATATAAATTTTCTTTTGATAATTTTTTATTAACAATATTAATTTTATCGGAAATTTTAGATAAAAACTCTTCTTTTGATACTAATTTTTCTTTTGTCTTATCTATAATGTTTGGTAATTTTTGTGTTTCAATAAAAAAATTATGTTTTATGTTATCTTGTGGTATTTTTTTAACTTTTAATAATTGTAATAAATCATCATTCATAGTATATAATATTTATATACTATTATATTAAATAATTCCTAAAATAATTTTATATATTTATTGTATTTTCTTTATTTATTAAATTTGTTTAATAATTTCTATTGCTTTTTCACATGCTAATTGTTCGGCTTTTTTTTTAATTTTATTACTTCCTTTTGATAAAAATATTAATAATTTATCATTAGTTAATAATAAATTATGTATTGCTTGAAAACTATTCAAAGTATCAAAAGAAATAGATTCATTTATATTTACATTATGGATATTTTGACCAAAACAAATAAAAACACCCATTGTATATATTTTATCTGATAATTCATAATCTTTATTTTTATCAATTTCAATGTAATCTGGTGTTAATTTAAATTCTTTTTGAATTATAACTTGTAATTGATTTTTATAATTTTCATCATTTTTTATTAAATCAGTCCAATTAACATGTGCTTCAAAAACATTTTCTACAAATATTTGTGCCATTTGAAATCCAGGACCAGAACTAAATAAATTATTAAACCAATTAGATTCGTCATTTATTTGAATTCTATTATAATCTAGAAATAATGCACCGACAAATGCTTCAAATAAACATCCTAATTTTTTAACATTAGTTCTTGTATTTTTTTCTTCTGCATTTTTTGAAATAACAAAATATTTTTGTAATCCTATTTGATATGCTAATTTACCTATATGTTCATTCTTTACTAATGCAATTTTTTTTTCTGTCATAAATCCTTCATCTGCTTTTGGGAAGCGTTTATATAAATATAATTTAGTAATACATTCTAAAACTCCATCTCCTAAAAATTCTAATCTTTCATTTGATTTTGTAGATAATGGTAAACAATCATCTGGTTTGTCAGAAATAATAATATTTGATTCATTATTTTCTAATTTAGGACGTTTTGTATATGAACGATGAATAAATGCTCGTCTATATAAATTTATATTATATGGTTTAGTTATAATATTATATTTTTTTAATATTTCAAAAACATTTTCTTCATTTATTTGAATATTTATAGAATTATATGGATTATATACTAAAATTTCATCTTGTGTGTTACTAATACTATTTGTATTTATAGTATTAGTATCACTATCAGAATCACTATTTATTTCATCAGGATTATCTATTAAACAATTATTATTATCTAAGTTCATATTTTATTATAAATATTATATTTAATAATATTTAAATATATTTTAAACAATTTTTATTTTATTTTAAATAAAAAATTAATATTTAATTAATATATAAAATTAAATGCCTCGTCCAAATTTAATTGGAGCAAGTAACAGATATACTAACAGTACATGCGTTTTCGGTTCTATGGCTGGATTAGCACCAACAGCCACAGTTAGAAGTGATATAACACGTATTCATGGATATAAATATGCAAGAACTGCTGCTAATGGTATAGACTGGAATACTGGTACTACTTTAGAAAGAGATGATAATGCTTTAAAAAATGGATGTGGTTTAAATAAATCTTGTGCCGATGGAATGAAATGTATTAAAGCTATTGGATATACACATAACGTAGTTCAATTCCGCACAGGTGGTGGACAAAAACTATTAGCTTAAATATAAATAATAAATAAGTTTAAACATATTTAAAATTAATAATTTAATAAATAACATTTTATGAAATTATTAATAGATAATAGAGAACCTGATAATATAATTAAATATATAAATTATTTGAATGATTTATTGGAAAATAAAATAATTATAGAAATAAAATCATTAGATGTAGGTGATTATATTTTTTTTGATGAAAATGAAAATGAAAATATTATTATTATTGAGAGAAAATCATTATCAGATTTAGAGTCAAGTATAAAAGATGGTAGATATGCAGAACAATCATATAGATTGACTAATATGCAAAATATTCATAATCATAATATATATTATTTAATAGAAGGAAATATAACAAATTACAAAAATAAAAAATTCATTAATACTATTTATTCAACACTAATATCATTAAATTATTATAAAGGATTTTCGGTATTACGAACATATAATAATATAGAAACAGCTGAATCTATTTTTTATTTTTTTTGTAAAATTTTGAAAGAAAAGAAAAAAAATGGTTATTATTTAAATTTTCTCTCAAATAATTTAGATAAAGTTGAAAATAATTTAGATAAATTTGAAAATAATTTAGATAAAAATGAAATATCTAGTAACAAAACAGATAATTATTTAGAACATATTAAAATAAAAAAAAAAGAAAATATTACACGAGATAATATAAATATATTAATGTTAATGCAGATACCAGGTGTTAATTTTAAATCAGCGGAAAGTATATTAAATACATATAAAACAATAAAAAATTTGGTAATAGAATTAGAAAAAAATTTTAATTGTTTAGATAATATTAAATATGAAGATAGTAATAGAAAAATAAATAAGACAACAATAGAAAATATTAAAAATTATTTATTATAATATAATAAGTATGAAAATAACTTATTCTATGTGTAAATTTTCGACATATTTGATTTTTTCTTTACTATCTATTTTAATAGTTTTTTATATGTTTACATTAAATGTTAATTTAATAAAACAAAAAACTATAAATAATGAACATTATTTTTATGAAAAAATAAATCTAAATTCTAATAAAATAGATGATAATAATAGAGACTTTATTGAGGGATTTATAGGTACAAATAGTTCTTCAAAAGATACCGAAAATGATGATATTTATAATTTAATAAAAAGAAAATTAAAATCATTACAAGAAGAAATAGGTGGTACAACAGGTTCAAAGCAAATAAAAGATTTATTAGTAAATACAAAAAAAATTTCAGATTTAGAATGTGCTAAATGTATGATTAATATGGTTCAAGATAATAAAGGTGTTAAAAGTATAGATATTGAAAATATATTATCAAATGAAGACAATGAAAATTGTATAAAATGTAAAAAATATACCGAATTATCATCTACAATAAAAAATATGATTGATGGATTATAAAATAATTATTTTATAATACAAAATTAAACTATATAAAATATAAATTATATTTTATATAATTCGAATATAATGTATATAAAATATCCATTGATTGTTCCTATTATAGGACATGGTGCTACTGATATAATTGAATACCCAATAGATACATTAGTTTTTAATTTTTTATCATTTATTTTAATATATAATTTGAATTTTATGCAACGTAAAATATTATTGACATCTACATCTATATATCATATATCATTAGATATACCATATAAAAAACATAAAATACTAATATCTTCATTTTTTCATGGTATATGGATAAAATATCCAATTATTTCAAAATTATATTTATTAATAATACATACACCATTACATTATTTAAAAATATTTTTATTAAAAAAAAATTGGAAAAAAAAATATACAATAGGATTTTTAACAAGTTTTTTAAGTAATATATTAATAAATAGAAACATAGAAAATTATATGGATTTAAAATTTGGTAAATTATGGTGGATTTTTCCTATAATACCACATGTATATTTATGTAATAAAATAAATAATAAATATATAAAAAAAATAAAAAATAATTGTATTTTTGAGAGATTATTTAATAATAAAAATAACAAGTGTATATTTATATGATTCTTTTTAATTTTATGTTTTTTGAAAATTTTATTAATTTAATATACAATTTAAGAGATATATAGTCTTCATCTGAATTATATAATGGTTCTTCTATTACACAATTATATTTTTTTATAATATTAATTAAATTATCATCCATAAAAATTTTATCTAAATTTTTATCATCATATGTTATATATCCATGTTCATTAATAATACCATTTAGAGTTATTTTAGATTTATATTTTTTATATTGTAAATATTCAATTTCTTGTTTACCTATTAATGGAAATATAATTTTAGTATAATATTTATTATTAACATTGGGTAATTTAATGTTATCCAAATAATTTAAATTATTAAAATTGTTAAAATTGTTAAAATTATTAAAATTATTAAAATTAAATGAAAATGTTATAAAATTAAAAAATAGAAACAGCATATATATAATATTTTTTAACATAGTTTTTAAATATTATATTTAAATTATTTTTTTAAATGTGTTTCATTACATATTTTTTTTATAATTTTATCATCAATTATTTCAACTGGTTTACCTATTGTTGATAATGTTTTAGCAAAATATTCTTGTTTTGATTCTATATTTTCAAAATCTGGATTTTCATTTTTCCAATATTCTAAACTATCATAATGTTTATTAGATGTTTTTTTAATAGCATTTTTTAATTTAGTTTTATCTTGATCTTTATGCCAAGAGTCTTCATTTTTTATATATAATGTTTCTCTTTTTGTATCAGTACAATGTATTGGTCTTTCATATAAACTTAATTTTTTCATATTTTCCATGATAACGTTTGATATACCTTCTGCTAATCCTTTTTTTCTTGTAAAATCTAATTGTTGAAGATTTACTGTAATTTTATTTATAAAATCATCTAAATTAATAGCATCTTTGCATTTTTCATTAAGAAATAAATTAATATTAAATTTTTGATTTATTGTATTATTATTTGAACCTATACGTGGTATAAGTTCACTTACTTGTTTACGTAATTCTTTATTTTCATTTATTATTTCTTCAATATGCTCATCTTTTTTATACAACATATTTAATATATCATTTTTTTGTTCAATTATAAATTTAATATTATTATCATGAATGATGTTATTATTTTTTGTATTTTCCAAAATTGTATTACCTGATGTTTCTATATATTTACAAACCTTTTTATGACGATAATACCCTGAATCATACTTATATTGTTTTCCACATATACATGATATATGGTTTGATGTATTTTGACCTACCATTTTACATCGTTTATGTTTTGCTGTTAAAATATGTCTATTATAGTCACCCTTTTTACTGCATTTAAAGTCACAAAGCTCGCATACGAAAGATTTTGATGTAAAATCCACTATCATTTTACTATCATATAATGATAGTAAAATTACATCTAAATCTTTTTATTTTATTTTTTTTTTGAATTTTTTTTTCATTTTTTTTCATTTTTTTATTTTTTTGTTATCATTTATGGTTTGAAAGCGAAAAATGCTATTTTTTGCATTTTTAAAAACCAACTTTATTTACAAAAATAAAAAATGGACATTTTTAAAAATGTCCAATTTCAAAAAAATTACCAAATCTTATTTTTAAAAAATGTTACCATAAAAATATTTTATATTTTAACAATTTATAAATAAAACGATTATGCTCTTATAATAAAAAATCGCTAAAATCCCCAAGTTAAATATATATTATTTTATAACTTAAAGAACAATATATATTATTTTATAACTTAAAGAACAATATATATTATTTTATAACTTAAAGAACAATATATATTATTTTATAACTTTAGACATTTAAAATGCTTGATATAAAAAGAAGTTTCCCTCGTTTTTATTTTTTTATTTTTTAATATTTTGTTATTTAATTTTATATTTCAAAAGTAATTTTACTATATCGCACAATATAACTATATTCAACTGATAAATTTACTCTACATTTTTCATCGTATTTTCTAATAGTTAAGGGACCTTGTATATGAGTAAGAAGTTCACAATTATTTAATCCATACAAGTCTGTATAATGAACTTCTACATCAACAGACCATTTTACTTCGCCTTCAGTCCATCCAAGTTCTTTATCAGATAACGTGATATCAATAAGAGGTCCAGTTTCACGAGCATTATGTGAGCGATATGTCGCTACAGCAATCAATTTACCTTGAGTTTTGCTTTTAACAAACCATAATCTATCCCCAAACTTAACATTTTTTAGAAAATATTTATTTGTAGATATTTTTGAAGAAATACCCCAAATTCTAAATTTTGAAGAGTTTTTAAGGTTTTCTCCATCACTAACTCTTAAAAGCCAGTCAGTAGTCATTTGCTAATTAGTTATATTATTTACATTCAACATAAAAAATATTTCAATTTTTTTTAATTATATTTTTCTGTAACTAAAAATTTATAATAGGTGTTTTAAATGTCCAAAGGTGTATAACTTAAAGAACAATATATATTATTTTATAACTTAAAGAACAATATATATTATTTTATAACTTACGTGTATCTCTCAAAAATTTTCTATTTTTAATTGATTTTTTTTTATATGTCTTACCATTAGTTAATACTAAATATGGTTTGAAAAATTTAAACATATCTTTTTGTGTTCTATTTCCATTATATTCTTTAACTAATTTTCCATTTTTGAAAATCATGATAGAAGGAAAACCATTTATGGATTTATTAAGTGATGAATAATCAATGTAGTTTAATTGTTGTGAATCTATTTCTAATAATAAACCATTACATTTTTTGTTTTTTAGTTTTTTTTTTAAAAATTTCCATTGATGTTTCATTTGATTACAATGAATACACAATTTACTAAATACACCTATTAAACATATCTTTTCTTTTAACAATTTATGTATTTCATCTTTTTTTAGGTTTGTTTTATTTAATTCTATAATTTGCATATATATATATATAATAAAAAAATAAATTAAAATATATATATATTTTAATTACACATGAAATATATATTATTAATTTTTATAGTATTTTTATTAGGTATGTATTGTTATTCGTTTAATTTAAATAATTTAGAAACTATGAAAAATAATGAAGAAGATACATCAAAATCAATAAAAAATAAAATATCAAAAGATTGTCCAAATATGTTAATAGAAAAAGATGGAAAGTTTGTATTATTTAATTCTAATAAAGAAAAAGTTCCTGGAATAAATCCAATTTATTTTAATAATTTAGATGAGTATATTAAATATATAGATTTTTTTAATAAGAAAAAATCTAAGTGTCCAATATTATATCTACAATACACAACAAATACACAAAATGAAGAATTAATACAAGTTAAATCATCTTTATTTGAAAATAATGGGGGGATACAACCAACCAAAATAGATAAAAAAAAATATTTTGAAGATAATAAAATTTTAGATGCTACAAAAGATAGTACACCAAGTAAAACAAAAAAATTTAATACTAATATGTATTCGGGTTTTGATAAACATAATCAAAATATAGGTTTAGATACACCATTAGACCAAATTTTTATAGATAAAAGTGATACAAGCCCTAATCCAATGGATACACATTGGGGTGGAAAAAAATATACTGAAAAAAAAATTAAAGAAGGGGATTATAAAGATAGAGAAGTTTACAGATATAAAAATTTAAAAATATAAAAAAGAATTTAAAGATTTTTTAATTAATATATATATATATAACATACATAGTAGTTATATATATTTTGCTTCTTTGGTCTATGGGTATGATCTCACCCTTCCAAGGTGAGGAACCGAGTTCGAGTCTCGGGAGAAGCAATAATATTATTTATATATATTTAATATATTAATAATATTATTTAATTATTCATTTATAAAATTAATAATTTTATTTGCAACATATTCTCTATAAATTTTACGGGTGTTAGATATACTATTTTTATGATTTAATTTCCAATTATTAAATTCTATTATTTCTCCTTTTGTGGTATCCCATAAATTTAGATTCATAGCAAAATTACTCCATGTGTCATCCAAAATATCTGTATGTCCCACGTTTTTATAATATTCTTCTATAATTAATTCATTATTTAAAAATTCGATTTCTTGCCATTCTGGTAATGGAGTATCTGTATTATATAATTTTTCTGCTTTTATAATTAATATAGGAAATATTGGATTTATTTGGTGTCTTTCAATACCATTAAAATTTACATTGGGTATTGATATAGGATCCAATAATATAGCATTATTTATTTTTTCATTATTTAATATGTTAGGATCAAATGATGAATGCGATACATATGAAATTTTATCAACACCAATTGCTTCAGTTACATCATTAATACTGTCACTATTAAGTTGATTAAAATTATTATATGTAATTACTGTATTATTTTTTTTTAATTTATTTAAAAAATTATTATAGAATTGCGAAGGCATTGATCCATATAAACCAGGTGAAAATAATATAGGTGGTCCATTACCTGATATTGTTAATTTTTCTCCTTTATTTGTTTTTATTGATGGTGTAAAAAATGAAGAAGCAACTATAAACATATTTACAATAAAAAAAAGTTTCATTATATATAATATAATATATAATAAATCTTTTATATAGAAATTTTATTTTTGTAATATTTTAAAATCTTTATATGAAATATTTTTTATTTCATTAGGTGGTTTTTTTAGAATTTTTTTATGTTTATTTTTTTTATCTATTTTTTCTTGATTTTTTAAAGCACTATCTATATAAATTTCTTTTAAATATTTTCCTACTAAAAAAGAACCTTCATGTTGATCTAAAACACCATCTTCTATTTGTTTTAATATATCTAAAAATTTAAAAAATATATCTAAATTTATAATATCATTTTTTATTTTATTATAAATATCAGTATAATTATTAAATAAAAAATTACATTGATTTACACATATTCTATCAAATTCCTTAGGATTTGATTGCGATAATCTTAAATATTTTTGTTTTAATGCTATTAACTGTTTAGTATCTATTCTTATTAATTCACTTTGTTTAGTATTTCTTATATTTTCTGTACAATCATTTGTATCATTTGCTTTTATCATATTTGCAAGGTCTAGTTTCTCTTGATTATTTAGTATATTAGACATTATTATAAATTAATATATTTTTTTTATATATTAATTTATATATTAATTTATATATAAATTAATATATATATGTTGCACTTTAATATTTTCAAAAAAATTTTAAATAAAAAAATAATTATTATAGTATTGATAACAATTTTATTATTTTCTTTATATTATAATAAAAATAATTTAATTTTAGAAACAATGGATATGCGTGAAAGTTTAAATCAATTTGAAAGAGGTGTTAAAAAAATGTCTTCTAATATGGAGGAATCAATTAATACTGCTAATCATTATTTAAATGAAACCGGAAATTCAAATGGAGAAATTAACTTAGAATCTTTTATTGAAAATATGGATTGTGAAAATATAAATATAGATGAACAAAGCGAAGGAGCTTCAAAAATTATTAATTCACAATGTAATATTTTAAATGAACTTAAAAAGAAAAATGAAAAATGAAAAATGAAAATTAAATCATGTTAATTATACTAATTAAAACATAATTATATTAAAATAATATAATTATATTTTAATTAAATATGTCAAAAGGAAGTTTAGGATCAGCATTAATTATTATCTCTATTTTTATTTTATTAAATGCTTCTTTATCTTTATTAATTGGTATAAGTAAAATTAAAAATAATTGGGAAAAATATAAATGTAATCCAGGTATTATGCCTTTTGCCCAAATATTTGGTCACGATCCAATAGAAAATGCAAAAGAATGTGTCGAAATAATTCAAATGGATTTTATGAGTGTATTTTTAGCACCATTTTATTCTGCAATTCAATATTTTATTTCCGGATCTGCTGTTTTTGTTGGCCTATTTGAAAAATTAAAAAGTTTTTCAAATATTGGTTCATTTGATATAACACAACTTTCAGAAAAAATTAAAGAACGATTCAATAGTATTATGACAGGTGTTAATACAACATTTATTAAAATAAATGATCTTTTTAATAATACTACTTCAATGATTACAATAATTTTTTATATGCTTATTACTACAAAAAATACAATAGAGGGTGCTTGGCATGATATGCCAGGAACAATAGTAAAAATTGTTTCAAAATTTCAATAATTTAAATATTTTATTAAATTAAAATACGATATTATTTTAATAATATAATATAACTTAGATATGAATATTAATAATAATATCAAAAACATAAATGAAAATTTATTTATTACAAATAAAATGAATTCATATTATGAAAATTTAACATATTATAATAAATATAATTTTGATATATGGATAACTGTTATTATATTTTTAATAGTGTTATATGTTGTTATCTATTATTTTATTTTAAATAATTTACAAATGATAAAAAATGATTGGGATAAATATAAATGTAATCCATTTTATATGCCTTTTGCTAGTATTGTAAATTCAGAAAATTCTGAATTTTCAAATAACAATTATAAACAATGTTTAAATCAATCTAATTTTAAATTAGGTATTAAAATTTCAAAACCATTTGATTTTATTTTTTATATATTTAAATTAATTTTTTCAGCAATTTCAAGTATTATTTTAATGGTTATTAGATTTATTGTATATTTATTAATGATTATTGTTAAAATTTTTAGAGCGGTTTTAGATCGAATCTTAAAAATTTTTGATGAATTAAATATGATATTTTTAAGATTAGTTGATATGGTAAATCATACACTTTCTATATTTACAGTTATTTATTATTTATGTCTTAAAGTTGTTGAACTAATAAGATTTGTTTTTGTTTTAATACAATTTGCATTTTTTGGTGTAGTAGTAATTCCAGTTATAACAGCTAATGGTATATTAGCTTTATTACTAATTATACAAGCGTTTATTGCGTTTATTTTTACAATAAATCCATTTACATCTTGGTTAGGTGCAATTTATTGGGGTATATGGGGTATATTATTTATCGTATTTTTATTAAGTACGATATTAACTGTTTTTTCATTAATAGTAAATAATAATATAGGAAATGCAGCTAGTGACCCACAAGGAACTTTAACACGTGCAGGTGAAACGTTTAAAAATTTAAATGATATAGAATATGATTATCAAGATAAAGAAACTATTATTAAAGAAAAACTTAAATATATAGTTTTAGATACTCGCCAAAAAATATTGGCTGGTAATTTTAAAAATATAAATATTAATCCTAATAATTTATTTTTTAAAGATAATAAAGTTTTACCTAAATGCTGTCAATATAATCCAGATTATTCAAGTGATAAAGGTTGTGTATGTTCAACTTTGGAACAAGAAGAATATTTAAAACGAAATGGATTAAATAAATCTTATAATAATAATGATGATGATGATAACGATGATTATGATAATAATAAAAAAAACATAAATATTAATAATTTATTTTTTAGTCCAACAAAAGCTTTTAAAGGTGAAGAAAGCGTCTTTAATGATGTAACAAATAAAGATAAAAATAAATATATAAATAAAAATGATATATTTCATTCAGATTTATCAAAAAATATAGTGTATTCTAAATTGTATCTCCAATCAAGATAAACATAAATTTATAACACAATATTTTAAAAAACAAAATTTAAAATAACATAAAAATATAATAAATATATTATAAATAAATTATTATGTTAAAAGAATTTATAATATATTTATTAAATATATCAATTTGCAATACTTATTTTATTAATTATAATGTTAATCCATATTTTAAAACACATAAAAATACTATTTTACATAATAAAATAAATATTTATATGGAATTTGAAGAAAGTGAACAAGATTTTAATATAGTTCCAAATTTTTTTAATAAAACTTTGCCTGAAAATAATGATATACAAAATGTTGAATATGATGAAGATAATGATTTATGGACTATCGACCTTGATTTTTCAAATATAACCGATGTTACCTTAAATAATAATTCAAAAGATATAGAATTTCATATGGATAATGAAATAAATGAAACTAATATAAATACTTTTCCATCATTTTATCAATTTTTAAGAGAACGAGAATTACGAGAGTTAACAGAAAAAAATGAATATCTTAAAAAAGCTAAAAAAAATAAAAAAAATAATATTGAACCAACATCAAAAGACTTAAAATTATTATCTTCATTTTCTTCTGCAGAATGGTGTAAAACGTGGTTATATGAAATGATACATGTACCGGATTATTTTCCTACATTTATGTTTCAAGATATGTTTAGGATGAGAGATTTTTCACAAAAAAATAATAGTAAACAATATTTTTATATAGGCTATTATCCAAATGATAGTAATTTAAAAAAAGGACCATTTTATATTGGCGCATTTGAATTAGTTCCCAAAAAAAGAGAATTTAGAACATATATTATAATTCAAAATCCATATTATTGCGCCGAAAATATATATGATGAAAATAAAATGAAAAATTTTAAAAAAGAATTAATTGCTATGACCAAAGATGCATTTGTGTTTTTTAAATATGATAATTTAAAAGATACATCAGGCCAACGATATTATTATTCATGGTTATATGAAGAATGAACGAGTAAAAAAATATTATTATATAATTTTTTTTATTTTTTATTTTTTATTTTTTATTTTTAATTATACATACCAAATGGTATATTATTAGTTTTATTTTTAATTAATAATTTATCAATAATTTCTTTATTGATTGTAAGCGGAAAGACAATTTTATCTTTATCAATCATATTTTTACATTTAAATAAATCTGTATCATCTTTCATTAATCGATATAAATTTAATTTAGTATAAATTGTTTCTAAACACCGTTTTAAATTTCTAACGCCCGATTCTTTTTCTGTAAATTCATTAATAATATATTCTAAAATAGTATCATCTATAATAATATCATTAATCTCAAATTTTGATTTATCACGAATAGTAGGAAGTAAATATTTATTAGCAATAACCTTTTTTTCGTTTAGTTTATATCCACTTGTTTCTATTTTATATAGACGGTCTTTTAAGATTGGATTAACCATATTTTCATCATTATAACTAAAAATGAATAAAGCCCGTGACATATCTAAATCTATTTCCGCCATATATTTATCATTAAAATGATTATTTTGTGTAGTATCAGTTAAATGAGTTAAAATCCCAGTTATTTCAGCACCTCTAGGTGTATCGCTAATTTTATCCAATTCGTCAAATAATATTACGGGGTTCATACATTTTGCTTTAATTAAAATATCAATTATTTTTCCATATTTGCTTCCTTCATATGTATAATCATGTCCTTCTAAAAATCCACTATCACCACAACCACCCAATGCTATCATTCCAAATGGTCTATTTAAAATTTTGCTGATACCTTCTTTAATTAGAGTTGTTTTTCCTGTACCTGGTGGTCCTTTAATAGCAATTGATGTTCCAATAGCATTAGGATTAACTAACCATAAACCGATCATTTGTAAAATTTGTAATTTAGCATCATCAAGACCATATACTACGCTATCTAGAATTTCTTTAGCATTTTTCATAAATTCGTTGCATTTTTCAATACCATCTGAAAATGTTATTTCTAGATTATTATATTTATTAAATGGTATTTTTATAAATGTATCAATCCATGATTTAATTTTATAGAATTCTCCATTTGTTCCACCCATAGAATCATTCATGGTTTTCAACATATTTATTTTACGAAGAGCACATGCTTTATAAATATCTGGAATATCTATATTTAATAAATGAATGAGATATGGTGTATCAATATTAACTATACTATTTATTTTTTTTAATTTTTCAATATAAGAAATTTGCTGTTCATTAGATAATATATTTTTAAAATATTTAGATTCATTTTCATCTGTATCAATAATTTTACAAAAATTTTTATAATTTTTAGCAGATTCTCTATTTTTTTTTTGTTGAAGTTTTTTATCTTTTTTATTTTTTTCTTTATCGGAAATATCTTCATCATCATTTGAATCTTCATTTGAATCTTCATTAGAATCTTCATCTTCATCTTCTTCATCTTCATCTTCGGAATTATTTTTATTTTTTTGTTTTAATAGTTTAAGTAAAATTTTAATAGCTTGTTTTTTTTTATTTGTTTTATCATTATCATCCTCATCATTATATGTGTAATCTATTTCATGATTATCATCATAATCACTATTATTAGAATTATTATCAGTATTATTAATAATTTTATTAAATGAGTTACTGTTATCATTAACAATAAAATTAATATTATTATCATTATTAATTTCATCTAAACCTAATAACCTTTGTCTTTTAACTTTATTAATTCTATCTCTAGTGTAATTTGATGGAAATAATTTATTTAAAAATTTATAATAATTTAATTTATTTATTTTTTTTGGTTGTTTTTTTAATTTATTATTAGATTCTATTTTAAAATCAGAATCCATATCTGATTCAGTATTATATTCCGAATCAGAATCAGATGCAGAATTAGATTCTAAATCAGAATCGCTATCATTATTTTTTTCGCTATAATTTTTTTTTCTTTTAATGTTTCCGGTAACGCTTCTAGTTGTATATTTATGTTTATGAATCATGATATATAATATATAAAAAAAATATTAATAAAAATCAATTTTAAAAAAAAATATAAATTTATAGAAAAAATAAAATTAAAAAAATAATAATATTTTTTTTAACATAATTGTTACAAAAAATAAGTAATAAATTTTTTGTTAAAAAATAATTTTTAAATTGATTTAAAATTATCTAAATATTATTTAGTTAATATAATAATAATAATATGTTAAAAACAAAAAATAGAGAAACTAATGTTTCAAAAATTATTGGTATTCAATTTAGTTTATTAAGTCCCGAAGAAATAGAAAATTCGTCTGTTGCGGAAATAACTAATAGAGAAACATATGTTAATAATAAACCGGTGTTAAGTGGTTTATTTGATCCGCGAATGGGTATTTTAGAACCAGGATTTATTTGTCCGACCGATGGTTTAGATTATATACAAACTCCTGGATATTTTGGACATATTAAATTAGCAAAACCAGTATTTTATATACAATACTTATCTACAATATTGAAAATTTTAAGATGTATATGTATTAAATGTAGTAAATTATTAATAGATAAAGAGAAATATTGTTATTTATGTAATAATAATAATGATGAAAGATGGAATAAAGTATTTAATTTTGCTAATAAGATTAAACGGTGTGGAGAAGATTCGTTAAATGGTTGTGGATGTTTACAACCAAAAATAAAGAAAGAAGGTTTAGCAACTATTATTGCTGATTGGGGGTCGCAAGGTGATGACGAACCTAAAATATCAATGAAGTTAACACCAGAAATTATAATTAATATATTTAAAAAAATTTCAGATGAAGATGTTAATTTTATGGGTTTTAGTTCTGTATGGTCAAGACCTGAATGGATGATTTGTCAAGTTATGGCTGTTCCTCCTCCGTCAGTAAGACCATCTGTAAAACATAATTCTCAACAAAGAAGTGAAGATGATTTAACACATATATTAGTAAATATTATTAAATCAAATAAAACTTTACAAGAAAAAATAGAGCAAAATGCAAATCCTAATATTATTGAAGATTGGTCAACAGTTTTACAATATTATGTATCTACATTAGTAGATAATAAAATTCCGGGAGTTGCGGCTGTAGCTCAACGCTCAGGAAGACCATTAAAAGCAGTTAAAGAAAGATTAAATGGTAAAACAGGACGTGTAAGAGGTAATTTAATGGGAAAACGTGTAGATTTTAGTGCTCGCTCGGTAATTACACCAGACCCTAATTTATCTATTAGTGAATTAGGAATTCCATTAAAGATTGCAAAAAATTTAACAAAACCAATTACAGTAAATGATAAAAATAAAAATTATTTAACAACATTAATTTTAAATGGACCAGATGAATATCCAGGTGCTAAAATATATGAAAGAAAAAATGGCGATTGTATAAGTTTAAAATATGCCGATAGAGAATCTATTGTTTTGGAAGTAGGTGATATTGTTCATCGACATATTTTAGATGGAGATTCAGTATTATTTAATAGACAACCTACATTACATAGAATGTCTATGATGTGTCATAGTGCAAGAATAATGCTCAAAGGTGATACATTTAGAATGAATGTAGGTGATACAAAACCATATAATGCTGATTTTGATGGTGATGAAATGAATTTACATATGCCACAAGATGAAGAATCAGAAATTGAATTAAAGATGTTGGCTGTTGTAAAAAATCAAATTATTAGTCCAGCAAATAATAAATCAATTGTTGGTATATTTCAAGATTCATTATTAAGTACATATTTATTTACTAATAAAGATGTTAACTTTGATTCGAGAACATCTATGAATATATTAATGCATTTAAATAAAATAGATTTAGATAAAATAAACTTTAAAAATAAAACAGTTTCTAATTTTGATATATTAAGTCAAATATTTCCAAATATTTCTATTAAATATAAAACAAAAAGATTTGAAGATAATGAAGATTATAATACTTCAAATAATATATTAGAAATTAAAAAAGGTAAAATAATTAGAGGTAATATAGATAAAAATATTTTAGGTGATACAACACGTGGATTATTACAACGTATATATAATGATTATAATCAAGATAAATCTCGTGATTTTATAGATGATTTACAAAATATTGTAACAGAATTTATGAAATTACATGGTTATAGTGTTGGAATAAGTGATTTAATAGCAGATGAAGATACAAATAATAAAATTACTGAAGCAATTTATAAAAAAAAATTAGATGTAAATAGCTTAATTGATGAATTGCATTTAGGTATATTTGAAAATAAAACAGGTAAATCAAATATTGAAGAATTTGAAACAAAAGTAAATAATATTTTAAATAAAGCATCTTTTGAAGCCGGTAAAATCGGTAGAAAAAATTTAGATATTAATAATCGTTTTGTTATTATGGTTAATGCTGGTTCAAAAGGTAGTGATTTAAATATATCTCAAATGATTTCTTGTTTGGGACAACAAAATGTGGATGGAAAACGCATACCATATGGTTTTGATAATAGAACATTGCCACATTTTACAAAATTTAATGATACACCTGAAGCACGTGGTTTTGTAGAAAGTTCTTTTATTAGTGGGTTAAGACCAGAAGAATTATTCTTTCATGCTATGGGTGGTCGTGTAGGTTTAATTGATACTGCAGTAAAAACATCACAGACTGGTTATATTCAAAGACGTATTATTAAAGCACTTGAAGATATAAAAGTTGAATATGATATGACTGTGAGAAATAATAAAGGTAAAATTATCCAATATAATTATGGCGATGATAATTTTGATCCTGTATATGTTGAAAATCAACAGTTACCATTTATAAATATGAAAATTGAAGAAGTTTATGGACATTATCATATGCCTAATGATTCCACTACAAAATCAATATATAGTGTTTTATATAGTAAACAAGCATATACTAGATTTAAGAAACAGAAAAAAGAATTAGATAATAAAAACAAAGAATATATAGATTATATTTTAGATATGAGAAAAAAAATAATTACAAATATATTTAAAAATATTAGTAATTCGTCTGTAAATATGCCTGTTTCATTTGTTAATATTATTAATAATATAGCAGGAAATCAAAACGAAAATGTTATAATTGATGTAACACCATTAGAAGTTTATGAAATGATTGAAAATAATATTAAACTTCTTGATAGTTGTAATTATATAAAATCAAATGATTTGTTTAAGACACTTTACTATTACTATTTATCTCCGAAAGAATTATTAATGAATAAAAAATTAACTAAAAAATCAATTGAAATCCTCTTAAATATTATTAATTTAAAATATAATAAATCAATTGTTGCACCCGGAGAAATGGTTGGAATGATTGCGGCTCAAAGTGTAGGTGAACCAACAACACAACTAACATTAAATACCTTTCATTTTGCTGGTGTAGCATCTAAATCAAATGTTACACGTGGTGTTCCAAGAATTGAAGAAATTTTATCATTATCAGAAAATCCAAAAAATCCATCATGTACAATATATTTTAAAAATGATGAACGTTTTGATGAAAAAAAAACAACAAATTATATTAATGAAATAGAAAATACAATTTTAAATGATATAGTAAAAATTGCAGAAATTTGTTTTGACCCAAGTGATAAAACAACATTACTTGAAAATGATAAAGATATTATTAATGAGTATAATGATTTTGAAGATTTATTAGAGACAATATCAGAAAAAGTAGTTGAAAAACCAAAAGAAAATTCAAAATGGATTATTCGTTTGTCTATGAATAAAGTAGAAATGTTAGATAAAAATATAACAATGGAAGATGTATATTTTGCATTAACAAATGCATATCCTGATATTATAGTATTATATGAAGACTATAATTCAGATAATTTAATTTTTAGAATTAGATTAACAAAAATTATTAATAATATAAAGAAAAAGAAAAATAATATAGAATCATTAGATCAATCTGATGAAATTTATTTATTAAAAACAACATTAAATGATTTATTAAATAATGTTATTATTCGTGGTATAAAAAATATTAAAAAGGCATTACTTAGAAAAATTAATGATACATTAGTTGAGGAAAATTTAAATTATGTAAAAAAAGATGAATGGGTTTTAGATACTGTTGGAAGTAATTTAATGGATTTATTATCATTAGATTTTGTTGACTCAACAAGAACAACATCAAATAGTATAATAGAAATATATAATGTATTAGGTGTTGAAGCAGCAAGACAATCTATTTATGATGAATTTTCAGAAGTTATTGAATTTGATAGTACATATATTAATTATCATCATTTATCAATTTTATGTGATAGAATGACTTGTAATAATAAATTAGTATCAGTATTTAGACACGGTATAAATAATGATGATATTGGACCAATCGCGAAGGCTTCATTTGAAGAAACACCTGAAATGTTTTTAAAAGCCGCTAGACACGGTGAATTAGATTTAATGAAAGGTATATCTTCAAATATTATGTGTGGTCAAGAAGGTTATTACGGAACAAGTAGTTTTAAAACATTACTAGATTTAGATAAATTGGAAGAATTAAATGTGTATAATGATGAAAAAACTATTTTAGAAGATATGAATATAGATGAAGAATTAGAAAAATCTAATATAAATAGTGCTTGCAATATTAATAATTTATTAATAGAAACAGATTTAAATAATTTACAATATACAAATGTAGATATAAATAATGAATATGATGTTGATTTTTAAAATAAATAAATAAATAAATAAATAAATAAATAAATAAATTAATTAATTTATTTATGATGGTTTATTGTATAAACAAAAAAATATATTATACTATAATATATTTTTTTATGACTATCAAATTATTTGTAATTTTATTAGAAAAAATTATAGATAATAAATGTATTTTACGAGAGAAAAATATAATAAAAAAAATTAATAATAGAAATAAAAAATACAAATATTATAAATATTTGTATTTATGTAATAATAATGAGATATTAAAAATTTTTAGACATATACAAAATATATATTTAAATTTAATAAAATATAAAAATATTAATAAAATTCTCTCAAAAAAATATATATTATTTAATAATTTTAATTTAGAATTAGAAAATTTTAAAGGTAACCATTTTGATATATATATAGGTAAAGTTTTATATAAATTTGATTATAATGATTTTAAGAATTTAATATTAAATTCTTTATTTAATTATAACGTATATAATTTAAATAATATTATAATTAAACCACAAAATATAAAGAATCCCTATACTAATATAGAATTCTCTCCAAATAATTTATATAATTTTTATATTTTTTGTAAAAATTATGATTTAAAAATACCTACAGTTTATTTATTGTATTATAAAGAAGATTTCAATATAACACAATTTTTTTTAAATCATGAAATTTATATTGTAAAAAATTCTTTGATAAAATATATAAACAATTTATCAAATTCGGAGAGATTTGATTATTTAATATTAATGATAAATGATTATACAGAATTTATTATAAAATATTTGAAGAACTTTTCAATTAAATTTTTATTATATAATTATAAAAAACAATTTTATAATATATCTCTTGAAAAAATAAATTATTATAATATTTTTTTGAGAGATTATTTATTATGTAATTATTTTTTAGATAATAATAATGTGAAACAATATATAAATATCAAGATAAAAAATATTATCAAATTATTATATGATAATAATATTAATTTAATCAATAATTATACAAATATTATAGATAATCAATATAATATTAATAATATTAATAATATAGATGATATTTTAAATTTATTAAATGAAAAAATTTATCATATTATTTACAATGAAACAATAATAAATAATAGAGTTATTTTAACTCAATATATTATTGATGAAAATAATGAAAATAATGAAAATAATGAAAATAATGAAAATAATGAAAATAATGAAAATAATGAAAATAATGAAAATAATGAAAATATAGAAAATGAAGAAAATAATGAAAATAATGAAAATAATGAAAATGATGAAAATAATTTTAAAATAATTAAAAAAAATATAAATTATTTTAAATCAATTGTTTATGTTATTTATTTTATTATAAATTTTATTATTATTATGTTAATAATAAGAACTTATTAATATTTTGTAAATTTACAGTATCTAATTTAAAAAATGATGAATATTTTTTTTTAATTTTAACTTTTATATTAATTGCACGTGCACATTCATATAAAATATCTGAATTATATTCTAAATATTTATCTTCCATATATTTTATTTTTTTAAGTAAAGATAAAGTATCATTTATATAATCATTGATATTAAATAAAATTATATTATCAATATGTAACAATTTATAATATTTATCATCGCGTGTATTTTCATTCGGTAATTTAATTATATAATATGAGTCAATATTACTTTTTAATGTAATTAATATATTATAGCGAATATAGTTATTGATTTTATTATCATTAACAATAAATAATATAGGAATATTAAATTTTTTAGATATTATATATATATCTATTAGTGATATATAGTAAACATCACTATTTTTTATATTTGTATTAGATGTATAAAAATCATCATCATAATTTAATATTTTTTTTAATAACGTTTGTATTAATTCATTATTATTATTTTCTTTATCAAGAGATAAAGAAATGATTTTATTTATTAAGTCTTCTTTATTGCTTACTTTATTATATTGTAAAGACATAATAAGAAATATTATACCATAATTATTTTCTAAATATTCTTTAATAAGAATATCTAATAATTGTTTTCGTGATAAACTAATTTTAGTATAATGTTTAATAATGAACAATAATAATTCAGAAGAGCAAAATTTTCTATAATTAGAATTATTTTCAAAATAATATTCTGATAATTTTTTATTAGAAATATTAAAATGATTAATAATTAGATTTTCAGTTTTGTTAATATTTTTATTTATAAGTTTACAATTGATATTTTCAATAAATTCTTGAATATTAATATTTTTATTAATATCTTCAATATTTTTTTTTAAATCTTTACTTATTAAAATTTTTGTTTTTTTAGTATTAACAGCATTTACTATATTTTCATCCATAAACTCAATTTCATCTGTATTATTTTTATAAAATGTATCTTGATTTGTAAAATTTTCAAAAGTATTTTTTAAAAATACTTTATTTGCAAATAAATTTTTTGTAATATTTGATTCATATATAATTATTTCATTATTATTAATATTATAATTAATATTTTCTAATAAAAAATTTTTATTTTCAACAAATAATATATTTTTAAAATCATTATATCTTATTAATTCATCACATATTTTAATATAATAAATTTTTTCATTATTTTCTTTTGTTATCAAATTTTTTTGAGATATAATTAATTTACACCCATCTTTATCATCGTCTGTTTTAAGACAAAAATCAGTATTTAAATATTTATTAAAAGTATCACTATTAAAATTTATAGTTTTTATTAAATTTAAAATTTTATCATCATAAACAGAAAATATAATATTTTTACGTAATAAAGATTTTATTTCTGTAAGTAACAAATTAATTTTATCCAAATACAATATCTGTTTATCATTTACTATTTTTTTTATATTATTTTTTATATCAAAATTTTCAGGTGCATTAATAATTTGCTTAAATTTATTTTTAAATGAATTGTAAAACATATTTTCTAATTTAATATTATTTGTAATTTTTATTCTTTCGGTATCTTTATCAAAATTAGTTTGTAATTCAGTATCAATTGTAAGATAATTTTTATCATTTAAAACATCTAAATTATATATATCATCTTTTAAATTTTCATATAATAAAGGAGGTTCAATAGCAACAAATTGATTTGCATTTGTCAATATACCAACTAATAAACCATCATCTATTATTTTAAATTTAGGTTTAACTGATATTTTTTCATTACTTTTATCATATATAAAATTTAAAAATTCTATAGTTTGTTCATATGTATTGTAGTAAGTTTTATTAATATCATGTTGATCCATAAATTTAATAGGTATTGTTTTTAAATCATAAATAGCAGATGGATAACAAGGAATAAAAAATTGTTTTTTATTAAATTCAATTACAAGACCAATTACTTTATTTTCATAATTTATAATTTGATATATAATATTTTCTTTTAAAATATTTTTAACAAATTCTATAATATAGATTAAATTTTGATTTTTTTTGAAATCATATTTTGTATTATCATATTTTCCACTACAATTATTTTCTATATGTTGTTTTATATATGTTATCATAGTTTTTAAATTATTTAATAATAAATCTCCTTTTTTATGTAATAAATTAAATGTTGTTATAACTTCAATTACACCTAAGCTATCTTTTATTGCATAAATAGGTTCAAAAATATTATTATTTTTGAGAATTATTAAATTATCTTTTTTATCATCAAAATAATTAGATGAATAATTATTTTTAGGACAGATAAATTTTATATTATCTGTAATATCTTCACTTGTATATTCGATAATTATTAAATTCAATCCATCTATAAATAATTCTTTGTTAGGAATGCATATAAAATCCCATAAATATGTATAATCTATATAAATATCTTCATTATTAATATAATTAATAAAATTTTGATATGAATTTACAATTTTTTTAAATGTAAATAATTGATTTTCATTTTGTGCATCTATTATTTTATAATATTCGCTTGATGTATAATTATCTATATTTGTATTTTTTATATTATTAATATCAGTATCATTAAAAATATTAGTTAAATTACCATTATTACATTTTAAAAAATAATCTATGTTAATAGATTTTAATAATATTTCTTTAAAATTTTTTAAAGAAATTGAATTAATGTTGTTTATTTTACAATATACATCACAAATTATAGATAAAAATGATTGATTAATATTATTTTCAACACCATATCTTAATAAACAAAATTTATTATATTTCAAAATATTTGTTCCTGGTTCTTTACAATTATTATCTAATTTTAATAATTTAATTATAGATAAGGGTATTTCGCCATATTTTTTATGAGTAAGTGGAAATTTATTTTCACCTAATATATATATTCGTTTTGATGCTTGTTTTATAGATTCATCATCATCATCATCATCTACATCATCATGTTCATCTGATAAATCATCGGAATCAGATTGAGATTGAGATAGAGACATATTTTCAATACTTTCGTCATCACTATTAAAACTCTCATCATCTTTATCTTTAATATCATTTAAATCTATTTTTTTAAAATTATGTTTTTTATTTAATTCTTTTAAACTTTTTTTACATTTTTTATTAATACTATAATTAGTTCTATTGAAGCAACAAGGAACACAATAATCATCTACTGTTTTTTTATCTTTTAAAAAACCAGGAACTAAATTAGTATATTTTTTTTCATTATTACCCATTGGACGTTTCCATATAGTACCTTTTGGATTTTTTTTAGATAAAACATTTTTTTCATCTACCTCTGAGTCTTTTAATATTTTATTATTTTTCATATCCCAAAATTTGGGACAAATATAATAATGTTTTTTTTTAGGATTAGTATAATATTTAATATATTTATAAGTATTAGCACTATGTTTATCAAGTTCCAATTTTTCTTTTTCATTTAATATAATTGGTTGTCTTTTTGATTGACACATTCTAGAATAATTTTTATAAAATATATTATCATCACCAGTATATAATTTAATATTTTTAGAAAAGATTTCAGGTTCATAATCTAAAAGTTTATTTAACATTATATTCCCTTTTGATTTTTTTAGTACAGCAGTATCATCTTGTAATTTATCTTTTAAATCATCTTGTAATTTATCTTTTAAATCATCTTGTAATTCATCTTTTAAATTATCTTGTGATTCATCTTGTAATTCATCTTTTAAATCATATTGTAATTCATCTTTTAAATCATCTTGTAATTCATCTTGCAATTCATCTTGTAATTCATCTTGTAAATAATCATTTGAATCTTCAAGTTCAACATTATTTTCTTCATCTTCGCCATCATCATTTAATAATAAATTAAAAATATCATCATCCATACTTGATGAGTTTTGATTAATATCTTGTAATATATCATTATCATCTAATTGTGTATAATTTTTTTCATCAATAAAATTAACTTTATCATTATAATCAATTGGTTTTTCTATATCATTAATAATTGTTTTATTAATGTTATTATCTATATTTTTTTTACAAATATTGAAATCTAAAATGTTATTACTGTTATTATTAATACTATATAAATCATTTAATAATTTAAATATAGAATCAAAATATAATATAAGAAATTTAATATAATTAATATTATCAATATTATTGATATTTGCTATAATATTATTTTCATTAGTATTTAATTTAACTGAAAATCCAGTATTATTTTTTATTTTTAAATATTTATTATTAAAAACATTTTCCATTAGTTGTATAGATTTAATTGTACTATTAAAAATTTCAGAAGCTTCATCTGTATTTAAATTAAAATTATTTTTTAAAGTTGTAATAATTTCATTTGATGATATTTTTTCTTTTAGTAAATTGATAATAATATATGTCATATCATTTGTTTCATTATAATTAGATACTTTTTTATATATAAACTGTTGATAATTATTTTTAGTAATATTAAATAATTGATGTAAACAATATTTAATAGTATTTAATTTTTCTAATGATTTATTAAATATTGGATCAAAAACTATATGTAAATTTATATTTATAATTTCAATATTTTTATCGGAAATAGATTTAAATAATACTATATGTTCTAAATTATTATCTATATATTTATTAATTTTATTAAATAAATTATTTATATTTTTTGAAATAATTTTATTAACATTTTTATAATTTGGTATATGTGAAAAAATAATTTTTGCATTAATAATTCCAAAATTGTTTATTTGAATCACAAATTCTTCTATAAATGTATTAAATAATTCAGATTCTTCATTTAACAATAGAAGTGTAATAGTATTTGGTTTATTAAATGTTTTTAAATATTTACTAATAATAGATTTCGATAAGAATGGAACTTGTATATTATCTTTTGAAACATGTTTACTATATAATCTATAAATATTCTCTGTTTTTCTGCCTGCATTATATTTAATAAGTGGTACATTTTCATCACTATTTAAAATTTTAAATATATTTTCTAGAGATAGCATATTATGTATTTTGGTATATATGTTAAAATTTAATTCTTTGAAACCATATTTATTATCATAATTTTTAGAATTATATTTAATATAATTCAGTAAATCACAAATATTATTTTTATTTGAAAAATTTGAATTTTTAGTTAATAAAAGATTTGTATTAATTAATAGGTCTTTTTTATTATTAATAAATTCTTTATAATTATCTGTTTTTTGATAAATAAATGGAAAATATAATTTAATAATTTTAGAAATGTTTTTATCTGTATATTTTTTAATAAAATAATTAATTAAATTATCAAATAATACTACATAAATTGTATTATTTTTTATATTTTCTTCAAATAATAATTTTTTATTATTTGTTGAAGTATTATCTACTATTATATCATTTAAAATTTGATCAGTTAAAAAATATGGGTTAGTTATATTAGTTGATTCATTTTTATCAAATGAATTTAAAATGTTATATTCATTTATCTTAAGATTTATAATATCATTATAATTATATATTTTTTTTTTTTCCAATTCATTTAATATTAATGTTTGTTCATTGATATTTAATAATTTATAATATAAATTATATTTGGTTAATATATTTTTATTATTATCAGTCAAATAATTAAATAATTCTACATTGTTTAATGTTTGATTATTAAAGTAAAATAAATAAATTTCGGCATATGTTATCTCTTTTTCATAATTTTTAATAAATTTTAATTTAATATCTTCTATTGTGTCATCTTGATATATATTATCATTAACAAAATATATTAATGGATTATATTCATTGGCATACATAATATCTAAATTATTAAAATCATTTTTGAAATACTTTGTAAAAATATCAGTTAAAATAAAATCTTTAACATATTTTATTTTATTTAAATTATTTATATTTAATTGTAAATTATTTTCAAAATATTTATTCTTAATATAAACTATTAATTTTTCTATTGTTAAATCATTTGTTTGTGATGCATTTTTTATATAAAATTTATAAATATTAGACATCTATATAAATAAATGTATATAAATAAATCATTATAATTATATTTATATGGAAACAAAAATAAATATAAATATAATTTCTGCATATTGTAAAAATAATGGTATCGGATTAAATAATGATTTGCCATGGAGATTTAAAAGTGATTTAAATAAATTTAAAATATTAACAACAGGCAATAAAAACAATGCTGTAATTATGGGAAAAAATACTTGGGACAGTTTAAATAAAAAATCTTTAAAATATAGAGATAATCTCATATTATCTAAATCTACGGTTATTGATTATCTCGATAATAATAACATTACAAAATCATTTGATAGTTATGAAAATTTATATAAGTTTTTAATACTTAAAGAATATGATGAAATATGGATAATAGGAGGTGAAACTATTTATAAAGAGTTTTTTGAATTGCATTGCAAAAATTATTTATTTAATATAAACAAAATTTATATAACATATATAAATAAATTATATAATTGTGATACATTTTTTCCAAAAATAGATTTAAATAATTTTAAATTTATTTCATTTGAAATACATAGAGATTATAATAATTTAAACAAATTAATATCTATAAATGACAATAATAATGATATGAATAGTGAAACTTTACAAAACAAATATTTATTATTTGATGTACTATATAAAAGTATATAATATACATATTTTTAATAATCAAAATATGGATTATCAGTAATATTTGTTCCACAGAACCTTTCATTATTTTTTTTGTAATCTACTGGTTTATATATATTAATTTTTTCCGCTTCAATTATTAAAAATTTAAAATTAGTCCAAAATTCATCATTATGTCCAATTGAAACACTCATTACATGACTTAACTCATGTAAAGCAACATACATTAATGTATTATTATCTATTAATTTACCTAAATTATTTTTTTCAGTATCTAAACAAAATGCTATTTTTTCACCTTTATTTTCACTGTATGCTGTATAACTACTTGTTGGTAATGTTTCGTAAATTTCATTAGGATTAAAATTGTTATGTAATCTTTTTATAGATGGATCATTTGGATATTTTTTTACTAAATGTTTTACTAATTTTTTTAATTTATTTGTAGTAATTGCTAATTTATTAGCTACTAAATGTAGTTTAGATCTATCACGAACACAATATTCGTTACCATCAACAGATGAAATTATACATTTTAAACCATAACTTTTTGATTTTTGATAAATTTTAATAGATAAAAACATTATAAAAAATATCAATAAACCATATAATATATTTTCATTTATCATATTTTTATATTATAAGAATATGATATTTTTTTTGAATATATTTATGCTCCAATATCTAATGGACGTCTCATATTATCAGCTTCAATTGTAGAATTATTCCAAGGGCAATTAGTATTTTTAATAGGAATAGGAACATCAGAACGTAATTGTAAATTAGCGTTTCTTAATGAACTACCTTTTGTATCAATTGCATTTAATTTTCTGTCATGTAAAAAATTACCATTATTATTTGGAACTGGATTTAAATTAGACCAACCTTGATTGGGATCGCTTGGTAGTAAATCTGAAGGATTAGAAATAGATTGATTGGTTACTGGTTCGTTACTTTTTTCTGATATATTTTGTTCGGGTACATCATTTGATGTATTATTTTGACTATTATTTATTACTGTATATCCAGAAACATTGGATGTTTTAGTAATAGAGTAATTATATAGAGCATACATAATTAGACAAAATCCTATAATTCCTAAAATATTAGAAAAATTACTAACCATTAACTTATCGCGATAACTCTTCATTTATATAAAATAAATAATAAAATTATTTTTTAATATAATTATATTAAAAAATAATTAATAAATTACTTGTATTATTATTTTTCATATTATTCCATATTATAATTCCTCCAAATCTTCAAAATCACTTAAACTATAATTGCCATTAACTTTTATTAAATCCCCTAAATCATAATCATTCTTAATTTTTTTTGCTTTTAAAAATGATTCTATTGCTGTTTTTTTTAATGATATAGCCTTTTTTATTGCATCATTATACATATCTAAATATATATGTTCTCTAGTTTTTATATTAATAAAATTACTATCTTTATCATTTATTGTCATATTATTGGTAATATCAATTATATCATTAAAATCTTCTTCTTTTAAATCATCTTCTTCTTTTAAATCTTCTTCTTTTAAATCTTCTTCTTTTAAATCTTCTTCTTTTAAATCTTCTTCTTTTAAATAATCTTCTTTTAAATCTTCTTCTTTTAAATCTTCTTCTTTTAAATCTTCTGCTTTTAAATCATCTTCTTTTAAATCTTCAGCTTTTAAATCTTCTGCTTTTAAATCTTCTGCTTTTAAATAATCTTCTTTTAAAGGTTCTTGTATTTCTTTTTTTTCTAAATCTTTTTGATTTGAATTATATTTTAAATCATTTTTATTTGATATATTTATTAGCAATGAATTTGTTAAATCTTCTTCATCAGATATAACTAACAATTGAAGCAAATTTATATCAATAATAAAATTTTTATTTGAAAATTTTATTCCATTTACATTTATCAATGGTATAATATAATCATTAGCATTGAATTTATCATATTCTATAACTTCTTTATTTTCATTATAAATTATTAATTTATTTAAATTAAAATATGTTTTTAATAAAACATTATTACCATTTTTATATGATTTTGTGATTGGCATAATTATATTTTCGATATCATCATATGATATTGATTCCGAATTATAAAACCACATATCTTTATTTTTTAAAATTTCTTCAATGAGAAAACCTTCTAAATTTTCTATAAAAGAAAATATATATTTATCATTTTTTGTATAAATAAATTCAATATATTTTTTTGTTCCATTAATAACTAAACCCTGTTTAGATTTTGTTTTTGGTAATTGAAAGTATACATTTTTTTTATTTTCTTTAAATACTAATTTGCTAAAATAATTTGTATTACCTTGATATATTGGATTTTCAAGTGTTAATATATTTTTTAAATTATCTATATCAAAATGTTCTAATTGGATAATGTTAAAATTATTATTCATTAATAATAATTTTTAATAAAATTAATTTTAAATCTATACACACGGATAATATATTAGATATATAGATTTAATATATATATTTAATATATAGATTTAATATATTATTTAACTATGAAAAATGTAAAAGAAAATGCTATAAAAAATATATATAAAGAAAAATTATTAAAAGATTTTTTAAAAGATTTAAAAAAATTTTTAATAAATGAATTTTATTTTTATATAATATTTATATTTATTTTAGTTACTTTTATATTAATAATATTTTTTATAAATATTTTGCTATTAATAAAAATTAATAAAATTAATATGAAATTAAATAACTAAATATTTAATTAATTCTTAATAAAAAATATTATATTTATATATTATAAATATAATGAGAAGAGGCGGTTCAAAGAGAGGCGGTTCGCGTGGAAAACAAGGAGGTTCATTATTAAGTGAATTAGCAGTTCCTGGTGGTTTATTAGTTCTAAATCAATTATTAAAAAAAAGAAATAAAACAAAAAAAAATAGAAGACTAAGAAAAAGAACATTAAAACCAAAAAAAACTAAAGTAAATAGAAAATCTAAAAGAAGATAAATTAAATAATATAAATCAAATTATTTAAATAATAGTTTATAGTATTTTATATTTAGAAAATATAAAATATTATAAATGGAATTACAAAAAATAGTAAAAGAATGGGTTTTTTTAGATAATAAATACAAAAAAATACTAGATGATAGCAAAGAAATACGAAATGAAAAAAAAAAATTAAATGATAAAATTTTTTATTATTTTAACAATAATAATTATACAACTTTTCCTAAAATTAATATAAGCGATGGTAAATTAGAATTTGTAGAACAGAAACAATATGATGTTTTAACATATACATACTTGCAAAAATGTTTAGATGAATATTTTAATGATACAGAAGAAGTAATGAAAATAATGACATATATAAAAAAAAATAGAGATTATACTATTAATAAATTAATAAAGAGAACATATAAAAATAATTAATTAATATAAAATAATGAATGATAATAGATTAAAAAATTTTTCAACATTACCAGGGTTTGCTTTTAAGAAAGAAGATACATATGTAATATCAAAGAACTATTATGATAATACTAATGATAAACTAATTAATGATGATATATATATTAAATTATTAAAAAATATTATGATAGATTCAAAAAAAAAAACAAAAACAAATAAATTAAAAAAAAAAAATAAAAACACACGGAAAAAATGATAATATATAAATATATTAAATATTAAATATATTATAATATATTTAAAAACAAATTAATTAATATTATAAATATTACAATGAAATATATTATATTTTTATTAGTAAATTTAACAAATAGTTTAGCATTCAATTTACATATAAATACATTATATAGAAATCAAAAAAAAAATAATATAAAATTATCAATTGTACCAAATTATGACCCGTCTAAATTAATAAATAGTTTAGCAAAATCATCAGAAATGTTAGATAGATGGGATTTAAACGATTTTTTAAAAGATATTAAAAATATTGAAAGTGTAAGTTTAATTAAAGATATAGATCATAATATAATAACATCACTTGTAGCAATAGATAAAAATCATATATCTAATTTACCAGAGTTAAGTAATTTGCATTATTTAGAAACAGGTTTAGATAAAATAAATAATATTGTTATAGATAATTTGATTAAAAATGATATTTATTATAAAATTTTACAAGCACCTGAAGCTAATAATTTTCCATTATTTCAGGGTATTAATACAATTATAAATATAGCTGTTTTTTATATAATTATTAATATTATATTATCATTTGTAAATAGAAAAAATGGAGGATTCGGTGGAAATATGATGAATCCAATGAATGTTGGTAAATTACAGTCATCCCCAATTGTAAATGCGGATGATATAGATACAAGATTTGATGATGTAGCAGGATGTGATGAAGCAAAATATGAATTAGAAGAAGTTGTTGAATTTTTAAAAAAACCTGAAAAATTTAATTTAGCAGGTGCAAATATCCCAAAAGGAGTTTTATTAGAAGGACCACCAGGAACTGGAAAAACATTATTAGCAAGAGCAGTTGCGGGTGAATCTGGTGTATCATTTGTACAGGCATCTGGTTCAGAATTTATTCAAATGTTTGTTGGTGTCGGTGCTTCACGCGTAAGAGATTTATTTGAATTAGCTAAAGCCAATCAACCATGTGTTATTTTTATAGATGAAATAGATGCTGTTGGTAGAAAAAGAGGAGAACAATTTGGTGGAGGTGGAAATGATGAACGAGAACAAACATTAAATCAAATATTAACAAGTATGGATGGTTTTGATAAATCAAATGCAATAATAGTATTAGCGGCTACTAATAGAGTGGATATTTTAGATTCTGCGTTAACACGTTCAGGAAGATTTGATAGAAAAGTGAAAGTAGATTTACCTGATGTAATAGGTAGAAAACAAATTTTAAATATACATTTGAGAAATAAATTAGTAGAACCAAACATAGATTATGATGAATTAGCATATTTGACAAGTGGATTTTCTGGTGCAGATTTACAGAATTTAGCAAATGAAGCCGCAATATTTTCTGTAAGAAATAATTCGACATTAATAAATTCAAAACATTTAATAGATGCTTTTGAAAAATTAGCAATTGGTATACCAAAATTATCTAAAAAAATAGATAGCGAAGAAGATGAGTTAGTAGCATATCATGAAGCAGGACATACTATAACATCACTTTTATTTAATGATTTTTTTGATGTAAGAAAAGTTACAATAGTTAGTAATAGTAATGGTGCTGGGGGATATACATTATTTACACCAAAGGAAAAATATAATAGTTATCCAACAAAAAAATTTATTTTAGCAAAATTAATAGTAACAATGGGTGGTCGTGCAGCAGAAACAGTTTTTTATAATAAAATTAAAACGTTATATAAAAATAAAAATTATAATGAAACAAAAATATTTAAAAATTTTAATAATTTAGATATAACTACAGGTGCTAGTAGTGATTTAAAACAAGCAGATCAAATTTCAAGACAATATATTCAATTATTTGGTATAGAAAAAAATGATATATTACAATTGATTCAAACACCCGATAATCCATATAATGATTTAGCAGAAAATAGCAAAAATGATATAGACCAATATGTTAATTATTTAATAGATTTTGCCTTAAATAAAGCAATATATATAATTGAAAGTAATCTTAATACTTTAATTGAATTATCTAGTAAATTAATAGAATATAAAAGTGTAAATTCTACATATTTATCTGAATTAAATATTAATACAAATTAAATTTTTAATATATTAAAAATTATAATTATAATATATTAAAAATTTATAATTTTTTATTTATTGAAACCAAGTTTCATTATTAAATCCTTTAATAATAATATTACCTAATTTATCTTTCCATTCATTAGTACGTTTATCAAATATATATTCTTTATATGTTTTAGCATGTAATGGATTATTTTTATTTAATTCTAAATCTTCCTCTAACTTACTTTTTTCTGGTTTAATTCCATAACAATTAGCACCCATTTTAATATATGTATTTTTAATATGTCCACCATTTATACCGGGTAATCCACAATCGTATTTATTGTCACTTTTATTTTGCAATTTATTCCAATCCTTTTCATTCGTTGGATATAAAGCTAATTGATCTTCAGTCCATCCATAACTACACCAACTAGCACCATTTTGTTGTGCATCTTTTAATTGTTCATATGTGGCAATTTCAGAATCAAATGCTTTACAAACAGCTTTTGCATCATGATATGTAAATTTATTACCAGGTATATGAAATACCTCTTTATTTACTATATTATTTTTTTTATCAATAACATTTAAACTTATATCTTTTTCTTTTTCTTTTTCAAAAGCAAATTCAATATCTACATCATGTTGATTTTTATTTGTGAAAAATTTTTTTATTTCATTAATAATATCAATATTAAAAAAATAGGATGATGTATTTAATAAAATTATAAATACTAATAAAATCCACAAAATATTATGAATAAAATATAATAATGGATACGATTCACTATTTACATCTGATAGTGAAAAAAATAAATAAAATATAACAATAACAAAAATTAATATAAATAAAACTGTATAATTATTACCAAAATTATTAATATTTTTTTTAGTATCACCTATAATCTCATTAAAATTATCCATAATAATTAATATATATAAATATATTAAATTTTTTTGTAAAATAAACAATAGTTTTTATTAGATATAAAATTATCATTAATTTCTTGTATTTGTGTGTCATTAAAAAGATACCATTTATTATTAGCTTGTTTTATTATTGATGTATAATGCCCACCTAAACACCCTCCACTATGATTACATATTCCAAATAAATTATATATGTAATTATTATTATTATATCCTATTACATATTTACTTAAATCTAAATTAGTAATTGGAAAATCTACGATTTTATTAATTTTATTACCGTAATTATCAAATCTTTTAAAATCTATAATTAAAATTTCTGGAAAATTCCAAAATTTTATAAATTTAAATACATTTTCTTTTTTTTGTGTACTTTCATTAAACCAAGCATTATCATTTTCTAATAATTCTTGTTCTGTATATAAATCAAAACAATCATATATATTACTATTTTTTGTATCAATAGGTATAGGTAAATTAATAATACTAAATGGTTCTGGTGTTATAGAATAAATATCATTAGAATCTTTTGATTGTATTAGTGATACATGAATACCATAGAATAAATGATAAATTTCAGAATATAAATTTGTATTATAAAAATTTTTTATTTCTTCAAAACATTTTTTAGCTAAAATATCTCTTGAATTCTTTACATCACCTGAAATTTTTATTTCAACTTTTCTTTTTAAAGCATTATGAAAACAATCTAAAACAAATATTAAAAATTCGGGCAGATCATTTTGAGCAAATCCTGTAAAAATTTCTATATTTTTATTTTTTGATATTGTTTGAGTATAATTTATAAATCTATTTGGTGATATAATACAATTTTTGCTCCACATTAAGTTTTTTAATTTAATCCATTCAATTAATAATTCAGAATCAATTGTTTGATTTACATTAGAAATATCTATTTTTTCTAATAAAATATTAAAATCATAACAATGTGAAAATATTTGCATACAAGAATTAATAAAGCAAGTATTACCCAAATTAGCTAATCCAGTTAATCCTTTATCTTTATATTTTTCATAATTAGATGACATTAATATATAGAAAAATATATTAATAAATATTTAAACATATTTATTAATATATTAATATATTAATATATTTTATGAATCCAAATCAATTATATTACAATCAAGAATTATTTTATAACAATAATAATAGCAATAATAACAATAATAATTCTAACAATAATAATTCTAACAATAATAATTCTAACAATAATAATTCTAATAATAATAATTCTAATAATAACAATAACAATAACAATATAAATCCTGAAATTAATATTTACAATAATAATGAAATACTTATAAATTATAATAATTTTATTAATAATTATATGAATATTTTGTCAAATCAATTACATAATATTAATTATAATAATATGATTTTTAATCAACAAATTAAAACTATATTGAATGAATTTAGATTAATACATCGTAATTTAGATTATTACTATTATAACACATACACGCGAAATAACAGAAGAGATGATGCTAATTTTTTATCAGAGCAAAGAACACAAGAAAGAATATTTAGATTGTATGGAAATAACATTCAAAATCAATATCTACATCAAAATGAAGAAAATCAAAATGATAATGAAGAAAATCAAAATGAAGAAAATCAAAATGATAATGATAATGATAATGATAATGATAATGAAAATCAATATCAAATATTTAATGTAACATTACAAAATATAGAAATATATAATCATGTATATTATAGAAATTTATCAAATATTAATTTAGAATCGTTATTAAATAGTGAAACATCTGAACGTATTTATAATACTATAATCGAACCTTTAAATGATACATGTTGCATAACACAAAATACTTTTGAAAATGAAGATAATGTAATAATTATAAATAATTGTCATCATATTTTCAATCCAAATGCTTTTAAAAATTGGTTTTATATAAATCAAAGTTGTCCAAATTGTAGAAGAAATTTATTAAATGAAAATTATATAAAAGTAGAAGCAAATAATAATGAAAAATATATTTTAACAAGAAATGAATTTAATAATTTATTAGTAACAAATGTTATTCATAATATTAATAATAGATTTCAATAATTTTCTTAAATTATAAATATTAAATTTAATTTGTAAAATGTTTAGATATTTCATTCTTATTTTTATCTATAAAAATAAGTTCAAGAGGTGCAACTGGTTTTTCAATATTAAATATAATATTTAATAAATAATAAATATACTTACTTGATGTATATATTTTACTTTTTTTTAAATATTGTATAGGTTTTTTTTTCATAGATTTTAAAAAAATAGCAGTATATAAACAATATTTAAGTTCTATATATTCTAAATTTTCAATATATATTAAAAATTCAAAATGTTTTTTATTATCATATAAATTAATCCATTGATTTGTAAAATTAGAAAAATCATTATCGTCTAAAATACTACCTTTTAATATAATTTTTACAATTGGAAAATTAGAAAAATCATATGTTGCAAACATTTATTCTAATTTTTTATTATTATAATAATAAATTTTAATAATTATAATAATAAATTTTAATAATTATAATAATAAATTTTAATAATTATAATAATAAATTTTAATAATTATAATAATAAATTTTAATAATTATAATAACGCACCAAAGGGATTTGTATATGGCAACATTATAGGTTTCTTTTTCAATACATTTATTTCTTTTTTAGTTACACATTTTTTATCAACAACAATTCTATAAACATACATATTAAACCAATCAAAAGACATATAATAATTACCTTTATTACCATCTTTTTCGCCCCAAGAATTTTCTATTAAAAATCCATTATTATTATTTTTATTAATATTAAAACCTTTGATAGTAATAGCATGACCAGGAGAACTTTGTCTATATAATAAAGAATCACATTTATCCATTAAATTATTAAATCCAAAAATAGAATCATAATTAAAGGCATTTTTATCCATAAAACCATCACTTGACCTAAATTTCCCAAAGTCAACTCCTACCCATACTGCTTCATCATTTTTTATAGATTTTTTACAAGCATTTAACATAATATTAATTGGAACATTTACAAAATTATTATCTTCTTTATCTGATAAAGTAAATGTATTTTCTACATTATATAAATTATAATATGGTATATCTTTACATGGAAAATTAACAAGACATATTTTATCACTAACATTATATGGAACATATTTTTTATAAAATTCTTGTGGAGTAATATTTTCAATAATTTTATATTTTTTAGATTTATTTTTATTTATTTTTTTTGTATTATTATATTCATAATATTCCCATGAAAATGTTTTAGGGGGTTCTCCAAGAAAAATAGTAAGAATTTTATATGATTTATATAATAGTTCTTTAATTAATGTATTTTTATCTTTTTTTGAATTTCTAATAATAAATGCTGATTTTTTCAGAAAATTATTAAAAAACTTATTTAATTCTTTTGATTTTTTACTATGAAAATGATCATCCATTACACTTTTTGGAACAATACCATATTTTTCTATTAATTTACAAAAAATATTCCAAGAACCACCATCACTAGTTACATTATCTAAATAGCGTACTAATTTAATCTGTTCGATTGATAAATCTTTATTGGATAATTTTATATGTTTAGTTTTATATATATAATTAAAAAAATGATTAGCTTTTTCTAATTTATCATAAAAAAATAAATAATTTTGAGAAAATTCAAAATCTTTTGATAATTTATATTTTTTTATCATATTCATTCGCATTATATTTGTAAAAGCAAACAACCAACATCTTCCTGAATTTTCTTGATTACTAACATTAGCTATATTAGATATAACATTTTCAAATATATTTTTTTTATTTTGCAAATAATCTGATCTTTCAACTAATTTTGAAAAATTTACTTTTGTATTTACATTTTTAAAAACTTTATTACTTTTATTTTTATTAAATTTTTGAGAGAATTTTTTTAAAATTTTTGATGACAAATAAAATTTTTTTGTTTTATGTAATTTTTTATTCATTATATTATAGAAATAAAAAATAAAAAATTAAAATAAGATTAAAGAAGTATATTTGTAATATAATAAATTATTTAAGACTATTTATATATTTATCAAATAAACAAGCTTTTACTTCTTTACATCTTAATTCTTCTAATTTTTTCTTTAATTTTTCAGGTTCGTTCCATTTTTCTTTTAGTTTTTCTATTTCCATTTCATAAGTTAATATTTTTTTATTATTACTTTCTTTTATAGAATTTTGTCTATCTGTAAATTCTGGAATACGTAATAAATCTAAGGCAAATAATTGTAACAATGGTTTCATTATTTGATTTGTGATGTAATGTCCATAATCTAATTTTAAATCGTGTTTTAGTATATAAGAAACTGTTTCTATTTTTTCACCTTGTAATGCTTTTTTATTTTCATTTTTAATAAAAGCATAACTTAATCTATCTCCAGATGTAGGTTTTGTTCCGGGTTCACGTATTCCCATTCTTTCAGCTAGAACTTTATGTGCTATTTGATTTGGATTTTTATAATATCCACGTAATGATTTTGTAATTAATAATTTTTCTATATTAATTTTACCATTAATTAAATTATTTATTGAAATATTAAGAAACTTTATAGCATTTGCTATATTTTTTTCTTTCATTAAAATATTAACTATACCTCCATATATATCCTTAACAATTGGAGCATTATCACGTCGTTTTAATACAATACCCATATATTTTAATTTACCTTTATTTGGGTCTTCTTCATACAAAATACCAACATATCTTTTTTTTGATAATAATATAAAAGGCCAAAATGTTTTTTCATATTCTAAATCATGTGGTTTTTTTAAGAATTGAGTAGCTAATTCACCTGCTTGTTTTGCTAATTCAATAGTATATATTAGAGCTTGTTTATTAATAATTTTTTTTCCAGTTTTTTTATCATACATTATAAATTTAAAGAATACTGAATCAGTATCTCCATATACACATTCGGCTGTAACTATTAATATTATACCATCACTCATAGTAATTTCAATATTATTATAACAACTTTCAATAATATTTCTACCATATAAAACTAATTTTCTACCAATTGCTGTTGTAGAAGCAGCAACATCACCTTCATTAAATGCACTAGTCTCAGCACCTGTTTGACCATATAAAGAATTGGCAGTAACTTTAATACTTAATTGACGTTTATCTAAAATATTTTTCTTAAACTCATCTTTTTCCAATGGAATTAATTTTCTTGTCGATTTTCTAGCTGCTAATAATTCTTCAAGAATCGAAGGTAAAATAGCTTTTCCTTTTGGAAATTGTGCAAATCTACATATTTTATATCCTACAACAACTTTTTTAGCTGCTGCTTTTTCTGATGCTCTCAAATATTTATATGTATCATATTTAATATCTACATATTTATAACCTTCTAAATTATCATATATATAATTTCCATTTTCATCTTTATCTCCTAATTCTTTTATTAAATTATTATCCAAATCATATTCTTTTGTCCACACTTTACTATCATGTGATAAATTTTCACTAATAATAGATGATGGATATAAAGAACTATAATCAACACAAGCTACTGGTTCTTCTAAGTAAATACCTGTTTCTGGTTCAAATACAATAGCACCTTCATAACCTTCTCCTGATTTTTTTTTTTGAATTGTAGGCATCAATGTATTTTTTTCACCGCATTTTTTTGATACATAACTATGTAATTTAATACCTTGACCTCTTAATAGTAAAAATGTTAAAGGAACATCACATAGATTAGACATTTCAACTTTATCTGTAATAATATCCACTTTTAATAATAACCATATAACATTATCACAATCACCAAGACAATATTTACCAACAGTCCATCTATCAAAATCTGAACCATTTGCTAATGAAAATATTTCTTGGGGGGATACGTCATCTTTTGCTAATCCCCAATTATATTTTGAACTCTGTAAATCAATATATTCAAGAGAATCAATTTTAAACCATTTTTCTTCTAAATTAATATCAATAATTTCAAATTTTTTTCCTTTTTTATAAGGATTATTACTGAAACCTATTTCTTCAAATTTTACAAATGAACCAATCCCTATTCCCATTAAATTTTTTGTAAATATTTTTGTTGTTTTATTTTCTTCATCATATTCAATATTTTTAATATCATCACTAATAAAATATGATGAAACATAATCTAATTTGTTAGAACTCAATTGAAATTCTTTTCTAAAAATTACAAATAAATCCATAATAATTCTTCCAGGCATTTTTGGAAAACGCAAATTGTATTCTCCGCTTGCTAAAACAATTTTATTTGTTTCTATATCTTCTTTTTCTGTTCTCCAATCTTTTGAAATACATACTTCATTGCGATTTTTTGAAAGTTTTAAGAAATCATGAACACAATTTAATTCTTGCGAACGTTGATACATAAATTCAAAATCAAAACCAGTAATATTATATCCAGTGATTATATCTGGATTATCATTCGTAATTATTTTTGTAAATGTTAATAATACTTCTTTTTCTGTTTCTTTTGTTATTAATGTTACATTATTTTCTTTGTACCATGAAATATATTTTTCAGGTATTTGACAACCACCCTTAACTATAATAACTCTACGATGAGGTGATTTATCAGAATAATTTATAAAACTTAAACCAATAAATGTAATTATATCACCTTCTATCGGTGCATAACTATTATAAAATAAAGTTAAACCTATATTAAGTTCATTTATTTTAGTTAAATAATCACATTCTTCATCTTTTATTAAATCTAATATATTAATATCTTTTTTATTATATATTTTTGGTTTCTTATTTTTTTTAAAATTAAATGTAGTTTCTTGAAATTCATTATTTTGATTTTCTTCGTCTTCATCTGATGATGAATCATTATCTATATTATTTAAATAATCAGTATCATTATTATTTTTATTTTTATTTTTAGCTGGAATATATTTTATAAAGTCATTAAATATTTCTTCTATTTTTTCCTTTGTTATTTTTTTATTTTTTGAATATATTTTTTGTATATATGATAAATTATCATAATCAAATGCGGATAATATTTCTCGTTTAAATGTTGTTTCATTGTAAACATTTTTTTCTTCATCTTTTAAATTTACATAATTTTCAACTATATTTGTTGCTAACTTTTTATAATCTTTTATAGCCAATGGAAAATCACCATGACTACTGCTGGCTTCAATATCAAAACTACAAATTTTATATTTAACTATTTCATCAATATCAATTCTTTTAATCTCATTAATATTAATTTCATATTCATAATAACAATGTGTATTATTTGTTTTTGTTTTTTTATTAGGTATTGATATCCATCCACTTGGAGATATTTTATTAATGTGAAATAATTTTAATAATGGAGGTATATCACCTTCATATAAATAACAATTTGATTTTATTTCCTCATTTTCAAATATATAACCTTGCTCTATCAGTTTTCTTTCTATAAAAATATTTTTATTATTAACTTTTTTATAAATATCTGTATAAAACATTTTTTTTGCCTTGTTAAATGCCATAGTATTTGAAAATGTAATTTTAATAAAATTATGTAATTTGTGATTATCAAATAAATATAATTTATGTTTTTGTATTAATTCACTATCAATAATTGAATTTATATAGTATTTACCCATAAATGATTTCATATCTTCTATAAAATCTTTTTTTGCTTCTTCATTAAAATCATCACATACTTTAACATAAAAGAATGGATTAAATCCATTTACAATAATAGACGCACTTTTACCTAATTTACTTAATCCAAACATTTGAACAATAAATTTTTTATTATCAACATATTTATTTATTTCATTTTTATTAATATTACTTGGAATATCATCATAAAAATTAAAATCATATAACTTAAATAATGATTCCTTTTCTATAATTTTTGCAGTAGGCATTTACTTATTATAAATAATAGTTGAAGTTGTTTTTAAAAGTTTTTAATATATTTAATATCAATTTTAAATATATTAAAAAATTATTTTTTAAGATGAAATCTAGAAATATACGTTTTATAATTATTAATTGTAACATTATTTCTAATATAATTTATTTCATCACAATTTACAGTATTTAAATTATTTCGTCTATTCCTACTCATTATATTAGCAAAATTTATATTTCTCGTATTATTATTTTGTAATTTAACACTTGAATGTAATTGAGAATTATATTTGTTTAAAACAATATTTTCATCATTCGGACATTCTTGATTAATATTATATTGACCGTCTAACCCTCTTCCTACTAATATTTTATTATCATATGGTTCTATTGATAATAGTTTAGGTATATTATTATTTGCTATATGTGCATATATTTGTTTTCGAGACATATTGCTTGAATTTTTAAATGGTATAAATGCTGTATTTCTATTATTTGCATTAGTATTTGGTAATAATTCAATAGTTTTTATTAATGTATCAATTGGTGGATTATTAATAATATCAATATTGTTTTCTGGATATTCATAATTAGTTGTTCCTGGTTTATTATATGTAAATAAACAATCAACATTTTTAAAAAAATCACTTGGAACATCATATGTAGAAATAAATGTATTCAAATTTATATTTATAAAATTTAATAATAAATTTTCAGAAAAGTCAATCATATTTTCAATATTTTCATAAGATATATCTGAAAGTAAATTATTATAATCATATTTCAAAATATAACTATCACTTATATCAAACTTTGTACCATAATTATTTCTAAAATTATATTGTTTATTAAATCCGTTTTCTAATATTAATACATTATTTTGAAAATCGTTATAATAATTGGTAATTAATGACAAATCATTAATTCTTGATTTATATATATTATTATATGATATTTCAATTGTATTTGAAAAGTTAATAGTTTCTTCTTTTAGTGTTGTTTGTAATGATTTATAATAATTAATATAATTAAAATTCAAATTATAATTATTATTTATTAAATAATTCATATTTGTAATATTATAATTATTAGTTACAGTATTTTGTAAAATATATATATTATTTATATTATTTTCGCTTATTTTTGAATCTAAATATTGATTACTTCTATTATTTATATATTGTTTACTTATATCAAAAATCATATTTTGTAATATATTTTTGATAGTTAATGCTGTTGACCCATTATTACTTGATAAAAATATATAATTCGGATTTTGTTCAATATAAGGCTTATTCTCTGTATATACCTGGGTATTTAAATATATTTTATCCTTTGTTAAATAAATTTTACCATAGTGTTTATCCATATAATTTTGAAATTTTTTTATAATAAATGATATATTAGTATTACTATTATCTACTAATAATTGTTCAGAATTACTTTTATAATAATTTAATTTAAAATTAATAGAATTATCTGGTATATTAAAAAGTAATAAATTATAAGATGTTTCTAAAATATTATTAAAAGCTGATAATTTTGAAACAATATTATTACTAATACAAAATATTGTTGATAATGTAGATACATCAATGTTATAATTATTATTTAATGAAAAATTATTATTGATAGATATATCTAATATATTTATTGAATTTAGTAAACTATCAACGTTGGTTGCATCAGTTATTTTTTTATTTAAAAAAAAATCTTTCAAATTTATTTTATAGTAATTACTATTATCATAATTTTTATAATAATTTAATGTAATATTTATATTTTCTTGAATTAAATGTAGGTAATTACTTTGATTTAATATATTCATATCAAATTCTTGATTTAAAATATTAAATTTCATAATTCTTTCATTAATATTTAATAATTTATTATTATTAGAAATATTATTGAGATATGATTTTTTAAATATAATTCTTGGATTAGGATTGTCAAGATTATTATTTTTATAATAATATGCTATATTATTTAAAATATTATGCTGTGATAAAAGAGAAATATTGTGTGTATATTTATCAGAATTTTCTATTTTAGCTGATAGAATAATTTTATTAGAATAAATCATATCATTTAACGAAATTATATTAGAATTTAATTTCGTTTTTGATTTGTCTTCGTTGGGAAATTCTTGAAATGTTGTTAAATTATATATAATTGTTGTTCCTATTTTATATTTAGTATTATTGCTATTGGTTATGATTATTTTTTTTGGTATAGTGTTTTTTAAATTAATTTTTCTATCTTGAGGCATAATATTATATAATATATTTTATAATATTATATAATATATTGTATTGATTAAATTATTAATATTTTATAAATTATTATCATACCAATTATTTGATAAATATGATGGTTTTGATTCTGATAAATTAGATTTTTTTGCCATTTTTAAATTTGGACCATTTTTTGATATTCTATCTATTTCAAATGTATCTATTGCGTAATTATAATATTTTAAATTAGATAAATTACCATCAAAACCACCTTCTAAATTAATATAAATATCATCATAATTTTGTTTTACTACATTTGATAAATTATGTCTTTTTACTAAATTTCCATTAATATAAATATCAATAATATTTTGATTTGTTGATTTTATAACAACATGTATCCATTTTTTAATTGGTAAATTATCTACATAAATATTATCATAATATTTATATCCTATATATTCTTTATCATTATTATTATGTATATTTAATCTTACTAACATACCTATTATTTGATTTTGGTCATTCATTTGTTTAACTTTATCACTTTTATCATTTTCTAGATGTGTGTCCGATTTTGCTCCTTTATATAAATAAACACCTGGTGCATTAAGTGGACCATACGTTCCATCGTTTTTACTATTTCCATTGGGTGAACCTTTATGAAATACATGTTTAAATTTGTCTATATTTTCAAATTCATCTTTTATATACATCCAAAATGAGTAGCTGAATTCTATACCACCATCTTCATTTTTACTTCTAAATATTAATCTATTATTTTTTTTCTTTGGATCTTGTGGTATAATTTCAGGTTCAGTAGCATCTTTCATTCCATATAAAATATATGGTGATTCATTTGGTGAAAATATATAACTTATTAACCAAGATAACATGTAATATAAAAAAGAAAATACAAATATTACTAAAATTAAGAATACAATTTTAGCAACTAGTGTATTAGAACTAGCAAATTGTGATGCATCTGAAAAAGAAGAAGGTATATTATTTGGGATTAAATCATTTAGATTATCCATTTATATTAGCGTAATAAAAAATATTAAAAATATTTTTTATATCTTTAATATTTTATTAAAATTTTTAAATAGTTACAGAACCTTTTTCTTTATTATATTCTAAAAATGAAACCTTCAAACTGTATTTACTTAATAAACTATTTGTATGATTTGAATTAATTCCAGCATTATAAATATCTAAAGCATCTTTTGGTGTTATTGAATTAGGTTCAAATCTTACACGTGTTATAAAACCATTCCATTGTGATGTTCCGTCTACATATCCTAAATAAATATTTTGATCTGTACTTTTTGGATAATATATAATATTAGGTAATACAAAAGAATTTAATAATTTACCATCTAAATATACATCTAATAATTTTGCATCTATACTTAACGTTAAATTATTCCATTTTTGTATAGGGATATTTGATATTTTATATTTAGACATTATTAAGTCTTCATTAGTACATCTATTGGAATGACTACATAAAACATATATATTTAAATTATTTTCAAAATTATCTAATTCTACAGATATATTTTTATATGAATTTGATTTTGAAATACATGATAAATCTGTTAATGTATTACTATCTATATCTACATTTGTTATTGATGGTTCTTTTGCTATATATAAAATATTTTTTTTATTTGATGTATTTGTTTCCCAAGATTCAATATAAAACCACATACTTAACATCATATTTTGAGATTTATAAGAATCAATAATTGATTTATCTACATAATTTGGATTATTACTATAAGAACCTGAATAACTAACACTTTCAGATAAGTTTGTGCCTTTTTCATTGCAATCGGTAATTAAATCCATAACAATATTTGTTTTAAATATCGTTGAAGACAATATCCATAAAATGATAATAATTAAAATTGCAATTATAATTATATTTGTAATATTCATTTATATATTATTAATTAATATTATTTATTTACTAAATTATTAATAAATTCAAGATTATCATATGGAATATTATATTCGCCATATTTTATATTTTTAATACTACCATAAATACCATTTTCTTGACCTATAATAATTTTATTATCATTAAAATCAGGAACTACATTTTTTCTACTTTCAATTAATTTGTTATCTAAAAATATATCTACAATATTGTTATTATAATTTATATAAAAATTTAACCATTTTTGATATTTGAAATTATTTATTATAGCTATTTTTATTTTTTTAATTACATTATTTTCATTTATTTGAGAATAAATAATTATTTGTTGTTTTTTATTATTAAATACAATTTGTGGTAGGTTAGAATAATTTAATATATTAACTTCTTCTTTAATATTGTTATTTATACTTTTGGGATCAATATATAAATAAAAACTTATGCTGTATTTATCTTTATATTTATGTTCAAATTTATTTTTTTTTATATAAAATTTAACATAATTTTTATAGATTGAAATAATATTATCTTCATTATTATATTTGTCAGCATCTTGATATATTCCTAATTCAGTTTTATAATTTAAATATATTGGTTCATTTATTAAATTATTTGAATATAAATCTAAAATATATTTGTAAATTGATGGTAAAATGAATAATAATGATACTAAAATCATTTCAAAAATAAACATCAAATATACAATACCAGGTGTTAATTTTAAATCATCTTTTAATTTTTCAAATAATACAACAATTAAACAAGGAATAAAAAGTATAAAATTTTTTATAAAATCTATATAGATATTGCCTGAATCAGAATCATTTTTTATATTAAAAATATATGCTATAATAGATAGTAAAACTAAAAATATAAATATTGCTAAAACATAATATAAAATATTATATAGCGAAGGAAAATTATTTAATGAAACAAATAATAATACAAATAATAATACAGGAATTAATAATATTAATATAATTATAAACAAATATTTCAATAACAGTTCTATTGGATTTTTTATAGTTTTTTCAAAATTAGTTTTTGAAAAATTTTTTTCATTATTATTTTTTTCTATCAAATTTCTTGTAATATAATTATATACTGTACTATGATTTTTTTTATCACCATCTATTTTTCTATATACTAAAAAATAAAATTTTGAAAGAGTTATAAAAATAATAATTATAAAAAATAATTGACTATATTTATTAAATGATATTAAACTATCATAATTATATTTTTTATTTAAATTATTTTCTTCATTTATTGATAAATTATTGTAAAGAATTTCATAAGGAGTATTATAATCATTCTTATTTTCTGATATAGTTAAATCATCTTTATTAAATAAGACACTATAAGAAAGAATATCATAAATAAAATAATATAATAAATAGAATATTAATATAATAGATATTAAAATATAAAATATAAAATATTTTCCATTAAATAATGAATTTACTATTTTTAAGAAAAATTCATATATTATTTTTTTTAAATTATTGAAATTATCTTGATAATCAAAATTTTTTATATTATTAATATAATTATTTACATTTTCATTATTCATTATATTTAATTATAATAATTAAATATAATAAATATTGTATTTATTATAAATTTTCAAGTGCTGTTTTTTTTCCATGACAATCACGACATAATGCTTCTAAATTGTTAATATTATTTGAACCACCATATTCTAATTTTATAACATGATCTACTTCAAACCATGCAGGTAATTGTTTTTTACAATGTTTACAACACCAATTTTGACTAGCGGCAACATATTTTTTTTTAGTTTCGCTTACAGAACGTTTTGTAGATTTATTTCCAGATACTAAAATTTTTTGTTGTTGAGGAGAAAGTTTATTAAAATTATTATTTGGATAGTATTGATTATTAATATTTGAATTATGATTAATTTTAATAGAATCATTTAATGTTGTTGATGCAAAATCAACAATAGGAGATAAAACACTTTTAGTATTATTATCTAATGGTAATGTTTTAATATAATTATTAGTATGATTTAGTAAATTTATTTTTTCATGTGGATTTTTTTTTATATATAAATAAGATGAGAGACCAATAAATACAATAAATGCAATTTTATAATATTTTTCATAAGATTTTATTTTTGCAAATAATTTTCCATCATAATATATGTTATAACAAATAATTGAAATAATTATAATAAAAAATAACTCAAATTTCATAATAATTTATATTAAACATAGATAAAAATTGTTTATAATAACTTTTTATTTGTGGTTTATTATAAAAATACATATAATTATTAATAACAATATTGTTGTTCCAAATATAAATTTATGCTTAGTTTTTCTTTCATCATAAATTTTTATTTTTTTTTCTTTATAATTTTCATAATATAGTTTCATAGCTTCATGATATGTTATTTCATGTTTACCTAAATAAATATTTATTTTATTATGAATAAAATGAACCCATTTTATCATACTTTCACGTGAATCAAGGTATGGAGTTACAGGATATTTATCTAAAAATTCAGAAAATGTATTACCTATATTTGTAATTGGTATAAAAAGAGGTAAATTTTGTATAAAATCATAATATTTTTTTTTTGATACATCATTTGGATTTAAAGGATATGATATTGCAATTGTGTATAAAACAAACCAATAATGTGGACCCCATATTTCTGGATTTAAAGTCATTATATTTATAAATAATATAAAAAGAATTCTATGTTTACATATAGTTTAAAAAAATATTTGTATGTTAATACATAAAAAACAAATATTTTGTAATAATTGTGGAAAAATAGGACATTTATTTCATCAATGTAAATTACCAATTACTAGTATAGGTGTAATATGTTTTAGAATAGTTAATAACAATTTAGAATTATTATTAATAAGAAGAAAAGATAGTTTATCTTTTCTTGATTTTATGAGGGGAAAATATAATCTTGAAAATTATGATTATATAAAAAAATTATTTAATAGAATGACAAAAAACGAGTTAGCTTTAATTTTAAATAATGATTTTGATTATTTATGGAAAAATTTATGGGGAAATAATATAAATAATGTTTATAAAAATGAGGAAAAATTATCTAAAATAAAATTTAATAAACTTAAAAATGGTTATTTAATTTGTAATAATAATATTAATATGAAAAAATTAATAGAAGAATCAAATAGTATATATGATTTTCCAGAATGGGGATTTCCAAAAGGAAGAAGAAATTATCAAGAAAAAGATTTAAATTGTGGTATTCGTGAATTTGATGAAGAAACGGGATATAAAAAAAAAAATTTAATTATAATTAATAATCTAAATACATTTGAAGAAGTATTTATTGGTTCGAATTACAAATCATATAAACATAAATATTTTTTATCTTATATTCATGAAAATATACCACCCGAAGGTATATTTCAAACACACGAAATAAGTAAAATAGAATGGGTTAATATAGATGATTGTAATTCATATATAAGAGATTATAATGTAGAAAAAATAGAAATAATAAATTCTATAAAAAATTTATTAAAAACATATAAACTATATGTTTAATATATATGACTAATTATCTTAATAATTTATATGCGTATTTAAATACTGATAATAAAGAAAAAGATAAAGAAAAAGATAAAGAAAAAGATTATAAATCAAAATTAGATTCAGATTCAGATTCAGATTCAGATTCAGATTCAGAAACAGAATCTAATTTCAACGAATTTAAAGATAATGATGTTAAAGAAAAAGATAATAAAATATTACATAATGTATTCAAAAATAATATAAATCAAATACCTGAAAAAGATATTTTAGAAAAAACAAAAAATGATATAAAAACAAAAAAAGATGCAAATTATTTTCTAAATGCACTTGAATTACTCAATACAAATGATATTAAAAATTTAAATAATGATGAAAATTATGAATATGATTATTTATATCCACATTTAGATGATAAAAATTTTAATATTAAAATTTTTAATAAAGAGGAGTTTAACGAACATTCTTTAAATATAAAATTAGATAAAAAAAAATCATTACAATCAATGGCAAATAAAATATGTCATAAAGAATTTAGTTTAGCACCACATCAATTATTTGTAAAAAATTTTTTATCAAAATATACACCATATAATAGTTTGTTATTATATCATGGATTAGGAACAGGTAAAACATGTTCAGCAATAGGAATTGCTGAAGAAACACGTGAATTTTTAAAATTAAATAATATAAATAATAAAATATTAATAATAGCTTCTCCAAAAGTACAAAAAAATTTTAGATTACAATTGTTTGATGATAGAAAATTAAAATATAATAATGGTATATGGAGTGTAAATAATTGTGCTGGAAATAATTTATTAAAAGATATAAATAATTTAAAAATAAAAATTTCCAAAGAAAAAGTAATAAAAATTGTTGAAAATATAATAAATAATTTTTATGAATTTAAAGGATATATAGAATTTGCAAATGATATAACAAAATTAATGAATATTGATATGAATATACCTATAAATAAAAGACAAAATTTCATAAAATTAAAATTTCAAAAATATTATGGTAATAGATTAATTATTATTGATGAAATACATAATATACGTGAAACTAATGATGAATCTAATAAAATAATTGTTAATAATTTATTAACAATGATAAAATTTACAGATAATGTTAAATTAGTTTTATTATCAGCAACACCTATGTTTAATAGCTATAAAGAAATTATATATATAACTAATTTATTAAATTTAAATGATCGTAGAAGTAAAATAGATATTAAAGATGTTTTTGATGAAAATGGAAATTTTTTAAAGGATGATGATGGTAATGAAAAAGGTAAAGAATTATTAAAAAGAAAATTAAATGGATATATAAGTTATGTAAAAGGTGATAATCCATTAACATTTCCATTTAGAATTTTACCAGAATTATTTTCTCCTCGAAATAGTTTAAAAAAAATGAAATATCCCGAAAATGATTTATTGGGTAATAAAATAAAAAATACTATAAAATTCACAGATTTATATATAAATAAAATAAGTTCATATCAAGAAAAAGTATATAATTATATTCTTTTAAAATTATTTGAAAAAAATAAAACTAATTTGAATAATATATTCAAATATACTGAATTACAAAGACCATTAATATCTTTAAATATTGTATATCCAAATAAAGATTTTTTAAATATATCAGATATTAAAGATACAGAAATAGATATTAACGATTTAATATCTAGAAATGCTTTTTTACAAAATATTACATTTGTTGAAGAAACTAATCCACCGTCGAGAGAAAAATATGAATTTATTGATAAAAATATACCAAATATATTTACAAAAGATAATATAGGAAAATATAGTTGCAAAATAAAAAATATATTGGAAGCTATTCATAATTCAGATGGACCAATTATAATATATTCACAATTTATAGATGATGGTATAATACCATTAGCATTAGCATTAGAAGCAAATGGATTTAGACGATATGGAACAAATACTTGTCTTTTTAAAACACCACCTACTGATGAATTAGATATTAAATCATATAAATTTAAATCACAATTATCTAAAGAAGAACTAATAAATTTTAAACCTGCAAAATATATTACAATAACAGGTGATCATAAATATTTAACACCAAAAAAAATAGAAACAGAATATTTAAAAGCGGCAACAAATGATGATAATAGTAATGGTGAAATTATTAAAATTATATTATTATCAAAAGCAGGTAATGAAGGTTTAGATTTTAAATTTATAAGACAAATACATATATTAGAACCTTGGTATAATATAAATAGTTTAGAACAAACCATAGGCAGAGGTGTAAGAAATTGCAGTCATAAAAATTTACCATTTGAGCAACGTAATGTAGAAATATTTTTACATGCTACATTATTAGAAAATAAAAATATAGAAACAACAGATTTATTATTATATAGAAAATCTGAAGAAAAAGCCATATTAATTGGTAATGTTACACGTGTTTTAAAAGAAATTAGCGTTGATTGTTTATTAAATATAGATTCACTTAAATTTACAGAAAAAAACTTAAAAACAATATACAAAAATCCAATTGAAATAACATTATCACATAAAAATGTTATATCTTATAAAGTAGGTGATAAAGCAAATACTGCTTTATGTGATTATATGGATAATTGTGAATATACTTGTAATAATAGTAATTTACAAGAAGATATTAATTTAAAAACATATAATACATCACATTTAGAATTAAATAATTTTAAAATTATAAAAATTATAAAAAATTTATTTATGGAAAAATTTTTTTATGATAAAAAAGAATTAGTTTTATTAATAAATTCATTTGATACATTTTCATATAATATTATAAATAATACATTAAACGAAATAGTTACAAATAATAATTATATTTTTCAAGATAAATATAATTCTCCTGGAAAAATTATTAATATAGGTACATTGTATATTTTTCAACCGTTTCAATTGAATAATGAAAATTCATCATTATATAGTAAAACAACACCAATATTTTATAATAATGATTATATTTCAATTAAAAAATCAAATACGTCTTTAGAAAATTCAAATATGGATTTAAAAAATAATGAAGTTTTAGAAGAAGATAATACAATAAAAATTGACACATTATATAATAGTTTATATTCAACACTTGAATATATACTAAATGGTGATGTTGTAAATATTAATAAAATATATAAGCATTTACCAGATACACATTTTATTAAAATATTGACATCATTTATAAAAACTGATAGTCTATATAAAAATAATATAATAAGTTATGATGATATTAAGTTACCAAAATTTAATTATAATTTTATACATATTTCTTTTTTACAAAGTATAATTTGTAATATGTTATTAGATAATTTAAATGTTGATGATAAAATAATGTTATATAAATATATTATTAATATAGATTATGAGAGATTAGATGAAAAATCTAATGTTTTTATTAAAAATATTATTGATTATTTCCAAAATTATATAATTGACTTTAAAAATAAAAAAATATTAGTATTTTTTGAATCAAATAAAATTATAAATAAAAATTACAGTATTTATATTGTAGAAAAAACTGATAAAATTATTATTACAAAAGGAGATTATGAAGACTATCAAGATTTTAATGATATAATAGTTAAAAAATTTACAATTCCAGAAAAAAATTATGCTCCTATAGTTGGATTTATAGAAAATGTAGATTATAATATTCATAAACAAAATTATGTATTTAAATTAAAAAATTATAATAATACATTAAAGCAATATAATCCAGGAAATATATGTAAACAAATACAACCAAAAGGAACACTATTAAATGACTATATGAAATTGGTTGTTCCTGAAGAAATATTTAATATTATAACAAAAGATAAAAAAACAGTTAATTATATTTGTATTATAATTGAATTATATATAAGATACAATCAAATTATTCAAAAAAATAAATTTTGGTTTTTTGATACAAATTATTCTAATTTTAATAATTTTTATTTAAAAAAAATAAAAAATAAAAAATAAAAAGTAAAAAGTAAAAATAATAATTATTTATAAAATTGAATATATTAAAGATTATATTATTTATTTATATTAATATTATGACAGATATAAATAAATTATATACTAAAAGATTATTAGATGAAATTGTATATTTAAAATTTAATAATATTACCGATAATAATTTCTATGCATATATTTTAAATATATTAAAAAGTAAAGAAGGTAAATGTATAGAGGAAGGATATATTAAATTAGATAGTATAAAAATTATAACATTATCTATGCCTAGTATTATTTCTGATAAATTAAAATTTAATGTTGTTTATGAATGTTTAGTGGCTATTCCAAGTAATAATATGTTAATCACTTGTAATGTTAAAAATATTACAAAAGTTGGTATTAGAGCTGAATTAGATATTAATCCAAGCCCATATATTATATTTTTAGCAAGAGACCATCATTATAATAATGAATCATTTAATAATATTTCAGAAGGTGAAAAAATAAATATTAAGGTTTTAGCTTTTCGATTTGAATTAAATGATACATTTATATCAATTATAGCTGAATTGTTAGACAAAAAAGGAAATATTAAACAAGAATTTCGTAATTTAAAAACCGAATTAAAAACTGAATCAAAAGGAAAAAAATTAAAATAAATAATATTTAAACAAATTATTTAAACAAATTATTTAAACAAATTATTTAAACAAATTATTTAAACAAATTATTTAAACAAATAATTTAAACAAATTATTTAAACAAATTATTTAAAAATATAATTTATATATTAATTTATATTTTAAATTATGAATTCTTATAATTTTACAGTATTAGAGAAAATTAGAAAATCAATAGAATCTATGGAAAAAACAAATCAAATTGAATTTGCAAAAATATTGTTAAATAATAATGTTAAACTAACAGAAAATAATAATGGAATTTTTGTAAATCTTAATATTTTAGATGATAATACAATACAACAATTTATATCACAATTGGATTTTATAAATAATCAAAATAATTTTTTAAATATTGATGAAAATAAAAAAAGTGATTTAGAAAATATTTTTTTTAAAAAGTAATAAAGATATATTTAGTATATATTTAGTAAATGAATTCAAATATATATAATAACATAGATTTATATCCGACTATAAATATAAATGATTTAATTAACAATCTTAAACCATATATGTTTATGGATATTAATTGTAATAAAAATACTGATAATACAGAAAATAATTTTAACAGTGATAAAAAATATATAAAAATATATAAAATACAAGCACCATATTTTGAAAAAAACCCTGATTATAATAAAGAAAGACGTAAATATAATGAAAAAATTATAACAAATAATTCATATAGAAATAATGATCTTTTATTTTGGTGTTTTTATAAAATATATAAAAACCTAAATGATAATGATTTACAATATTTAAATATATTTACAGAAGAAAAAAAAAATAAAATTAAATTTGTTGAAGAATTAGAAAAAAAAAAATATATTTTAAAAAAATTTAAAATAAAACATTCTATATTAAAAGATGAATTATTAAATGATAATAAAATTTCATTATACACATTTAAAAATTTATTTATATTATATGATTTAAATGTTATTGTTTTAAAAGATAATTCTACATTTTCAGGTTTCTTTTCAAATGAAGATTATTATGATATATTTTTAAATAATATAGATTTAAATACTTTAGAAAATCAAATTAAATTAAATAATATAATTAAATTAAATTATAATAATTCTTCGAATATTAGTAATAATTACGATATTATTATGGATATTAAAATAAATAATGAAAATTTAATCAAATTAATGAAAACCTCATATTATATAGAAAATTTAGAAAAACCTTTAAAAAGCGAATCAAGTTATAAATTACAAGATTTAGTTGATATTTCTAATAAATTAAAAGTAAATCTATTTGATAATAATAATAAAAAAAAAACAAAAAAACAACTATATTCTGAAATATATAAAATTTTATCTTAAAATATCATGTTATTTTAAATAAATAAATAACTTTTTTTTTTATAAATTGATTATTATTTAATAAGATAATAAATAATAATCAATATATATAATTATGACAAGTAAATCAAATAAAACAATATTAAAAAAATCTTCAATTATTGAAGATTCTAATGATAGTGAAAATACTATTCAATTCAAAAGATTATTAACATTGTATATAGAATATCTTGGTAAATTTGTAGATGATTTTATACCTGAATTTGAAATTAGATTTGGAACAAAAAATATTAAACAATTAACAAAAATAGATTTTTATAATGTTGTAAAAACTATTTTAAATGCTAACTTTAAATTAAATTCAGAAAAATATAGTTTAAAAATAATAACTGAAAATGAAAATTCTAATATACGTTGTGAAATAAATGGTATTTCTAATATACAAAGTTATTGTATAAATAATAATTTTTCAGATATAGATATATCTGAATATAACTTTTTAGAAAAACAATATTTTAATATGAAACAAGAAAAAATTTTACCCATTGATTTTGATGATTTTAATTTTAGAGTCGCATTTCAAGTGGAAAAAAAATTCAATCATAATGATGAAATTATTCAAAAAATTTTACAAAAATGGCAATCTACAAAAAAAATTTTTAGATATATTAAACGTTTTGAATATAAACATCCAGACTTTCCTATTTTAATACATCTAAGTATTGTTAAAATGTCTAATAATAAATCAAATAATTATCAATCATATTTTAATATTCATGATTCAAATGTTTTTAATAATTTTGAAAATTATGAGATAGAAATAGAATTAGATAATAATATTATAAATTTAAATTCTAATTATCAACAAGATGATATTTTATATAATAAAATAAAGACTACTATTAAATATATTTTAATTGGTTTACAACGTTCAAATTTTCCCATATCTATAACTGAAGAAAAAGTTATTTTAAATAATTATTTTAAAATAATTGATAAACAAATTAATTTAAATGAAACAGCTATTTCATCTACTAATTTTATTGGTCCAAGTTCATCTACATTACAAATTATTAATTTATTAAAAAAAGATAATGATTTATATAATAATATACCAAATATACGCGAAAATTATACTGTAACAGATAAAGCTGATGGAGAACGTAAATTAATGATAATATCTAATGATGGAAAAATTTATTTAATAACAACAAGTATGAATGTTGAATTTACTGGAACAAGAACATTTAATAAAGATTTATATAATAGTATTATCGATGGTGAACATATTTTAAATAATAAAAAAGGAGAATATATTAATACTTATGCTTGCTTTGATATTTATTTTATTAAAGAAAAAAATGTAACAGGATTACCATTTATACAAAAAACAGAAGATAGTAAAGAAACAGATTCAACGCGATTAAATATATTAAATCATTTAATTAAAAAATTAGATATTAAATCTTTTAATAGTAAATCAAACGTTATATTTAATATAATGATTAAAAAATTTTATGCAAATAATATTTTTAAAAGTTGTGAATTATTGTTAAATAATATTCAATCTGGTTCATATGAATATAATACTGATGGATTAATTTTTACACCCGCATATACATCCGTAGGTAGTAATAAATTAAATGTTAAAGCACCAAATTATAGAATAACTTGGACTGATTCTTTTAAATGGAAACCCCCTGAATATAATACTATTGATTTTCTTGTAAAATTTAAAAAAAATTCTAAAAATGAAAAAATTATAAATATTAATTTTGAAAAAGGGATAGATATGGCAAATACTATAAATTCTAAATATTGTACTTTACTATTATACGTTGGATTTGATGAAAAAAAACATGGATATTTAAATCCTTTTAATGATCTTATTAATAATGTTATTAATAAAAGCAGTGATTATTATAATAAAAATGATTATAAACCTGCTTTATTTTATCCAACTAATCCAAGTGATGAAAATGCACATATTTGTAATATTTATGGTAAATTTGATGATAATACAAATATAATCAAAATATTTACAGAAAATAATGAAGAAATTGAAGATAATACAATTGTTGAATTTAAATATGTTCATGCAAATAAAGATGGATGGAAATGGATACCAATTAAAGTTAGAAATGATAAAACATATGAATTAAGATTGGGTAAAAAAAATTATGGAAATGCTTATCACGTTGCTAATTCAAATTGGCAATCTATATATAATCCTATAACAGAACAAATATTAAAAACTGGTGAAAATATTTCAGAAATATATCAAGATAATGATGTTTATTATAATACTTCAAATACATCTAATGAAACAAAAGCTATGCGTGATTTTCATAATCTATATATAAAAAATAAATTATATAGATTAGTTTGTAAATCTGGTGATTTATTGATTGATTATGCTTGTGGTAAAGGAGGAGATATACCAAAATGGTTAAATTGTAATTTACAATTTATTTTAGGTATAGATATAAATAAAGATAATATAGAAAATAAATTAGATGGTGTATGTGCTCGTTATTTAAATTATAAAAAAAAATTAAATAGTAAAAATATTCCAGATGCTTTATTTTTACAAGGAAATACATCTAATAATATTAAAACAGGTGAAGCTTTTATAAATGAAAAACACAAATCAATTTCAAAAGCTATATTTGGTGAAGGCAATAAAAGTGAATTACTTATAGGAAAAGTAGCTGTAAATAACTATGGTATAGCTAAAAATGGTTTTAATGTAGGTTCTATACAATTTGCATTACATTATATGTTTGAAAATTCTTTATTATTAAATTCATTTTTACAAAATTTATCAGAAACTATAAATATAAATGGATATTTTATTGGAACTTGTTATGACGGAAAAAAAATATTTGAAAAATTAAAAAATATTAATATAAATGAATCATACACTATTATTAAAAATTCTAAAAAAATATTAGAAATAACAAAAAAATATTCAAATGATTCATTTAATGATGATGAAACAAGTTTGGGATACAGCATAGATGTATTTCAAGAATCAATTAATAAAACATTTAAAGAATATTTAGTTAATTTTGAATATTTAACACGATTATTAGAAAATTATGGATTTGTAAAATTAAATGAAACAGAATTAAAAGAATTAAATTTAAACTATTCATATGATAATTTCAATTATTTATTTAAACAAATGAATAATGACATACAACGTGATACAAAAAATAAAAATAATTTTGGTAAAGCTTCTGAAATAAGTGAAGAAGAAAAAAATATATCATTTTTAAATAATTATTTTATATTTAAAAAAATTAGAAATGTAAATACTAGTGAAGTATTTACAAGTACTTTATATCAGGATAATTCTATTTTTAAACAAGAAAAAGAAAAAGGTAAAAATGATGATGATGTTCTTGAACAAGATGTTCAAGATGTTAAAGATGTTAAAGATGAACAAGATAAATTAGATGAACCCAAAACAAAAATAAATTTAGGTGCTACAATAGTAGATAACAAATTATCCCTATTGGATAAATTAAAAAAAGCTGAAGAAGCAAAACTAGCAAAAGCGAAAGAAAAAGAATTATTAAAACAACAAAAAGCAAAAGAAAAAGAATTATTAAAACAACAAAAAGCAAAAGAAAAAGAATTATTAAAAGAACAAAAAGCAAATGAAAAAGAATTAAAAAAACAAAAAAAATTGTAAAATAAATAATAAAATATCTTAATACAATTCAATTTATTAATAAAATTATTATAATAAAACAACTTAATAATTTAATTAAATATTAATTTAATTAAATTAATATTTATGACCTATTTAAATATTCCTGTATTTTTTTTAGATAATATTAATATTGAAATTAAATATAATAATGATAATGATAATAATGATAATATATACATCTCTAATACTTTACATAATATGTTATATAATTTGAAAACAGAAATTAATAATTATACAGAATACTGGGATTTATATAAAAAAATTACAAATCCATATGAATATATTCATACTCAAATAAAAAATAAAAAATTATCTGTATGTAATTTTAAACCAATATCTCGCTCATTCTTTAAATTGATTGAAATAAGTAATGTCTTTAATATTTTTGATGAAAAAAATCCTATAACTACTTTACATTTAGCAGAAGGTCCAGGTGGTTTTATACAGGCGTTAGATTATATACGTAAAAATGATAATGATATATATTATGGTATAACATTAATATCAAATAATGTTAATATACCAAATTGGAAAAAAATATTATATGATAATAAAAAAATACGTATAATTAATGGTAAAACACGTGATGGTGATTTGTTAAATATTGAAAATATTATATACTTTTATAATAATTATAAAAATACATTTGATTATATTACAGCTGATGGCGGAATAGATTTTTCAATAGATTTTAATTCACAAGAATTATTATCAAATAAACTAATAATTTCTGAAATTTTTTATACAATCATTACACAGAAAATAGGCGGAACATTTATTTTAAAAATTTTTGATATTTTTAAATATAAAACAACTGAATATATATTTTTATTATCTAATTTATATGAATCTGTATATATATATAAACCAAATACAAGTAGAATAGCTAATTCAGAAAAATATATTATTTGTAAAGGTTATAAAGGAGATAAATATGATTTATCTAAAAAAATTATAGAAAATTTTAAAGAAATTATAGAAAATGATACTAATATATATTCAATTTTTAATTTTAAAATCAATAAATATTTTTATAATAAAATAAATGAAATTAATTTAATATATGGACAACAACAAATGGAAAATATTAATACTACATTAAATTTAATAAGAGAGTTAAAAAATTTAATATATTATGGAAATATTAATAATATTAATAAAAATAATAATATATCATATATCATTTATAATGATATTTTTAATACTAAAAATGAAAATGAAAATGATATTTTGTTAAAATTAAATAAATCAATAAAAATAGATGAAATAAATCAAATAGATGAAATAAATCAAATAGATGAAATAAATCAAATAGATGAAATAAATGAAATACATGAAATAAATCAGATAGATGAAATAAATCAAATAGATGAAATAGATGAAATAGATGAAATAGATGAAATAGATGAATCTAATATATTTCAAGAAAAAATTTATAAAGATAATCATAAAAATAAAAAATGTAGTAAGATAATCCCTATAAAAAATTTAAATATTGAAACTAATAATGTAACATACATTAATTCAGAAGATATTATAAACGATTTATCTAATTTATCAAAAGAATTAAAAAATATTTTTACAAGTAATGTATTTCATAGAAATACATATTATAAATATTTTATGATATATATTAATAAAATATCAAGTTTAAAAAATATTAATATTAATAAATCTTTTTCATGGTGCATTAAATATAATTTTAATACTAATAATTTTAATTAATTTATTTTAATATTCTAATTCTTTTTTTATATGATAAATTGATAGGTTTACAGCAACTATCATTTATTATTTTATCTAAATTATCTTTTTTTGGATCCAAATTATTTTTATTATTTTCATATTTATTTAATGTACTATATTTAGCATTTAAAATTTTAGTAGAACTAGTAACACTTCCTTGTGTTTGAAATTTTTTATTTGATGGTACAAAAATAATATTTATATTATTTTTTTGTATACAATCTTCTTGAAGTAAATTTATATTATTAGTCATTGGTAAATTTTGATTGTATGTTTTATTTTTATTTATTAAATATTCTCTATTTGATAAAATTTTCTTATAATTATAAGAATTATCTAAACTTACTGTAGTATAGCGTTTTATTTTATTACAATTACAATTTTCAATTGAATTATAATTATTAACTAAATTTGGTGTATGTATATATATAATATTATCACAACAATCATTTGTTGTTATAATTTGATATCCACCTGGTTTATCATATATTCCTATATATGAACGATTACTTGGTTTATTACTTGAATTATTATTTGTATTAGATAATGTTAAACGATTATTATTAATTGGATTTGCATTTACATATGTTGATTTACCTTGACATAAAGACAAGTCATTTGTATTTATATTAGTATAATTATAATCATTATTTTGAGAAAATTTAGAAATTCTTAATCCATATTTTAATGTATTAAAATTATTTTTATAATTTATGAAATTCATTATATATATATATATAATGAATTATAAAAAATTATTAATACTATTAATAGTTTTATTTTTCTTTTATTTTTTTGTATTTTTTTATAATAATTACTATAAAATAATTGAAGGTGCAAGTAAAAAAGAAAGAGAAAAAGCAAAAAAAAAATCAACAAATATAACAAGTAAAGGTCTAGATGCAATGAATGGGTAAAAAAATAATTATATATTATTTTAATTATTATATATTTAATATATAATAATTATAAAATATAATGCCTAGTAATACAAGTATGAATGAAAATTTTTTTGCAATAGTGAACAATTTATCGGAAGACCCTGAACAATGTATTGTTGACGATTTTGGAGGTAAAAGCCATAGTTATGGTTTATGTGTTAGACCTCCAGTTGGATTAAAACATGATAAATGTAAAAGTGGCGGAGGATATAACTTTGGTTTTGATTGTATGGGAGTAAATTTTGTTGAAATGAGTACATATTTAGATTGTTTACTTATTGATGATAAATCATGTTTAGCCAATAGTGGTTCAAATACACATTATACGGAATGTGCTCCATTATCAGGAAATACTTATGCATTAAAAACAAATAGTAAATGTATTGATAATAATGGCAATGAACAAACTTTATATAAATTTATTAATAATCAAAGCGGTTGTGAAAATATAATAACAGGACGTTCTGGTGCTGATGCCGGTGCTATGATGAAAGCATTAACTAAAGCAGGGTGTGTTGTAGATGGTGGATTGTTTAATTCTTTTATGGGAGAAACAAAACCTAAATGTACGCGTGTTAAAGCTAAATGTTCAATAAGTGCACCAGAAGGTGGAACATATGAGTTAAAATCAACAGGCCCTATTTATTTAGAAAATGAACAAGCAAGTACTTTAAAAGAATCGGGTATGGTAGTTTATGATGAAAATTTTACAAATTTGTATGAAGACATTTATAATTATTATAAAAAAAATCCAGATATTGGTTTAAATAATAATATAGAACATGAAATTGATAAAATATATAATAATAATAATATAAATAATGTATTTAATGGTATAATATTATTACTTTTACTATATGTTTTATTTAAAATATTATATAAAAAATAATCAAAAATTGTTATCATCATTATCATAATTATGAATAAAATTGCTATAGTTTGTATTCTTTATATTTCCACATAAAATAGCATTTTCATAAATTTGTCGTAAAACATCATTTGGAGCTTCTGTTCCTAACTTAATTAAATTTAATTTTCTTAATTCATTTTTTATTTCTTGTATAGATTTACTTTTTTTTTTTGTTACATCATCTTTAATGTTTTTTAATGTGTGTTTATTTTTTATAATTACACCTACTTGGTTTTTATTTTTTAATTTTCCAATTTTATATTTAATTTTTCTTGTTATTCTATTTATTTTAGGAATATATTTATTTTTTGTATTATTTTCTTTTAATTGTCTATTGATATCTTGATATTCTTCATATAAGTCACAATCTTCTTTTAATTTATTAAAAGAATTAGTATCATTATTATTATTATTATTATTATTATTATTATTATTATTATTTAATTCATTAAATAATTCATTATTTAATTCATTAAATAATTCATTATTTAATTCATTTATTAAATCATTATTGGAACTATTATTAATATTACTATTTTCATTACTATTTTGAAGATTTATTGGATTATTAATTGGATTATTAATTGGATTATTAATTGGATTATTAATTGGATTATTAATTGGAATATTAATTGGATTATTAATTGGATTATTAATTGGATTATTAATTGGATTATTTATTGGATTATTAATTGGATTATTAATTGGATTATTAATTGATTTAGCATTTAATTCTAAATCATCACTTATTATATTATTAAATTTTATATGATTTTTTTCTTTATTAAAATTTTTATAAGTTTTATTAAATTCTCTATATGTTGGTTTTAAACCATTTTTTAAACATCCATAATTAGGTTGCATTTTTAAATCATCGCTTAAATTAATATTAACATCTATTCCATTTGAAATTTTATTTGTTAATTTTTTTTTCTTTTTTTTATCTCTATTTTTATTTGATAAATCTCTCAAAAAATTTAATGATTTATTAAATTCTGTTTCAAAATCTTCTTTTATTTCATGTTTTTCTAATTTTTTTTCATTCATTTTTTCTTCTTTTATTTTTTCTATTTCTTTATCTTTATGATAATCTTTAACTTTTTTTAAAAGTTCAAGTTTTACTTTATTAATATTTTTATTAGTTTCATTGGTTGCTTGTGGTTTTAATCTAATTTTATTTGTTTTTTCTTTTTTTTTTGTTCCTATTTTAAATGATTCAGGATCTATTTTTACAGTTTTTTGATTCGACATTAGTAATATATTATTTTTTTTTTATTAATATATTTAAACATATTAATAAAAAAAATATTAATAAAAAAATAAAAATTGATAAAATTTTATTTAAAAGTATTTAAAAATATACATTTAATCATAAATTAGTATGGATAATGATAACAAAAACCAAATTAATTATGATAATATTCCATGGTCTATTATTGAAACTTATTTTAAAAATAAATATTTAAATAGATTAGTTAAACATCAATTAGAATCATATAATTATTTTGTTGATACACAAATAAAAAAAACAATTGAAATGTTTAATCCAGTACATATATGTTCAGAACATGATTATATCAAAGAACATAAATTATACAGATTAGAAATTTTTATTACATTATCTAATTTTAGTATTCATAGACCTCAAGTTTATGAAAATAATGGAGCATCTAAATTAATGTTTCCACAAGAAGCACGCATTAGAAATTTTACATATGCTGGTTCAATGACTGTAGATTTAAATATTAAATATATTGTACGTAATGGAACAAATTATGAAAATGTTATACAATATAATAAATTATTACCAAAAATACATATTGGTAAATTACCAATTATGTTAAAATCCAATATTTGTATTTTAAATCAATATACTCATTTAAATCATAATTTAACACAAGAATGTAGAATGGACCCAGGTGGATATTTTATTATTAATGGTTCTGAAAAAACTTGTTTAGGACAAGAAAGAGCAGCAGAAAATCAAATTTATTGTTTTAATATTCAAAAAAATAATACAAAATGGTGTTGGTCTGCAGAAATGAAATCAATTCCTGATTGGAAATGTATTTCACCAAAACAAATTTCTTTATTAATATCATCAAAAAGTAATACATTTGGTAAATGTATTTATTTACAAATTCCAAGATTAAAGAATCCTATACCTTTATTTATAATTTTTAGAGCTTTTAATATTATTTCAGATAAAGATATTTGTGAAAAAATTATTATTGATATCAATTCTAAAAATAATAAAAAATTACTTTATGCTTTAAAAGGTTCTATTTTAGATGCTAATAAATGTTTAACTTATAATGATGCTATTAAATATATTATTTCAAATGTTATTTATACACCTTTAAATGTAGATAAAGAAACTGGTTCAAAAAAAAAATATGACTTTGCTTTAGAAGTTATTAATAATGATATATTTCCACATTGTAAAACTCTAGAGCAAAAAATTTATATGTTAGGATATATGACAAATACACTATTAGAAACATCGTTTGGTAATAAACCAACCAGTGATAGAGATTCTTATTTAAATAAACGCATAGATTTAACTGGTGTATTATTAAATAATTTGCTACGAAATTATTTAAATAAGTTAGTCAAAGATATGCAAAAACAAGTTATTCGTGAAATTAATAATGGTTCATGGAAATCTAATGAAAATTATGAAAATATTATTAATAATACAAATATTTATAAAATTATTAAATCAACAACTATTGAAAATGGTATTAAAAGAGCATTAGCAACAGGTGATTTTGGAATTAAACAAGTAAATACCAATAAAGTTGGTGTAGCACAAGTTCTAAATCGTTTAACATATATTTCTAGTATTAGTCATTTAAGAAGAATTAGTACTCCAATTGATAAAAGTGGTAAATTAGTTCCTCCTAGAAAATTACATAATACATCTTGGGGATTTTTGTGTCCTGCCGAAACACCAGAAGGTGGTTCAGTTGGTATTGTAAAAAATTTAGCAGCATTAACTCATATTACTATTCCATCAGAAAGTTCTGGAATATATAGTTATCTCGAAAATAAAATTATTACTTTTGATAAAATAGATGCAAAAAAAAAATCAGAATATGTCAAAATATTTATAAATGGTTGTTGGATTGGTTTTGTAGATAATCCAATTGAAGTATTTAATGATTTAAAAAATAAAAAATATTTAGGTATTATTAATATATATACATCAATTATATTTGATTATCAATTAAAAGAAATTAAAATTTGTAATGATGGTGGTCGTTTAACTCGTCCAGTTTTTAAAATTAAAAATAATAAATTTATTGATGATTTTATTAATAATAAGAATTTTATTAATAAATTAAATAATAATGAATATAATTGGGAAGATTTATTATATAATGGAAAAATAGATAATTCTATTATTGAATATATTGATTCATATGAACAAAATAATTCAATGATTGCTATGAATATGCAAAAAATTTTTGAAATAAATAACACCAAATATAATAATAATAACAATAATTCTAATAATATTATTTATAAATATACCCATTGTGAAATTCATCCAAGCACTATTTTTGGTATTTTAGCATCTTGTATTCCTTTTCCTGAAAATAATCAAGCACCTCGTAATACATATCAGAGTGCTATGGGAAAACAAGCAATTGGTATGTATGTTACAAATTATGATAAAAGAATGGATAAAACAGCATACATTTTATCATACCCCATGCGTCCTCTTGTAGAAACACGTTTAATGAATATTATTCGTTTAGATAAAATTCCATCTGGTGAACAAGTAATTGTTGCTATTGCAAGTCATACTGGATATAACCAAGAAGATAGTATATTATTTAATAAAGGTTCAATAGATAGAGGATTATTTTTAGCAACAATTTATCATACAGAAAAAGATGAAGATAAAAATTTATATGGTAATGAAGAAATTCGTTGTAAACCAGATACTAAAAAAACAAAAAATTTAAAATTTGCTAATTATAATAAAATTAATAAAAATGGTATTATACCTGAAAATACATTAGTTGAAGATAAAGATATTATTATTTCAAAAGTTTTACCAATTAAAGAAAATAAAAATGACTTTACAAAAGATATAAAATATACTGATGATAGCACTATCTATAGAACTAATGAAGAAACATATATCGATAAAAATATAATTGATACAAATGGGGATGGTTATAATTTCTGTAAAGTTAGACTTCGTGCTATGAGAAAACCCAATATCGGTGATAAATTTTCCAGTCGTCATGGACAAAAGGGAACAATAGGTAATATTATTCCAGAACAAGATATGCCATTTACAGCTGATGGTTTAAAACCTGATATTATTATTAATCCTCATGCTATCCCCAGTAGAATGACTATCGCTCAATTAAAAGAAACACTTTTAGGAAAAGTTTTACTTCAACTTGGACTATTTGGTGATGGAACTAGTTTTGGTGATTTAAAAATTGAAGATATTGCTAAAAAATTACAAAATGTTGGTTATGAATCTAATGGTAACGAAATTTTATACAATGGCTTAACAGGAGAACAATTAACATGTTCTATATTTATTGGTCCAGCATTTTATCAACGATTAAAACATATGGTTAATGACAAACAACATAGTAGAAGTATTGGCCCTATGGTTAACTTAACAAGACAACCTGCAGAAGGAAGAGCAAGAGATGGCGGATTACGATTTGGAGAAATGGAAAGAGATTGTATGGTATCTCATGGTGCATCTAGATTTACAAAAGGGCGTATTTATGATGCTTCTGATGCTTATGGATTATATATTTGTGGTAAATGTGGTTTAACTGCTAGTTTTAATAATGTAGATCATATTCATATTTGTAATAATTGTGAAAATAGAACTGATTTTAAATATGTAGAAATTCCTTATTCATGTAAATTATTATTTCAAGAACTACTTACTATGAATATTGCTCCTAGAATTATTACCGAATAAACTTATTTATTAAAAAAATTATAATTAATATTATATATTTTTTTAATAAAATAATATATTATATTAATAATATGTCTCAAGAACCTTTATGTTTACCCTTAAATACTACGATAAATATTTCAGATATTGCTAGTTCTGATTATGTATTTACAGTTAATGGTACACCATATAATACAAAAACTAATAAATTTAAATTATCAGTTGGTACATATAATTTTAGTAAACCTTCTCAACATCCTATATCTTTTATAGGATTACCCGATGGAGTTACTATTACTGATAACAATGGTGCCGATAATAACATAGCTTTAACTGCTAATTTTAGTTTAAAGGTTGAAAAACCATTTTCTGGTTCATTTGATATATGTTGTACAATTCATAGTGATATGTCAGTTTCTAATCTTTTTATATATGATGAAACTTGTAATAATTCATATAAATTTGAACAAAAATATTTAGGAAATGGAATAAAAGGACATCAAGCAAAACAATTTGGACATATGGATTCTGGCGGTGAACGCTCCGCTAATAGAAGATATTTAGCAAAATCTTTCGGTAATTTATATAATACTGGTTTAGGTTCTTCGCCTGCTTTATATAATAAAAATGTATTAGGACCATTTAGAACTGCTTTCAGTGGTGGTGATATTGTTACAAAAAATATTGAAAATACTAATCCTAAATATGGTAGAGAATCCAGCCAAGTTAATGGAAATAATTTATCTAGAATTAAAGGACAAGCTGATGGAACTTATCAAAATGGAAATGCTATGTATTCGGGTAATTCAAAATTTGTTTATGAAGGTTCGGATTATACAAGATATAAAAAATTAGCGGCTATTAATAAAACTTATAATGATACTTCACACGGTGGTAATGGTTCAACAGGAAAAGGTAGCTTTGGATGGCAACAACATGCTATTAGAGCAGTTAGAAGATAATCAATTATTATATAAATATAATTTTTTGTTTTTTTTATATATTGAATAATATATAAAAAATGCCTGTTGATAATTTAGAAAAAAAATCTAAAAAAAAATCTAAAAAAACACAAAATGATGTTCCAAAAGAAGAGCCAAAAGTTGAAGAACCTGTTTTAGAAACAGTTTTAGAAGTTACAGAAGAACCAGTCCCTGAACCTGTGGTAGAACAACCAAAAGTTGAAGAATCTGTTACAGAAGAATCAGTTTCTGAACCTTTACCAGAACCCGAACCTGTAGTAGAAGAACCAGTCCCTGAACCAGAGCCAGAACCAGAACCAGTCCCTGAACCTGTTCCTGAACCTATTGTTGAAGAACCAGAGCCAGAGCCAGAACCAGTCCCTGAACCTGTTCCTGAACCTGTTCCTGAACCTGTTCCTGAACCTGTAGTAGAAGAATCTGTTCCTGAACCTGTTACAGAAGAATCTGCTCCTGAACCAGAATTAGTCCCTGAACTTCTAGTAGAAGAACCAAAGCCAGAACCAGTTTTAGAACCAGTTTTAAAACCTGTACAAGAACCTGCTCCTGTTTTACAAAAAAAACCTAAAAATTTAAAAATAAAAATGAGATTAATTTAAAATAATTTTATATATAAAACGTATTTATATGAGTAATTTATTTTTAGCAAAAAATATGCCTCAAAAATTTCAAAATGAATCGAGTTCTATGGATTTTATTATTGGAAGAAACTCTTTTAAAAGAATAAATCTTAATGATGATTCAGAAAAATCTACTAAACGTAATAATGCTATTAATACAAATTCTTTATCTTCTGGTTTAAGAATTAATAAATTAAAATATCATCATATAGGTTTAGGAAGTATGACAGTAAAAAATGAAAATGAAAAATTGTCATATAATAATAATGATATTAATTATATGAATTTTAGATTAAATAGAGTTAGATATTAAATTAAATTATTATAATTTAAATATTATTATATTATAATAATTTAATATGAGTGGAACTCTACCTAGTTTTAGTAAAAAAAAATTTGTAGATTTACCATATTTAAATATAGATGCAGATGCAGGAGAACAGGAAGAAAGAACTATTAAGTTAGAAGATCTATTTGAATATCAACAACTAACGATTCCTCCTCCTCCTCCTGGTGCTCCTCCTGGTGCTCCTCCTGACCCTGACTATCATATTTTAAATATAAAAAAACAATTTATTTGTGTAAAATTTGGAACAGGGGCGAATGAAAAATCCAGAATATATGTAAAAAAGCCAACTATAACTTATTCATCAGATAAATTACCTTTAATCAGTATTGGTGATAAAACAATACCTGGTGAAATTGTATTTAATAATAATAGTGTTCCCGCAGCCAAACAGAAGAATGATCAAGACAAAGAGGGGTTAGAGATATTTAATAAAGTATATAAAAAACTTGAGCCGGATGAAAGACCTTATTTTGCTGATGGCACAAACGCATTTCAAGGAGGAAAAAAAGGTGACGGAACTAGAAAAAGAGGTGGTAGTAAAACTCGTTAAATAAATATATAATAAATAAATTTAAAATTAAAATTATATCATATAATAATTTATAATTTTAATTTTAATATGACTTTAGCAGAAGAATATTTTGAATATACAAAACAATATATTGCTTCACATGGAAAAAAAACAATAGTTTTAATGCAAGTCGGTAGTTTTTTTGAATGTTACGCAATACAAAATCCAGATAAAACTTATAAAGGTAGTTTAATTCAACAATTTGCAACAATTAATGATATGGCTATTGCTCCAAAAAATATATGTATTGGAAATGAAAATGTAGTAATGGCTGGATTTGGAGTAAATTATTTAGATAAATATGTAAAAAAATTATTAGAACATGGTTATACAGTTCCTGTATTTGTTCAAGACGTTCAAGGAAAAAATACAACAAGAAGTTTAGCCTATATTTATTCACCAGGAACATACTTTAATAATAATGAATCAAGTGTTACTGGCGATGATAGTTTAAATTGTAATTATAATAATGGTTTAAGTAATAATACGATTTGTATATGGTTACATATATCAAAGGCAAATAAAATTATAAAAGAAGATATGATGACAATAGGTTTAAGTATGATAGATATTTTAACAGGTAAATTAATAAATTATGAATATAGTGAGCCATATATAGATAGTCCAACGGCATATGATGAATTAGAGAAATATATTTCAATATATAATCCATCAGAAACAATTTTAATAACAAATAATATAGATGATTATGATGGAAATTATTTAGATATTGTAATAAGTTATGCTAATATAAATTCTCAAAAATATCATAAAATATATTTACATGATAATAAAAGCGAACAAGAAGAGAATTTTGAGAAGATAGCATTAAATTGTGAAAAACAAATTTATCAAGAAGAGATGATAGATAAGATATATGGAATAGGTTCATATTTAGAGAAGCATGAATTTAGAGAATATAGTTATGCTAATCAAAGTTTATGTTTTCTATTAGATTTTGTATATAAACATAATCAAACATTAATAAAAGATATAGATTATCCTATATTTGAAAATCATAGTAATAAATTAATATTAGCGAATCATTCTCTCAAACAATTAAATATAATAAATGATGAGAGATATAGTGGAAAAATGGCGTGTGTAGCAAATTTATTAAATAATTGTGTAACAAATGCTGGTAAGCGTAAATTTAATTATGAATTATTAAATCCAATAAATGATATTAATGAATTAAATAAGTCATATAATATGATAGATGATTTAAGAGAGAGTAATTTTCATGAAACAATAAAAGAATATTTGATGGATATAAGAGATATAGAAAAAATCGAGAGAAAATTAATAATGAAAAATATAAATCCAAAAGATTTTTTTATTTTATTTAATAATCTCTCGAAAGTAAAAGAATTATTTCAAAAAATTTCCAAAAAAAAAGATAAAAAGTTTATTAAATATATTAGATCGTATTTAGATTATGATATTGATAAAATTTGTGATGAATTAATTAATTATTTAAAAGAATCATTAAATATAGAAAAATGTAGTCATATAGTTTTAGATAAATTATCAAATTATAATCTACAAGATTTGAAATTTATAAATAAAAATTATAATGAAGATTTAAATGTTTTATTTAAAAATTCATTTGATTCGAGAGAACAATTGGAAGGTATAACAAAATTTCTCTCGAATTTAATTGTAGATTTTGAGAGAAAACCTAAAAATGGGGGGTCTATTCCATCAAAAAAAGGAGAGATTTCTGAAAAAAACGATAAAAAAGAAACAAAAAATAAAAATAAAAAAAATAAAGAAGATGAATTAAAAGATAGTGATGAAGAAAATAATAAAAAAGAAGATAAAGATGATAAAGAAGATAGTAATTATTTAGTTAAAATACATGATACAGCAAAAAATGATCCAATATTAATTGCTACAAAAAGAAGATGTGTAATGATTAAAGAAATAATGAATAAAATAATTGAAAAATCAGGACAATATTTTGACATACCATATAAATCAAGTTATTTAGGAACAGAAGAACTATTAAATTTAGATTTACAAGCAATAGAATATAAAATTCATGGAAACAATCAAAATTCAATGATAATATATTCAGGACATATAAATGATATAGCTGGTTCTATTCAAAATTCAAAAGATTATTTAATTGAAGGAATTTTAAAACATTTTTCGAATATTTTGAGAGATTTTGATAAAATAAATAAAAATGAAAGAAATAAAAATACAAAAATAACAGCAAAATCAAATATTAAAAATAATAATAATTTACAAAAAAATAATACATATTTAAATATAATCTCTCGTTTTATTGGATTAGTTGATTTATGTTTTTGTAAAACATATAATGCTGTTAAATATAATTATTGTAAACCATCTATTGAAGAAAATAATAATAATAAGTCATTTTTCAAATTTAAAAAAATTCGCCATTGTTTAATAGAACATTTAAATACAAAAGAATTATATGTTACAAATGATTATGAATTAGGAAATAATGATAATGGAATGTTATTATATGGAACAAATGCAGTAGGTAAAACTAGTTTTATAAAATCAATTGGAATATGTATTATTTTAGCACAAGCAGGTATGTATGTTCCTTGTGAAGAATTTATTTTTTATCCATATAGTTATTTATTTACAAGAATTTTAGGAAATGATAATATTTTTAAAGGATTATCAACATTTGCTGTAGAAATGTGTGAATTAAGAACAATTTTAAAGCAATCAACAAGTAATAGTATTATATTAGGAGATGAATTATGTAGTGGAACAGAATCTACATCAGCATTAAGTATTTTTGTATCAAGTTTAGAGAGATTACATAATATAAATAGTACATTTTTGTTTGCAACACATTTTCATGAAATTTTAGAATATGAAGAAATAAAAAAATTAGAAAAAATGAAGATACATCATATGTCGGTAGTATTTGATAGACAACAAAATTTATTAATATATGATAGAAAATTAAAAGAAGGTCCTGGGGAGGCAATGTATGGTTTAGAAGTATGTAAATCGTTGGATTTACCGAATGATTTTATAGAGAGAGCATATCAAATACGTAATAAATATCACAATAAAAATGAAGAAATTTTAGAAGGAAAACAATCGACATATAATTCAAAAAAAATAATAAAAAATTGTGAAATATGCAAAGTAAATAAAGGAACAGAAATTCATCATCTTCAATATCAAAAAAATGCGGATAAAAATGGTATAATTAATGGAGAATTTAGCAAAAATCATAAAGCTAATTTAATTAATATATGTGAAAAATGTCATAATAAAATTCATAAAAATGATGAAGAATATAAAGTTAAAAAAACAACAAAAGGTTATATATTAGAAAAAATATAATATTTTTATATATTATAAAAATATGAAAAAATCCAAAACTATGGTATCGAAAGTAAAACGTTTTAATTCGGAGTCTGCCAGAAAAAAAGCGAAATCCTGCAAATTATCTTTAAAACAAATACCATGCAAACGTAATAGAGTTACTACAAAAGAAGTAGAAAGAGCTTGCAAAAAATTAAAAAAAACTAAATCGAAAACAAAAGGAACCAAAAAAAAAGGTACAAGAAAAAGATAAATAATCAATAAAATAAAATAATAAAATAAATAATTTAATTTATACGTAAAATGGTACATATAAATTAAATTGAACAAAAATTTTATTTATAATATAATTATTATTATACAAAGAGAACGATACAAAACAACTAGACAATATGGACACGAATACAACCACAAATGCTTATGCTCTTATTCATGGACCAGTTATTTTTGAAAGTTCTACTCAAGAACAATTCAAAGAATTTGAAAAAAGTTTCCCGGCTGGAAGCAATGCTTTAAAGTTAATAACAGAACCGGCTGTTTTTGAACCACATGTTCAAGCTATAATTGACTTATATTATGAAGCAATGAAAAAATAGATGATAAAATAAAAATAAAAAATTCTTATAAATCTGAATTTATTGGAATTTTTTTACCTCTTGGTAATTTTACTTTTAAATTTTTTTCTATATTTGCTATTTGTAAATTTGTTGGAAATTCTTTTCCAGATTCCCATCTTGATAAAATTTGTTGTGATATACCTATTTCATTTGATAATTCTTTTTGAGTTTTTTTTAAAGCATTTCTACTTTGCATAATTAATTTACCTAATTCTTTTGGAAAATCTAATTTTGTTTCATTTTTTCCAATTTTAGTATTAGTAGTTCTATTACTTGTATTACTATTATTAGTATTATTATTTTTATTTTTATTAAAAGTAATATTATTCCAATCCTGATGTTGTAGCATAATTATTTATTTTTATTATAATATTTTTAATTTATTTTTTTTATTTTTATTTTTATTTTATTATTATTATTATTATTATTTTTTAAATTGAATATAAATATATTATAAATAATTATATATAAATTATATAATATGATTATACCTGTTAAATGTTTTACATGTGGTAAAGTATTAGGAGATAAATATAGATTTTATGTTAGAGAGATTAGTAAAAGAAAAATAGAAAAAAATTTAGATGTTGATAAAATTGAATATTTAACGAAAAATACTATTGATAAAACAATCGAAGGAGAAGTATTAGATAAATTAAGATTAAATAAATATTGTTGTAGACGTCATATGTTAACACATGTTGAAATAGAATAATTTATTTGATAAAAATATAAAAATAATTATAAGCTATAAAATTTAGACATAATAATTTAATAATTTTTTTTTTTATTAAATTATTATAAATGGTAAAAAAATTTAATAATAGTTATTTAAATAAATATTCAAAAGATTTTAAAAACTTATGTACTCCAGCATCAATATATTTCTTTTTTTCAATAATAATATTTTTAGCATTAGCTTTACAAAATTTTGGAAACAATGATGTATTTTGTATGGGACCTTATAAATGTAATGTAGGTCATACATTTGTAATATTTATATTTCATATTTTATATATATTATTTTGGACATTTATATTGAATGTATTATGTAAAGCTGGATATAGTGAACTATCATGGATTTTTGTTTTATTACCAATATTATTATTTTTTGTAATAATGGGATTAATCTTACTTACATATAATGAAAAAACTAATGGATTATTAATAATATAATTATAATAAAATTTTAATTATATATCAATTATATAATTAAAATTAAAACTATATTTATAATATAATAATTATGGAAAAAAATAGTAAAGATGAAATGATATGGAATATAATTGATAAATATTTTAAAGATAATCGTAATTTATTGATAAAACATCATCTTGATTCTTATAATGATTTTTTTGATAATAAAATACATAATATATTTAAGGAAAAAAACCCAATTCAAATATTTAAAAATCAAGATGCAAAAACTAAAAAATATAATTTACAGGCAGATATTTATATTGGTGGAAAAGATGGTAAAAAATTATATTTTGGAAAACCAATTATTTTTGATGAAAACAGAACACATTATATGTTTCCAAATGAAGCAAGATTACGAAATATGTCTTATGGAACAACTTTACATATAGATGTTGATATTGTATATAAAATAATAAACGATGATGGTGAAGAAAATATTATAGAAAATACTTTACAAAAAATATATTTTGGAAAATTTCCTATTATGATAAATTCAAATTTGTGTATTTTAAACACATTGACCCCTAGTGTTAAATTTAATATGGGTGAATGTAAAAATGATCCAGGTGGTTATTTTATAATTGATGGTAAAGAAAAAGTATTAGTTTGTCAAGAAAAATTTTCAGATAATATGATTTATATAAAAGATAATGTAAATGAATTATATAGTCATTCTTGTGAAATTCGTTCAGTAAGTGAAGACGCTTCAAAGCCCATAAGAACATTAGCTATTAAAATTGTTAGAGAAGATACAAAATATACTAATAATCAAATAGTAGTTAATATTCCAAATGTTAGAATGCCGATACCATTTTTTATATTAATGCGAGCATTAGGAGTGTTATCTGACAAAGATATTATTAAATTTTGTTTATTGGATATAGATAAATATAGTAATTATATAGAATTTTTTAGACCTAGTATTCATGATGCTGGAAATATTTATACACAAGAAACTGCTATAAAATATATAGCAACATTTTTAAAAAATAAAACAGTACCACACGTTTTAGAAATATTAATGGATTATTTATTACCTCATATAGGTGAAGATAATTATATAGATAAAGCTTATTATCTAGGTTTTATGGTAAATAAATTATTAAGAGTTTATTATAATGAAGAAAAAGCAACAGATAGAGATAATTTCAAATATAAACGTGTTGAATTAACAGGCTCAATGATTTATGATTTATTTAAAGAATATTATACTATACAACAAAAACATATTTATCAAAAAATAGATAAAGAATATTATTATAAAGAAAGCATATATCAAAATAATTTTACAGATTTAATAGAAAATAATTATTTAGAATATTTTAAAGATAGAATTGTTGAAACAGGTTTTAAAAAAGCTTTTAAAGGAAATTGGGGCGCAGAAGAACATACTAAAAGACCTGAAGTTATACAAGATTTAAATAGATTATCACATAACTCTTTTTTATCACATTTACGCAAAATAAATTTACCAATGGATAGTGAATCAAAAATAGTAGGTCCTCGATTATTACATACATCACAATGGGGTATAATAGACCCAGTTGATACACCTGATGGTGGAAATGTAGGATTTCATAAACATATGTCATTAGGATGTCATATTACAATTGGATATTCAAGAGAAAAAATAATAGATTTATTAAGAATTGTAGTATTTATGGAATTTTTAACAGAATGTACTATTGAATATATAAATAGTTGTACAAAAATATTTGTAAATGGAGCTTGGGTAGGAGTTGTTAAGAATCCAATAGAAGTAATTAATTTATTAAAATATTATAGACGTTTAGGTTTGATACCTATATATACTAGTATTAGCTGGGATATTAAAGAAAATATAATATATATTTATACTGATTCAGGAAGATTATGTAGACCTATTTTTTATATAGAAAATGGTGAAATCAGCTATAATAAAGAAAATATAAAAAAATATTTAGAAAAAAATGAATATGATTTCAATAATTTATTAATTGGTTTTAATACTATGAAAAAAAATGAAAATATAAATACTATTTATGATTTATTTATAAAATCAAATTATGTTTTTAATTTTCCCGAAGATTTATATTCAAATATAAAATCTGATTTTGTTCCAGAAAAATATACATCTGATAAACAATTTGATAAATTAAATGAATTATTAAAAAATAATGGAATAATTGAATATATAGATAGTGCTGAAACTGAAACATCATTAATAGCTGTAAATGAAAATGAAATAAATAAATACCATACTCATTTAGAAATTCATTCATCATTAATACTTGGTATTATGGGGAATCAAATAGTTTTTCCTGAAAATAATCAATTACCAAGAGATTTATTTTCTTGTGGTCAAAGTAAACAAGGTGTAAGTTTATATAATTCAAATTATCATTATCGTATAGATAAAATGGGAGTTGTTTTAAATAATGGACAAAAACCATTAATTAAAAGTAGATATTTACAATATATTAATAATGAAGAACATCCATATGGTGTTAATGTTATAGCAGCAATAGGTTGTTATGGTGGTTATAATGTAGAAGATTCTATTTTATTTAATGAAGGTTCTGTAAAACGTGGAATGTTTAATACCACTTATTTTAATATGTATGAAGCATATGAAGAAACTACAAAAGTAGCAGGTTCAATTAATGACAGTAAATTTACAAATATAGAAAAAGAAAATGTAATTAATAAAAAACCAGGATATGATTATTCAAAATTAAATGAATATGGATTGATTGAAGAAAATACAGAATTAAATGATAAAATTGTGGTTATTGGTAAAGTTAATAATAATGTTAATAATCCTAATAATTTTATAGATGATTCAGTTGTTCCAAAAAAAGGACAACTTGGTTTTGTTGATAAATCTTTTATAACTGATGGTGAAGAAGGTTTTAGAATTGCTAAAATTAGAATAAGAGAAGAAAGAATACCAGCTATCGGAGATAAATTTTGTAGTCGTTGTGGTCAAAAAGGCACTGTTGGATTAATAATTCCAGAAGAAAATATGCCTTTTACAGCTGATGGTATTAGACCTGATATTATTATTAATCCACATGCAATACCAAGTAGAATGACTATCGGGCAATTAGTTGAAACATTAATGGGTAAAGCATGTGCAATATATGGTGGTTTTGGTGATTGTACTGCTTTTGTAAATGAAGGACCAAAACACGAATATTTTGGTAATTTATTAAAAAATGTTGGTTATTCAAGAACGGGAACAGAAATATTTTATAGTGGTGAAACAGGTGAAATGTTAAATATGGATTTGTTTGTTGGTCCTTGCTATTATATGAGATTAAAACATATGGTGAAAGATAAAATTAATTATAGAGCACAAGGACCCAGAACAGTTTTAACAAGACAAACAGTACAAGGTAGAGCAAATGATGGAGGATTACGAATCGGTGAAATGGAACGTGATGGTATTATAGCACATGGAGCTAGTAAATTTTTAGAAGAATCAATGACATTAAGAGGAGATGAATATTTTATGGCTGTTTGTGATAGAACAGGAATGATAGCAGTTTATAATGAATCTAAAGATATTTTTATTAGTCCATATTTAGATGGGCCATTAAAATTTAATAATACATCGAATGAAGATTTAAAATTAGATTATATCACAAAATATGGAAGAAAATTTAGTATTATTAGAGTACCATATGCATTTAAATTATTAATGCAAGAATTACAAACAATGAATATACAAATGCGTATTATAACAGAAAATAATATTGAGCAACTTTCAAGTATGAATTATAAAAATACAATTGATATTTTTAATAAAGTTAATATTAATACTGAAATAAAAGAGCTAAAAGATATAAAAGATATAAATGATATAAATGATATAAATGATGTAAAAAAAAGTAAATCAAATATTATTGAAAATACTACTATTACAGATGATAATATAAATGATGAAGATAGTGTATATAGTGATAATGATGATTCAATGCAAGCTAAATTACATAGAGTTAGACAAGAACAAATGAAAAAAATAGCAGAAGAAGAAATTTATAGTGATAGCGAAGAAAGTGTAGAAGAAAAAAAGAAAATTAGTTTTGTAGATGATGTATCAGATAAAATATCAAAAACGATAGAAAATTCTGTTAATTCTATTATTGAAAAAATATCTCCAAGTAATCAGCAAGTTACAAAAAAAGACAATGATAAAAAAAATATGGAAGGGGGTACAATAAATATTAATACAGAATTTGAATCAAATGAAACTAATGAATCAAATGAAACTAATGAAATAAATGAATCTAATGAAATAAATGAAACAAATGAATCTAATGAAATAAATGAATCTACTGAATCTAATGAATCTAATATATCAGAATTAAAAACAATATCAATTGATAATATTTAAAAAATAATTAAATATTTATTAAATAAAATAATTAAATAATAAATATTTAATTAAAATTGATAAATATAAAGATATTTATTAAATATTTATAATAATTAATAATGTCATTAGTTAATTCAAATATTGAAAATATTTATAAATCAAGATGTAATATTTTAGATATATTAAAATATAGAGAGTTTGATATTTCATCATACGAAAATTTTACAATCAATGAAATTAATATTTTAAATAATAATAATCAACTAGATATATTAGTAAAAAATAATACTACTAATAAAAAAGTTTATGTTAAATACTATCTTAATAAACTTTTAAAAGCTCAAACGATTTATTCTTTTATTGAAGATTTATTTAATATTGATAATATTTTAACAAAAAATGATGATTTAATTATAATAATTAAAGATGAACCAAATGAAAATTTAAATCAGATTATTAGAGATATTTGGAACGAAGATGAATATTATATTTCAATTTTAAATATAAATCGATTACAATATAATATTTTAAATCATACTCTTGTTCCAAAACATATTATTTTAACCGATGAAGAAGCAAATTTATTTAAAAAAAAATATAATATTATTGATAATTCACAAATTGCAGATATATCCTATTTTAGTCCAATATCACTTATTTTAGGAATAAGACCTGATAATATTGTTAAAATTATTAGAAATAGTAAAACATCTATAGAATCAAATTTCTATAGAATTTGTAAATTATAAATATTTTAAATTATAAATATTTTAAATTATAAATATTTTAAATTATAAATATTTTAAATCTATTTATAATTTAATTCAATATATATAATAATGTCTTCTACATATAAAGTTTTACAAAGTTATGATGGAACGGAAAAATATACATTTAAAGAAAAAAATAATTCATATTTTGATGGATTAACTTGGAAAAAAGTAGAAAAATCGAATTGTAATACAAATATTTTGAATGAACGTCCAGAAATTTCATTTCAAGCTGAAAGATTAGGAAATATTTTAGATTATAATGAATCAGCAAATAATAATATTGTTAACTTAACACAATTTCAATTTACCAATAATTATAATGTTAAACCATTTCATAAATTTGGTATTGGTGACCCAGATTTAATTAATTGGTGTGTTTCAGGAAATAAAAATTATTATAAACCAAATACAAGTGGCATTATAAATAGTGAAAAATTTCTTAATCCAGAAACATTTAATTTTAATAATAGATCGAGACCTGCAAATCCATATTCTGATTGTGAAAATAAAGCTTTAAAAAATAATGTTCCATATTTTGTTGTAGGAGATATGAGCTATTCTACAAATGGAGCTTCATATAATTGTTATATACCAAAATTTAAAAATGCTTATAATACAAATGTAATTAAGAAATTAATAGACCCTATTTCTGAAACAATAAATAATATTTTTGATTCAGGTCAAAAAATTACTAATGAACTTTTGTTTCAACAATATTTAGATGCTTCACAAAATAAGATAAATGATTATTACTTTAAAGATTCTTCTTATCATGCTATACCTGGAAAAGATAATTTTTTAATTTATACAACTGACAGTTATAATTTTTCTCCTAATACAAATCCTCTAGAAAATATTGATAAAATAAGACAAGAATTAAATCTTGTAACATCACATAAGGATTATTTAGAACTATACGAGAATACCTTGGAACCAAATAAAATGTATGAATATTTTTATAAATCTAATAACGATGATTTAAAAACATATTTTAATGATTTTAATTGTTTAAATTTAACCTCAAATTCAAATATGAATTTTACTGCAGTATCAGATTATTTATATAACTCAAATAGACAAGGCGCTGGAGATAATTTTGATAAAAAGATTATTCAAATATATGAACAATGGAAAAGATTAAATGACCAAAATAATAAAATTACACATGATATTTCTCGAATAAATATTATAGGTAAAGATAGAGAACTGTATTTAAGTAATTTATATAAAGTTATAGAAAATGAACAAAATGAATTAAAAAAATTATTAAATAATGCTAATGGAGGTATAGGGAGATTAAAAGATCAAAAATATTTAAGAGATAATACTATAGTGGAAATTAATATTTTAATATTAATTATTATTTTTTCATTATTTTTATATAGTAAAATTAAATAATATGTTATATTAATTATAATAGATGAATACATTAAAATTAGATATAAATCAATCAAAAAAAATGAATGATAAAATAGATTATTCAAATAAAAAATTTCAAAATAAAAATTTATTAGAAGATAATTATTATGATAGTTTTAATGATTTAAATGATATAGATAATATTAATTCTAAAAATAGTTTTTATGATATTAATAATAATAATAATAATAATAATAATAATAATAATGATGAATTTAAAAATTTTTTAAAAGATTTTACAAATCTAGATTATAATAATAATTTAAAAAGCAATGAAGATATTTTTTCAATATTTTATGATAATTTTTTTGCAATATTTAAAATAATTTTATTTTTTGTTATTTTATTATTATTATTTAATATTATTTTTTATAAAAATTTAAACTATTTAATTCTTATTATTATAATTTTAATTTTATATGTTATTAAAAACCTTTAAATATTAAATATATTTTTTTTTTAATATTATACTATAAGTATAATATGAAAAATAATAAATATTTAGATAAATTTAACAAAACTACATTGTTTTTATCATTACTGATATTAGTATTGTTATATATTTTATATATTCATAATACTAATTATAAAAATTTATTTGAAAATTTTTCATTAATTAGTAACGATTTTGTTAATCCATGCGACGAAGGATATCCACATTTTTATATGCCATTAACACCTAGTTTTCCTAGTAATCTTAAACTTAAACCAAATGCAGATGAAATATCATGTAATTTTTTATGTAAAAAATCTAGTTGTGCATTTTATACTATATCTGGAGAACAATGTTATACTTATGATAATATTGATTTACCTAATGATATATCTGTAAATTGTAATAAAAAAGATACTATTATTTCAGATATAAGTGACAATTATATAGGAATTGGATTTATAAGTAATGTCGATGATATATCTCTTTTAAAATATCATGATCAACATTTATATACTATAAATCAACTTCTTAATAATAAAAATTCTGTTGATAGTGCATTAGATACAACTCTTACTTCTTTAGGTAGCACGTATATAACAGAAGTCAGTAATAATATGTTAAGTGGTAGTGATTACAATGATATATGGGGTTATTTGAATATTTCAGGTGTTAGATTATTTAAACAACAATTAGGAGTTATTGATACTTCATTTAGTTCATATTTAGATGATTTATCACTTAATCGTGGATATGATGGATGGTCTTATTTAACAGAAATAAGTAATGGAGATATATCAGATAATTATCCTAATCCAAAAAGAAGTATAAAACAAAAACAAAATACCAAAGATATAGAACAAACTAATGAAGATTTAGAAGAATATACAAAGAAAAAAACACAATTTGTATATATGTTTTTATTAATTTTAATATTTTTAACAACTATTATTTTAATTTTATATTTTATTGTTCCAAATATAGTTAGTGATTTAATATTAATTATATATTTTATTGGAATATTTAGTATTTTATTTTATTTAAAAGGTTATCTATAATAAAACCTATAAGATTAATATAAAAATAATATATATATTTATATTAATTAAATGAATAATAAAAAATATAGTTTTGATAATGATGATACACTTACATATATTAATCCAATGGGAACTATAAGTAACATACCAGTTACTTCAGGTAGTGGTATGTATAAAGCTATAAAAAATGTAAATCAAAAAAATATTAATTTTACAAAATTAAGAAGAGAAAAAAATATATCAAAAGATAGATTTGAAGATACAAAAAAAAAAAATGAAAATTATCAACAATTATTTCAAACATGGAGTGCTGTTTCATTAATTTTTATAATAGTATTTTTAATAATGATTAGAAATATCTCAAAAAATAATTAAAAATATTTAATAAAAATAATTATTTTTATTAATATTACCATAATATAATATTAATAAAAATGGGTAATTGTCAGGTAAAAGAAGAAAAAGGTGAAACTGATTTTTGTGAGTGTATAGATGAACATTCTACATGTAGTCCACCTGCTGGTGAAACTACAACACATCAAATAGATGTTAACTTACCGGATATTTTATATTGTGAAAAAAATGGAAGACATAAATGGATACATAAAACACTAAATTGTCATACGCGCAACGAAAATGGCGTGTTGCTGCCAGTGAACGATAAAAAGAAACAAGCAGCATTAGGTCTTTGTGGTCAAGATGAGAATTATAATTATGTAAAAGAAAAATGTGGTTTTCAAAATATTGAAGGTTTTACACCTGGATATATTGCTTCAACACATAATACATTAAAAGGACAAATTGATAAGGAATATAAAATTCTGAAACAAAATGAAACAAATTGTAAATATAATTTAAATAATAAATTAAATGATTATAATAACTATTTAATTAATGCTAAATCCGAATATAGTTCAAAAGAAAATTGTGATAAATATAAAATACCTAATAAAACTTGTAAAACAGAAGAAGATTGTGCTTTACTGGGTTATGATATAACAAGTACATGTAAAAAAAAAAGTGATTGTATTCTAAATGAGTTTAGAAGAGCAATTGGTTATCAAAATATTAATAATATTGAAAATAACAATATTGAAAATAATAATATTGAAAATAATAATATTGAAAATAATAATATAAAAAATGATAATATAACTTATAATATTATATATTTATTATTCATTGTTTTTTTACTATATATATGTAATTTAAAAAAAATTATTCAAACAAATTTAAGAAAAAATATACTATTAATAATAATAATATTATTTTTTATATCTTTATATATTAATATTAAATATGCCTAATCTTAAACAACTTGAAAAAACTTTAAGCAAAGTAAAAAAATATTCTAATCTTTCAGAAGATAATATGAATAGTGCTACTAATACAATCGGTTTTTCTAATTTAGAAGAAGCATATACTAATTTATATGAAGGATATAATACTCTTAAAGATGCATTAAATCAAACACGTCATAATAGAAATTTGGCAAATGATTATAGAAAGCAAGCAAGAAACGCTAATGTAGATGCAAAAGCATATGCTGATTCCGGTACACTTTCTACGGGAGAATATATTAAAGGAGCTAAAGATTTTAAGATAGATGCAGATAACTACGCTAGTAGTTCATTAAATTATATGAATAATTCAAAAAATTCTTCTATTCAATCATGTAAAAAAAGAAATAAATCAGAACAATCACAACATACAGCAAATATAAATAAATTAAATTCAGATATGGATAAACAATTGGCTGAATATAATAGACAAAAAACTGAATTAATACGTCAGAAATCAGATTTATATACAAATGCAATTAAAGATCAAGTAAATTTACATAAAAATACCATGGAAGACTATGGAACTAATGTTCTTGCTAATCCGAGTCATGCTTTAAATCTTAGTTTTGATAATGCAGTATTGCAACAAATCATGAGTAATACAAATGAACAAATAAGTAATATAGATAAACAATATGCAGATATAGAAATAAAAGAAAATAATTATAAAACTCAACAAAATGAGAAAATAGATAATGCTACTAGTCAGGCTTTAGATATTGAAGAATGTTTTTCTAATTTTAGCACAGACACAAAAGCAACACATGAAGGATATTCTAATATTGAAGGTTTTAAAGAAGGTGCTTCTTTTGAATTAAACTCTGTTCCTGGCAATGGAAATTATGATATGTTTAAAAAATCAGTTCATAATTTAATAGATAATAAAATAGTTGAGAAAGCAGTTCAAGAAAATAATTTTAAAAATGATTTAGTTTTATCATATTTAAGTGATAATGATTACAGCAAAACTGATTTGAAAAAAATATATGATAGTGAAGAACAAAAAAATAATTTAAATAAACGAAAAAATAATATATTAAAATATGAAAATAATGTATTTAAACAATATATACATATTTTAAAAGTTATTGTTATTGTTTTATTATTAATAGCACCTATTTTAATGTTAAATAAAAAAGAAATTATTAATTATACTATTACAAAATATTTAATTATAACATTATTTGTATTAGTTTTTATATATATAATTAAAATTTTGTATGATATTAATAGTAGAGATTCTATTAATTTTAATAAATATAAATTAGATGATGGTAAATATAGAAGATTACAAGAAGAAGGAAAAATAAGTAGAAAAGGAAGAGTATCTAGTATGTTTGGTGGAACTTGTATCGGAAGTGAATGTTGTGATGAAGATATGACATATGATGCGAATAGTGATAAATGTATTTATACAAATTATGAAGAAGAAGAACTACTGTCTTCATAATAATATTTAATAATATTAAATAAATATTTAAGTAACAAATAATTTAAATATTTATTTAAATTAATATGATATTTAAAGATTTAAATAAAAAATTTAATAAAATTTTTATTATTTTATTAATAATTTGTATTTTCAATATATTTTTATATAATTATAAAAATATTAATGTAAATAATAAAGAAACATATATGAATGCATATACTGGTATAAGTGACGATGAAAGAAAAAATATATTATCTACATTTAAAGAAGAAATTATTTTAAAAAATAAAAATATTTTACAGGAGTGTGAAGTACAATCTTATTATGGTTCTTATTTAAGACCTTCGGGTCTTACAAATTGTCCACCTAATATTATTTAATATATTTATATGTAATTTATTAATAAATATTATAATATTTATTAATAGTAATTAGATTATTATAATTATGTCAAAATGTAAACCTACTCCGGAAGTTATGAAACAATTACATGAACAAACTATAGAAAATGCAACAGATACTGTTTTAAAAAATACTGATATTACTGGTCAAGCAATGAAAAATTTACAACAAGCTGTAAAAGATCCTTTAAGTACAAGACCTAAATATATTGCACCAGGTAGTGATGATAAAAGAGGTGTAAAAAATACAGAAGGTTTTATAGAAGGTTTTATAGAAGGTTTTATAGAAGGTAATCAAAATATAGATGCAAGCAATATAGAGTATTTATATAGTTTACATATAATTGATAATAATAATGAACTAAGAAATAAAATGTATACAGCGCAATATGTTGATGATATTTCACAAATTGTTTTTACTAATTATAATAGAAACATATGTACAAAGTTCAGTGAAAAAACAATTAGTGATATATGTAATAATGTAATGAAAGATTATAAGAAACATTATGATATTTTTAAAAGTAATTTAGATAATTATACTTCTTTATATAATTATCAATTGTATTTAGGTGGAATTATAAATGAAAATTTTAATTTTTTAGATAAAATAAAAAATAAAATAAATACATATAAACAAAATAATTTTATTGATAATAGAAAAAATAGTTATTTATCAAGTAATTTAGAATTTTATAAAAATATTCATTTTTATATTTTTATTTTATATTATACTATATTTATAGCATTTTTAATATTTTCTAATTTTATAAAAGATAAATTATATGAAAATATATATGTTATGATTTATGTTTTAGCAATATTAATAATACCATTTATATTACGATATATTTTATTATTTATATATAATCTATATACAAATTATATTGAAAGTAATTATTTAAAATTAGATGAAATAAGTTATAAATATTTAGTAGAAGAAACCTCTCATCAAAAAAAAAATGAAAAAGATCAAGAACAATTAAATAATTTTCATGCAATAAGAAATTCATAAAACATTAAATAAATAATTAAATTATTTTATTAATTATTTATTTAATAATTAATATTCATCATCTTCATCGCTACTATATTCATCACATAATTCAACATTTAACCATTTTCCTCTTTGTGCTTTACCATAATATTTATCCATATAATCAACTATTTCTTTATTATTTGGTAGATAAGTTTTACCATGATTATTAATATACCATTTTTTAAATTCTTCTATTAAATCTGTTTTACGAATTTTACTATTTTGTTTGCGAATTATTTTATCTTTTACAAATTCACTAATATAATCTTGCCCTTCACGATATTTATCGCTAATTTCAGTAACAATTTTAGCATCTTTAACATTTCCATTAGTTTCAAATGCTAATTTTACCAACATAGACATTAATACTGGAGCCCATACTTCAAATTTTTCATCTATTTTTTTATCAATATCAAATTGATATGGAAAATTATCATTAGGAAATTTAGAATTATTATATGGATTTTCTGTAAATTTTGACATAAAATCACATATACGAATACGTCTCCATGTTCCATCATCATTTGATTTAATATCAAATAAAACATTTGTACATACAACTAATTTAAATTGAGGTATAAATGTAACTGTATCTTTGAATAATGCTCTACCTTGAATAGGATCGCCACCTGTAATTTCTTTCATAATACCTTCATTTATTTTTTCATTTTTACTCGGTTCTTGCATAACGGCATATCTTACACCCATAAGTTGAACTATTTCAGGTGATGTAGAACCAATACTATTACGCGTTTGTGTTATTAATGTAATAGGAACAGTTGCTTTATAATCACCTAATGCTTTACCTAATAATTCTACTAATTTAGATTTACCATTTGAACCACTTCCAGTGTATATATTGAATGTTTGGTTATCGTTTGTTCCAATTAATACAGATGCTAAATGTTCCCACATATAGCGACGTAATTCTTCATTAGGAAATAATTGATTCATAAAATTATTAATTTCTTCAATTACTTTTTCGTGATTTTCACAATTTGGAGTATTAAATATAGTATTACCTGATAAATCTTCATATGGTATATAATCTATATTTGTAGATTTAGTAATAAAATCTTCAGGTTTACCTTTTCTGTAAATTTTATTTTTAAAATCAACAACATAATTGTTAAATCCTAATAAATATGGATTTGCATCTACTTTATTTATAAAATCTTTATCATAAAATAATTCTTTGGCTTCTTTCATAATATTGTTCTTCCAACTTGTAGTTTTTAAAAATAAACAAATATCTCCTATTTTTGCTGATTTTATTTTTAATGGTTCAGCATTTTCTTCTTTGCTTTCTATATTTGTTATTTTTTCCATCAATTGTTGAGCTAATGTCAAATATTTTTGATGCATTGTTTTTGATATATATAATCTTAATGTATTACCACTATCTATTTCATGCCACTTATAATTTTTATATTGGTACCATAAGTTATTTTTTATACTAACACATACAAATTCATCTTTAAACATTTGATATAAAACTATAGCTAAATCAAATTCAGTAACTTTATCTTTTTGTACCATTGTTTCTAATGTTTTTTCAATATAATATGATATAGTTTCACGTCTAACATCTTGATATTTTTCTTCATTTTTGGCCCAATACATTATTGAACGTTTCGTTAATCCATCTGGATTATTTTCTTGAAACGTATTCCATAAATTATAATATTCTTGTATATCTTTGAAATTAAATTTATCATATTGACTACTAAATTTCATCCAAATAATAAACATTGTATTGCTATCTTCACAATTATTATTTTTTAATGCCCAACCAACACGTATCCATTTTGTAAATGAACCTTCTCCATAAAAACTTTCGGGAAGAATCATTGTAAAATTATATATTTCTTTTAATTCATAATCATAATGTTTATCACTATCAAAAATTAGCTGAAGACAATTATCTAAATCGGTTTGTCTTTTTATATTATCAAAATTATTATTAAAATAATAAAATATTGAATTAGTATTATTATTATTATTATTATTATTATTAATTTTTTCTTTATTTAAAGAATTTAACATTTTTTTTTCTTTTTCTATATTTTCAATAATATTTTTATCATCATTAATTTGAAATCTTATATGACTATTATTTCTAGCAGAAATAATTGGTAATAATTCTAATATATCTATATTTTTTATATTATTATTTGTGTAATTCCATAAATCATCATCTGTATTATATACACAAGAATAATGATAACTTAATTCGTATTTTTCATTACCTGGTTTTTTAGAACCATACATTTGCCAATTACAAATTCCTTTTGTTATACCTTCATCGAGTAAATCATTAGTATCATTAGTAAAAGGCAAATCATTCCATATATTATTTATTTCATCAATAATTAAACGACGTAAATAACATTGTTCAGCTTTAAACATTTTTATAGTAAAAAGTAAATGAATTCCATCTTTTACTTTATCTTTTAATATATTAACTTTATTTTTTTCAAAAACATATACATCAATTTTGCTGTTATTATATATTTTAAAAATACGTAATAAATTTTTTAGATATAAATCTATTATATCTATAATGTGATCTTTACTATGTTGTCTTGATTTTATAGATAAATCATATCTCATGTCTATATCTACTAATAATGGACCATCATCTATTTGTTTTTCAGTTAAAAATTCATCATTATTATTTTCAATAATATGTTTATAATAATTAGACCAAAAATCATCAGTATATTCTATTTTATATATTCCACCAAATACATTTAATTCTTTGTTTCCAATTCTTGTATGTGTATGAAAATCTCCTTTTTCTGCCTTAAAATTTTTCAAATATATTGAAAAATTTGTATTTGTATATGATAATGCTTTTGCATTATTAATCATAATATTAATTAAATATATATATAATTATATTTTTATTTCAATTTTAAATATATTTTAATAATATTATAAAAAGATTTTTATATTTATTATGTAAATGAGTAATAATAATTATTGTTTAAAACGTTTAGTTGGTGATCTTAAATATATAAAAAAAAATAATTTCGAATTATTAAAAAATAATATATTTTATAAACATGATGAAAATAATTATATGATGGGTTATGCAATGCTTATAGGAAATATTGATACACCATATAATTTTGGATATTACTTTTTTAAATTTATTTTTACAAAAAATTATCCATATGAACCTCCGATTGTAAAATTTATTTCTAATTCAAATGTTAGATTTCATCCAAATTTATATGTTAATGGTAAAATATGTTTATCTATACTTAATACTTGGAAAGGAGAAGGTTGGACATCTTGTCAAAGTATATATTCTATATTAATTATAATATCTAGTATTTTGACACAAAATTCCTTAACATATGAACCAGGAATAACTATATCACATAATGATGTAGAAAAATATAATTTATTAATAGAATATAAAAATATAGAATATTCTATATTACATAATATAGATTTAATTAATAAAATCTCTGAGGATAAAAATAATACATATGAGGATGATAATAATACATATGAGGATAATAATAATAATATATATAATAATGATAATAATATTATTATTAAATTTAAAGAAGAAATAAATGAAAATTTTATTAAAAATAAATCAGATATATGTAAAAGGATAGAAATTTTAAAGACTAATATAGAAAATTCTTCATTTATTAATAACAATACTATAAATATTAATACATATAATTTAAAATATATTTTGAATATTGATAAATTATTTAAAATATTTTATAAAATTGAAAATAAATATAAATAATATTTATGTATATTAATAATTAATATGCATTTTTGTGAAAAATGCCAAAATATGTATTATATTAAACTCGACGAACAAAATGAAAATAATATTACTTATTATTGTAAAAATTGTGGTAATACTAATGATGAATTATTAGATACTACAAAATGTATTTTAAAACAAGAAATGATACAAACTACAAATGTTAGTTCTAATATAAATCAATATACTAAATATGATTTTACTCTTCCGCGTATAAATAACATAAAATGTCCAAATAACAATTGTTTATCCAATACAAATCCTAATGATAATCCAAATGAAATAATTTATATTAGAAGTGATCATACCAATTTAAAATTTATATATTTATGTTGTAATTGTGATAATCAATGGAAAATAGAATAAATTAAATAAATTTAATAATTTATAAATTGATATAAAAATTTATATATTTTTTTATATATATTAATGTCAAAAACTTTAAAAAAACAATCAGTTTTAACTGGAAAAAATAAAAATGCAGTTACTGATAAACTTGATGTGAAGAATGATGATGATACTAATGCAAATACATCTACCAATGACGATAATGATGTTGAAGTTGATATTGATCCAGAACACGATGATGATGACAGCGATGAAGACGTTGGTGAAGAAAATAACGATGATGAAGATGAAGATGAAGATGAAGATGAAGATGAATTATTAGATAAAGAAACAAATACTATGTATACAATCGGCGATAATGATGATGATGATGATGTTGATGATGATGATGATGATGTTGATGATGATGATGATGAAACAAAACAAGATAATCATAATTCAAATAAAACTAAACTTACAGAACATTCGAATATGACTTTTTTAGATAGTAATTATAATAATGATTTTACTGGTTCATTAGATACTTTATTATTACAAAAGATATCAAAAGATTATCAAAATGATTATATTATACAAAATCATTCACATTATTTAAATAATAATATAGATGAAATTCGTAAACTTTCAAATGTTATTAGAAATAAAGATAATGTAATAATTGATGAATTTCATAAAACTATTCCATTCCTTACTAAATATGAACAAACAAAAATTATTGGTATTAGAGTTAAACAATTAAATAATAATGCAAAACCGTATATTAATTTTAATGAAGAAGAAATATTAGATAATTATATAATAGCAACTAGAGAATTAATTGAAAAAAAATTACCATTTATTATACAACGTCCATTACCAAATAATACCTTTGAATATTGGAAATTAAATGATTTAGATATAATTTCTTAATTATTATTGTTTCCATCTATTACCACAATTTATGCAAGTAGCAAATGTTGTCATAGGTTCATCTGCACTGCGTGTTTGTAATTGATAATATGTGCATTTTGTATATTCTTCTTTTGGTAATCCTCTTGATTTGCATTTAAAACATATTAATTCATCTGTTGAAGCTTCAATATTTGGTTTAAATTTATGTTCATCTTTTGTTTTTTTGTCATATATTAATTTACTCCATAATTCAGGTCTTAATGATTGATGATTTAAAAATGCTAATTCATGTGCTTTAATTTCTTTATTTTTTAATTTATTTAATACTTCTTGATTAGTTAAATTATATAATATCATTTTTAATTTTTGTAAATAAATATTTACAAATTTAAAATTATTCCATTTTTTAATAATTTTTAAATATTCACTTCTTTCGATTGAATAATTATAAATTCCTTTTTCTAAATTTAAAGAAATTTTTTTATTATTTATGTATTCATTTAATTTATTTATTATATTATTTCTAAATAATATATCATCTGTTACTATTCTTTTATACATACTCATTATTTAAATTAATATTAATTTAAATAATGATATTAATTTAAATCAATTTAAATTAAATTATATTATTATAATTTTTATTTTATTTCTTCATCAGATGAATATGAATAAACATCATATGTTAATTCTGTATCACTACTTGTATAATCTAATATATTTTCATTCTTAATATTTAATTCTTGATTTAATTCTTGATTTAATTCTTGATTTAATTCTTGATTTAATTCTTGATTTAATTCTTGATTTAATTCTTGATTTAATTCTTCTTTTAAAAAGTCATTTGGATGATTTTTTTTATCTACATCTAAAAATATATTTAATTCACTTAATAATAATGATTCATATAAATTTTTTTGAATATTTTTTTTTATAAATATACATTTACCATATATATCTATATTATTATTTAATAATAATATATTACTATTTTTATATTGATTTGTACCTTTATTTTTACCCCATAACTCTATATTAAAATCGTTATAAGAAAAAGTTTTAATTATATTAAAATTTGTATCATTTTTATAATTACATTTTTTATATAAATTATTTGTTGAATCATATTTTATATTACATTCATTTATATTATCATTATAAATTGTAATTATTTTAATCATTGTTAATACTATGATAAATTATATATATTTTTTTAAGTTATAATATAAATAATATTTATGTTTTTTATTATTAAATGATATTTTATATTATAAAATGGATTATATTATATACATTAATGATTTATTTATTACATAATTTATATTTATATTTTTCTGATTTATTAACAGAAAATAAAGAAAAAGATTATTTACTTTATACTAATAAAGAATATAATAATATATATAGCATAATTAATCAAAATCAAAATAAAAATCAAAATCAAAATCAAAATAAAAATCAAAATCAAAATCAAAATCAAAATCAAAATCAAAATCAAAACTTTAATCAAAATCAAAACTTTAATCAAAATCAAAACTTTAATCAAAATTTTAATCAAAATTTTAATATTGATAATATGAAAAATGAATTAACAGACTTTTTGAATGGTTTAAATAATTGATTTATTTTTAAAATTATTAAGATAATAAAATAAAAAATGATTTAAATTTATATAATTATATAAATTATAATATTTTTATATATATTGTTATGAAATATCTAGACACAAAAATAATTAATAATATTTTACATCGTTTTCCTACTATAAAAAAAACATCTAATAATATTTACTATAATAATAAAAATATTTTCAATAATACAGATAATAAATATATTATTATAAAACCATATGGAAAAATAGCTTATATATGGTTTACTTATTATGAAAAACAATTATTAAGTATATTAATTATACTTAATAATAATGATTTTTACGATAAAAATAATACATTTTATAATTTAGAATTAAATTTTGATATAAAATTATCATATAATAATGTCTTAATTGAGGGAACTTTATTAAAAGAAAATAATTTATTTGTTATTAATAGAATATTAAATTATAACATATTTAATGATAAAATTAATAGTAAATTAGGTTATAATTTATGTTATAAATTAGAATTATTTAATAATTTATTCAATATATTTAGTAAATATATTAAAAATGAATTCAAAATTTTATCACCTTTTATATGTAACAATACAGATAATTTCTTTAAAAATTATTATAAATTAAATTATAAAATATTTGGATTAGATTTTTATGATGATAACTCATATTTAGGTAATAATCGTTTATTAAATTTCAATGATTTTAATAAAAAGAAATTTGCAACATTTTTAATTAAACCTCATTTAGAACAAGATATTTATTTAATGTATGTTTTAAATAATAATAAAGAGGAATTTTATGGTTATGCGTATATAAATAGTTATAAAACAAGTATTTTTATGAATAGTATATTTAGAAATATAAAAGAAAATGTAAACTTAGATTATTTAGAAGAAAGTGATTCAGATGAAGAATTTGAAGATATATCTATTGATAAATATTTAAAAAAGAAAAATAATGAAATTTATTCTGAAAAAATTTATTGTGAATATAATAATTATTTAAAAGTTTGGATACCTATTAAAAAATCTTTTAAAAATCCTATTGACAAATATATTTTAGCAAAAATATTAAAAAATTAATTTTAATTAAAAATAATTAATTTCTTTTTAATATATATAAAAATGACAGATAAATTAGAAAACCTAATGACTAATATGGCTGAACAAGGTGGTCGTCGCAGAAAACGTCGCGGTACCAAAAAACGTGTTGTAAGAAAATCGCGTAAATCGCGTGTAGGACGCAAACCCGTAAAATCGCGCAGAACTCGCAGAACTCGCAGATCGCGCAAATAGATTAATCGCAAATAGATTATTAATTACAACTTTTAATCATATTTAATAAATAATATAATGATTATTATTTATTAAAAAATAGATATTATTTTTTAAATTAAACATATACACTCTTTATTAATTATTTCTTTATTTTTATTTTTGTTTTTATTATTTTTTAATTCATTCCATAATTTAGATACATCTGGTTCTATATTTATGTTTTTTTTACAATCTTTTATATAATTTATATAATCATTATATGATGTTTTATATATTTTATAATTTTTTGAATTATAATATGATTTACGTTTGTTAAATTGATTTAAAAATGGGTCATGACTATCTATAATATCTAATATTAATGGTTGACTATGCTTTTGTCTTAAAATTCTTCCCACTGCCTGAACTATATCTGATTTAGGTGTTGCTAAAAATAAACTTGTTAAAGTTTTAATATCTAAAGCTTCGGCTGCCATTTGATATGTTGCTAATATAATTTTTTTTTTTTCACTTTCTTTTAAATCTTTTTCTTTCATACCACCTACATAATAACCTATTGTGTGTTCATCTAATAAATTAAATTTTTTATATAGAAAATTTAAAAAAGCTCTTGTATGTGCTAATACCAAAATTTGTTGATTATTATTAATATATAACTCATTATTTATTACATCTACTATAAAATTTGATCTATTTTCATAATTACTTATTTTACTTACCATTGTTGAATATTTTACATTTCCTTTAAAATCTCTTTCTACTTCATTATAATCATCATCATCTATTTTATATTCAATCGCTTTAATTATTACATTATCTTCATCTAAATTTTCTTTGCTTTTATAACATATTTCACCTAAATTCATCTTAAAAACAAATGTTAATCCATCTTTTCTATTCATTGTAGCACTTAAACCTAAATTGTATAAGGTTGATACTGTTCTAAAACAATTATTAAAGACTTCACTTGATAAATGATGACATTCATCATATATTGAAAATCCAAAACTTTCAAATAATGAATTTGGATATGATTTCATAGTAATTGATTGTATCATAGCAATTACAATATCTTTATCTTCAATATCTATTATTTGTCCTTGAATACAACCTATTTTAGCGTCTGGTAAAAATTCTTGAATTCTCTCTATCCATTGATTTTTTAAAAATGTTTTATGAACAAAAATTATAGTTTTCTTTTTTATAACTGAAATTAAATATAAAGCTAAAATGGTTTTACCTCCACCACATTTTAAATCAATTAAAGCACCCGCAGAAGATTTATATTTTATTATATCTTTTTCATTTAATTCTTTATTATTAATTTTATCAAAATTAATAGCTGTCAAATATTTATTAACAATTTCTTCTTGGTTAACTGGTTCTTTCCTTAAATTTCCAATAAATTTAATACAAATATTTTTTCCATCTGAAATATTAAAAGATTTAGGATAATCAAATAAACTAATACCATAAAATTTAGGTAAATACAATTTTTTTTCGTTTTCTTGATATATAGGAAAACTAATATTTTCACCAATATTACTTGAAAACGGTTTTACTGTTAATATTTCTTTAATATATTTTATAATATCATCATTTAAACATATTTTATATATAGTATAACCTTTATTTCCAATATATGAATTTATTAGATTATTTTTTTTTAATTTATCAATATCATTTAAAACTTTTTTTTCAAATTCTAATTTTTGTTTATTTTTTGGACTAACTTTTTTCATCTAATATAATATAGTTATTACGATTTAATATATTTTATTAAATTAATAAAAAAATAAATTTATATACTATAAATGAGCAACTCTATTTCTAATTTAGAAATATTTTTTATTATTTTATTAATATTTTATATTTTAATTCAACCTACATTCTCACTTTATAATATGAGTTCTACTAATTTAAGTTACATATATATTATACTTGTTATTGTTGCTATTATTTTGAGTATGTATGTTCATATTTTTATTGTAATTTTATTTTTAATTTCATCATTAATATTTATAAATAATATTAATCAAATATCATCAGAAAAAATTGTTCCCAGTGAAAATAAAAAAGTAAAAAAATTAAATACTTATAATAGACATCTTTCGACTAAATCTTTAGAAGAAGAAATGGTAAGTAAAATATCTAATAATATAGATAATTCGCCAGATACAAGTAATTATAAACCTACATTATGTGATATTCATAATGCTAATTATGTTTAAATAATTCAAATTTATATTTTATATTTTATATTTTATATTTTATATTTTATATTTTATACTAAAAAATTTTATAAAATATAAAATACAAAATACAATATTTAAGCATGTTGTAATTTTTTTGCTACAATTCCTTGAGGCATACCATTAAATATATAATCTCCAACTGAATATATAAAACCTATTATTACTATTCCATAAAAAAAATCCATACTAAGACTTCCACGTCCAGATGTACCAAAAAATGTAAAATTGTTTTTATCTCCTTCTCCTCCACCAAAAATACGTTTACTTGATTCTGCATTATTATAATCTTTAACTTCACCTAATTCGTTAATTGGTTCACATACCATTTCATCTATATACATAGTATCTTCTGGCCTATTTGATGTAGACATTTATAAAATATATATTAAATCTATATTTTATATTTAATAATTTATTAACTTAATAATTTAATAACTTAATATAATAATAGTTTAATGTCAAATTCAGATGATGATACAAATATTAATGTAAATATACAAAAAATTATTTTATTGAAATTTTTAGTTAGATTAAATTTTTATATATCCAGCAAATTAACTTTTCAAAATAATGTTGAAACTAATAAAAAATCTATTATTAATGATGATAAACGTATAAAAGCGATTATGGATATGTATCATCAAGAATCATATAGTAATTCATTTATTAAAAATATAGATACATCTATTATTTATATTATATTACAAAGCTTATGTAATGAAAATCAAAGTAATGATAAAATATGTTTAGAATGGCAAAAATATTGGAAACATTTAATTGTTCCTAGAAATCCAGAATTTTCTAATACTCAACAATCGTCTGTTGATTATTTAACTAAAATTTTAGCAACTAATATTAATACTGTTGCTGAATTTGTTGATACTACTCAAAAAGCCGACGATTTTTCATACAAAATTAAAGAAATTATTAGACGTTCTGGTATTACAGATAAAGAGGTAGAAAAGCAAATTATTGATAATCTTGAATCTACTATTGCGGCTATTAATTCAGTTAATGAATCTAAAAAATTAGCTAAAGAACAAATTGAAAAAGAAAGATTACAACATGAATCTGAAAAAGAACAAAAAGAACAAAATGAACAACCAATAAAAGATTTAATTGAACGTATTCAAGAAGTTTTTAATGATACTGAAAAATTATTAGATAAAAATAAAACTGAAAATATTAATGCTTTTAAACTAGATTTAAGTAACAATTTTATAAATCCTAATCCTAAAGATGGTATAAATCCTAATAAAGAAAAACTTTCTATACTATATAGAAAATTTATAACTGGTTTTGAAACAGCATTAAAAGAAGCAAAAGAAAAACAAAAAGAATACACTGACTTATTAAATGAATTTACTAAAGAAGATTTTAAAAGTGAATCAGATAATGATCCATTTAAAGATGAAATAAGAGTTTTACAAGAAAAGGGACAAAATTTAGATACCCGAATCAAGGAGTTAGAAGACTTAATAAAAGAATCAACTAATTTTATTAATTCACTTGTTAATCCAAATAAAAAAGATGAAGAATTACAACAAGAAGCAAGAAATATAGTTAACCCAAATAACCCAACTGTAACATCATCAAAAAATCCTAATAAAAACGCACTTTTAGCATCTATATCCTCACATCACTTTAATCAATCTTCATTTCCTTTTTTTCCTTTTTTGTTAAATAATTCTTCTCCAACAGCACATATAAGACCTCTAATTTCTTATAATAAAAACGCACTTTTAGCAACTATAGCTTCACAATATATGAATCAATCATCATTTCCTTTTTTTCCTTTTTTATTAAATAATTCTTCTCCAACAGCACCTATATCATCTCAAAAATCTTATAACAAAAAAGCACTTTTAGCAAGTATAACCGCACAATATATGAATCAACCATCATTTCCTTTTTTTTTTTTGACACCAAGTAAAAAGCCTCCAAAAACTAATGATAATAAAAATGCACTTTTAGCATCAATAGTTTCACATGAAACTAATAATAAAAATTTAAACATGTTTGGTTTTTTTCAACAATTAGCAGAAGAAACAGCAGCAAAGGCAGCAGCGAAAAAGGCGGCGGAGGAGGAGTCGAGGAGGGAGGAGGAGCAATTAGCAAAAAAAACAAGGGCACTGTTAGCATCAATAGTTTCACATCAAATAAATAATAATAATTTAAATATGTTTGGTTTTTTTCAACAATTAGCAGAAGAAAATGCAGCAAAAGCAAAAACTGAAGCGGATAAAAAGGCGGAATTAGCAAAAAAAACAAGGGCACTTTTAGCATCTATAGTTTCACATCAAATAAATAATAATTTAAACATGTTTGGTTTTTATCAACAATTAGCAGAAGAAAATGCAGCAAAAGCAAAAGCAAAAGCAATCAAGATAATTAATGATGGATTGCAACTTATAACAGAATTTAATAAAGAAAGAATAGGTTTTAGAATAGATAAAAATTCAGCTTCTACTGGTTCTTCAGCTTCTACTGGTTCTTCAGATTCTAGTGAACAAAATTTTATATTACAAACAGATCCAAATAAACTAAATACTATTATTGAAAATAGAAAAAACAAACTAGAAGCTACCATTCAACATATTAAATCACATAAAGATATATTGAAAATTCAAGAATTTAAAGATAAATTATTAGAAAGTTTAAAAAATGATATTATGAATATGACAGAATTATCATTACCATCTTATAAAATATTTGCAGAACTAAATAATAGACTAAATATAAAAAAGAAAAAATTCGAGAACTTTATATATGCACCAGATAAAAAAATAAGAAAAAATCTACAAAAAATTTTTGACATAAATAATAGAGAAAATTCTAACTATACTAATTCAGATAAATTTATAGAAATAACTAAAGAAATTTCAAATTTAAATATAAGTAAATATGATAAACATTATTTAAATAATTTAGTAACATATGAACACAAAAGTGCTATGGCAGATAAGATAATTGAAAAAGAATCAAAGAACGACGATTATATAAAGGATATTATTTTATTAAGTAAATGGACTAATTATGATAGAAATCAAAGATTTAATGATATTATAATAACTAAGGACAAAGAATATATAAAAACACAATTTGATATATATAAAGAAATATGTAATGAAATTTTAAATGAAAATAGTCAAAATCTGCTTGGTGAGTTTGATGTAATAATCGAAAAAATGATAAATACACCTGAAAAGATAGCTAATAAAGATAGAAGTATTATGACAAACCAGTTACCCAGACCAACAACAGCCAGACCAACAACAGCCAGACCAACAACAGCCAGACCAACAACAGCCAGATCCACACCAACAACAGCAAATCCTTCAGTAAGTCCGTATTCAACGTATTCAAAAAAATAAAACCTAACAAACAAAAATCTACGAACTAGATAAGTTTTATATTTAAATATAATAATAAATATAAAACTTATTTAAGCTAATTTTTGTTCTTGATAAATTAAGCTAATCTTGGTCGTTGATTATTTTCAAGAACTAATGGATAAGGCATTATAACGGAATTAGGTCTATCAAAAAAATCTTTAAATTTAATTGTTTTTAAACTAGGTTCAACTGGTTGACAAGGTGTTTCTAAATTAGTTGAACCTATTCCATATAAAGAAGATTCTATATCAATAGGGTTATTAGAAAATGTATCACGACTCATAAAACTTGGGCGATAACCAATAGAAGGAATATGTTCTTCATAAGCACGACCGTAAGATGAGTTTATAAATAAATTTTTATCTTCAATAATTTTATTATTTTTTTGTTCTAAATTATAATTGAGAGAAGTATTTCTATTTCTTGTTGAAGCCATTAAATTATATATAATAAAATATATTAACAAAATATATTTATTTTATTTAATTTTTAATTTTAATTTTTGTTTTTTGTTTTTTGTTTTTTGTTTTTTTGTTTTTTTGTTTTTTGTTTTTTTATTTTCGTTTTTTTGTTTTTTGTTTTTTTATTTTCGTTTTTTTGTTTTTTGTTTTTTTGTTTGTTATTTTCGTTTTTTTTTGTTTTTTTATTTTCGTTTTTTTGTTTTTTTTGTTTTTTTGTTTTTTTGTTTTAAATTTAAAAATACGACCTCCACGTCCACGTCCAGATCTTTGTGTAGCCATTTTTCGTTCATCTATTTGCTTTATAGCACGTTCTTTGCTTTGTTCATATGTTGTACGCTGTAAATGACGTTCATTTTGTCTAGTTTTCGTTCGTGGTGATCCCGGAGAGGGTGTTACAGATTGGCCTAACACTTTAGATAAACGTCTACTATATGCATCTGCCCTTCTATTTCCTCTGACAGTTGGTCCTATAGTAGTTTTATCACCAAATTTTGTAGGAGTAAGATTTGCTGCTCTTTCATCAAGTTCTTTTTTTATATAGTGATTTTTTTTTCTTAATGTAAAATCAACACTATCATTACTAGAATAAGATAAACTATGGTTAAGACCAAAAGAAAGACTACTCGGCGGACTACTTGATACACTTTTTAAAGATTGTACAATTAATTCTGGTAGTACCATATAAATTATAATAATTTTTATTTTTGTTTAATATTTTTGAGAGAATTTAAATAAATCTCTCAATTATTTAAAATATATTCTTCAAATTCTTTAAAAAAATTATTATTTTCTAAACTAGTATCAAGATTTTTCATATAATATGAAATATATTTGCTAAAACATTTATGAAATAAATCAAAATATTCAAATGAAAATAGAAGTTGAAAAATAAATAAATGTTTAACTTCGGAAGGAATATATTTTAAAAGTTCAATATTTTTATCTTTTTTTGAGAGAATAGTTAAAATATTTTTTATATTTTTATTTTCTCTCAAACTTTCATAAATTCTTTCTACATTTTTTTGTAAAATATATTCATCATATTTCATCATATTAAATGCTTGTAATAGTTGTATTTGATAACATAAGTTTTGATATTCAAATTCATCATAATGTCTATAAGTACAAATAAATTGACTATTATAATTTATATTATTAAACATAATATAATAAAATTTTTATTTTTATTATATTATTTTGAGAGATATATTAAAATTCTCTCAAAAAAATTATTATTTTTTATTTTTTATTTTTATTTTTTATTTTTTATATTCATCTTGTTGACGAGCATATTCTCTCGCACTTACTCCACCTCTTTGCCAACCACTTAACGCATCATCTTCTATAACATATGCTGTATTATCAACATAATTTTGTATAGAATCAATTAGAGGATAATTACGTTGGTCAGAGAAGTTTTGTTCCATAGTATTATTTATACTTTTTTTATTTAAATCTACAGTTCCATTACGTAATTCAAATTCAGTATCAACATCACCTAAACCACGTCCTAAATAAGGTACAGTTAAGAATGGTCTTTGTGTTAAAGTTAATTTACAAGCGGGTCTTGATAAATGTGTAAATTTTAATTCGTTATTGTTATCTATTTCACAACCTTTAATACCACCTTCATGACTTCCTGTATAAAAAACATTGGGTTGATTAACTGCGAAATCAATTGCTGTATTCATAGGACAAGCAGGATAAAAACTTTCTAAATTATAGTTAGCACTAGTTGTATTTTGAATATTTCTTTGATCAATAGCAACATTATCATTTCCTATTCTAACCATAGCATCAAATGTATATGGATATACTGATGAACTCATAATATATTTATATATAAATTAATATATTAAATTTAATTTTAATAAATTAATTTATATATAAATTATGATTATAAATTATGATTATATATTTGTATGACGTATATTATTTTTTAAACACATTTCAACATCCCCATCTTTACATGATGCCATATTACCATAACAAAATTTAGAAAATTCGTGTTGATTATTTGGTATTTGTGTATTAGCTGTGGTATAAAATTGTCGCATACTTTGATCAAATTCAAATTTATCTCCTAAATTTTCAAATAATTTTTTATCAATATTTTCATCATTAAAATTAGATTTTACTATATTTTTTACATTTTCATTTATTTTTGGTTCAACTGCTTTATTATATGCAGGAGCGGCTGTATTTCTATGTGGATTATCTTGAATTTCAGATAATATAACATTCATTAATGGATTAGATTTGCTTGGATTAGTGAATCGTTCTTTGTATTTATTATATAAATCTTTATTGCTAAAAGTTTCTTTTATTTTTTGATTAATAAGTTTATTAGTATTTTTATTAAGATAAAAATATAATATATATATAACAAATAAACAAATCGTTGAGGTAAGAAGAATTTTTATATCTTTTGTAAAAAATAATCCTAATATAGTTAAATAAATAATAAATCTAGAAATAGCATTTATTTTTTCTTCTCTATTCATTTTTTCTAATGGCCAAATTTCTAATAGTTTATCTTTTTGAAAAATTATTTGTATATTATTAAACCATAATACATTATTATCATTATTATTCATAATAGTTTCCATTTATATATATAATCATAATTATTTTAAATATCAAAATTTTATATTTATAGATAATATTTTGATATTTAATTATTTAAACATTTATTTTTATCTATTCTTTTTTTTTCTTTTATTTTTCTTTTGATTAGAATTTTCTAAATTATTATTAACATTTGTGTCTTTATGTTGTTGTTGTTGTTTTAAAATATTTTGAATAAAACTATTATTATCATCCATTGCTTTTTGTAAATTACTAGTCAAATCATTTAAATTAACTGATGTTTCTTTAGAAATATTATTCTCTTTCTTTTCATTATAATTATTTGAATATTGCATATTATTTTTATTATCTGCTTTTTTTCTCATACGTTCTTTCATTTTAGTCATTTTTATATTTTGATCCATCATATTTTGAAAAGCATTATTATTAAATTTACCTCCTTTAGGCATAAATTTATCCATATTCATTGTTTTTAATAAATCATTAAAATTTCCCATACCAGGAACATCACCCATGTTTTTAAATAAAGATGTGGCTTCTTCTAATAATTCACTTTCTTTAATTGAACCATCTTTCATTTTTTTATCTATTTTTGTAGTTATATTATTTACAAGCGACATTAATTTTGTAGGATTTTTGAACATTTGATTAAAAACATCATTAACATTATTTACATTAGTTTCATCAATATTTAATTCATTTGCTGTTTCTTCTGCTAATTCTTTTGCTAAAAGTCCTATTTTTCCATTTATTAAACTATTAATGTGATTATGTATTTCATCTGGTTTTGGCATATTTTCAAATATATTTTTAAATTTATCATTAGTATTATTACTTGTATCTTGATTTATATTTGAAAACATATTTTGCATATTTTCAAATAAGTCTTGTAAATTATCACTATTATTGCTTGTATCTTGATTTATATTTGAAAACATATTTTTTAAATCTGGTAAATTTGGTAATTCATTTAAACTAATATCATTTAAATCTTCTTGAAGTTTTTTAAAAATATTATCAATATTATCATTATTTGATAAATCTATATTTTGTTTTAAATTATTAAAAATATTATTAAATAAATCATTTGAATTTTTTGAATCATTTGAATTATTTGAATTATTTGAATCATTTGAATTTTTTGAATCATTTGAATTTTTTGAATCATTTGAATTTTTTGAATTATTTGAATCATTTGATTGTTTAGTAAATAAATTATTTAATTCATTTACTGTTTCCTCTAATTTATTTTTAAATTCATTAGTATTTATAGCTTCAAATAATTTTTCATTATTACCAAAAATATTTTTATTATCAACATCAGTTATTATTGTAAATAAAATAAGTTGTAAATATTTCCATATAGTTTCTTTAGTTTTATTACTAGTTGTATCAAAATATATTTTTTTAAATTCTATATTTGGTAAAAATTTTGTATCAATATTATCATCATGAAATATAGATTCATTTTGATATAAAATATCAAAAAATCGTTTGGGAAAAATATTTTTACAATGAATTAAAATTAATTCTATTTGATTAATATTATCTTGTTCTATATTATCAAAGTCCTCTATTTTTAAAATACATTGATATGGTTTATAATTTGCTATAATATCAGAAGTAATGTCACTAAAAGTATTATTTAAATCTATTAATAATTCTTTTATAACTTTTGATAATTCAATAGAAACAACTGTTTCTGATAAATTATCATTATTTGTATCTAACTTTAAATCCTGCATTATTATAAGAATAAATAACTATATATTTAAATAATTAATTTATTTAATTATTTAATATTAATTAAATAATTAAATTTTATTCATATTGATTATTTATATTTAATTGATATTTCTAGTTTTTTTCAAATCATCCATATTTACTTCTCCTATTTTATCTGGAACATAATTATCTGGTGGAGTTTCAATTGTATCTATTGAATCTATTTGTGAATAATTATATAATTGTCTTAATCCTCCATCTCCTTTTGTTGACATTTGCTCCGGATTTTGATCTAAATAACTATAACTATCAGACATAACACCAAAATTATTACTTACAAAACTCAATGTTTCTGGTTCACCATTATTATTAGTTGCTTTATTATTTATTTCTTCATTAATTGGATTTAAAAATTTTAAAATATCTTCACCGGTAATAATTTTATAATTTTGATTAATTATTAATAAAGAGGGAACACTTTTAATATCTTTTGGTAATAATATCTCCATATTATTTTCTAAAATAATATATGTTTTATTATTTTTATTAATTCGTTTATCTATACATAAAAAATTTATATTATTTTTTATATTTGATTTTGATAAAACAGATAAAATATTACCACAATTTTGACAATAATTACTATAATATAAAATATAGCTCATTTTTATATTTATATTTTTATATTTTTATATTTTTATAATTTAAAATTTTATATTAATATTTATAAAATATTTATTTAAAATTGATATTAAATTTTAAATTTAATAATATATATTAATAATATGATTTTAAATAATCCTATAATATCAAATGAATCTGAAGAAAATGAAATATTAACATTTACAATTAATAATATTAATATTAGTTTAGCGAATGCTTTACGACGAGTTATTTTATCAAATATTCCTTGTATTGTTATTAAATCACAACCTTATTCAGAAAATAAGATAAATATTAGAAAAAATACTACCCGTTTAAATAATGAGTTAATTAAACAAAGAATATCTTCTATTCCTATATTTGTTGATGATATTGAAAATTTTCCATATGATAATTATACAATTGAAATCAATAAATTTAATGAAACAACAGATATTGCATATATTACTACAGAAGATATTAAAATTAAAAATAATAAATTAAATAAATATTTAACATCAACAGAAAGTAAAAAAATGTTTCCTCCTAATAATATTACAGGTGATTATATAGATATTGTTCGTTTACGTTCAAAATATTCAGACCATACTGAAGGATTAGAATTATCTGCTACTTTATCAATTAGTAATGCTTCAGAAAATGGAACTTTTAATGTTGTATCTACATGTTCATATGGATTTACACCTGATAATTTAAAAATTAAAGAAAATTTAGATATATATGAAAAAGAAATAAAAAGTAAGGAAAATATTACAAATGAAAGAATAGAATTTTTAAAAAAAGATTGGATGTTATTACATAGTAAAAAATATTATTTAGAAAACTCATTCGATTTTATTATTGAAACAATTGGAATTTATACTAATAGTAAAATAATTGATATGGCATCATCTATTATAATGAATAAACTTGTTAAAACATTAGAGTCATTTAAAAATGATAATACATTAATAGAAGAAAAAAACGATGATACATTACCTAATGTTTTTACATTAAAATTACTTAATGAAGATTATACAGTAGGTAAAATTTTAGAATATTATTTTCATGAAAAATATTTTAAAGAATTAGAAAATATTAATTATGTAGGTTTTATTAAATATCATCCACATGATACATTTTCAATTATTAAAATATCATTTAAAGAAGTTTTATCAAAAGATGATATTATTTTATTAATTGAAGAAGCAGTAAATTATAGTAATAAACAATTTTTAGTGATTAAGCAACATTTTGAAAATTTTTAATAAATTAATAAAGTTTCATTTTTAATCCAACTCCTATATTTTTAGTATTTAGCATTGATTTTTCTTTCATATTTTGTAAATAAAAACTTTTTTCATTAAAATTGTATAATGTATTAAATTTGTTTATATTAATCATAAATATATTATCTTGATTATTATTCATATTTTCTAAATTATTTATAATTTCATATTCTAAATTAGTTATTTTATTTAAAGCATCCAAATAAATCTTATTATTATATTTTTTTATATCATCATTATTTATTAATCTTTCAGGTGAATCATATAAATGAATTATTTCTTTTGAATTTAAATAAAAAAAATTATCTCTATTAATTTTTAAATTATTATTTAAAATATTCTTTTGAATTATATTATCTTCTAATCCCCATCCCCAATTATTAGTAAAACCATTTATTTTTTCAAAATCACAACCTTTTATTGAAAAAATACCACCTAAAGCAAATTTAAATCCATAAAAATGTTTAACTTCACCAGATATAGTTTCATAATTTAATAGATTTTTAATAGATGGTAAAGTATCTATATCATTAAATACAAAAGTTATATTTTGATAATTTAATGGATATTTATCTTTTATAGCTAAAAATCCTATATTTTTCATAGCTCCTCTATTAAATGGTCTATTATCTTTTTGATGTGAAAAATATATTTCATAATCTGATTTATTATAATCTTCCATTATATATTTCATATATATCGTAAAATGTACTTTTTCATATTTTCTATCTCTATATGGAACTATAAATACAATTTTTGGTATTTGATTATTCATTTATTATATAAGATAAATATATGAAATATAAAAATTAAATGTATAATAATTTTTATATTTTATATTTTATATTTTATATTTTATATTTTATATTTTATATTTTTCAATTATCATTTCAGGTATTAATTTATCACTTATTTGCTCAATTTTTTTATAACATTTATTTATTGTTACTTCACTTATTTTACTTATATTTGTTATATCTAATTTTGAAATATTCAAACTACAAATTTGTGATATATAATAAATTATTCCCCCTGCTATAGAATGTGGTGTATTTTCGGGTATTAAATCATTTTTTATTATTTTATAAGCAATAAATTCACATAATTTAGTTAATTCCATATTTATATTTAATTTACTACAATATCTTTGAATAAATGTTAATGGTGTTGTACTATTTAATGATATTTTATTATTACTATTAATATCATTATTATTATCATTATCATTATCATTATTATCTTGAAACATCTCTCTATTATTATGTTGTATTTCATTTATAATAAAAATCGCATTTTTACATGCTTTTGTTGCACTTGAATTGTTCAAATTAAATATTGATGCTATTTCTTTTGGTGTTCTTGGATAATTATTGACCTTACAAGAAATATATATAGATGCCGCTATAATACCATCGCGATTAGAACCTCTATATGTTTTTTTTTCTGAAATTTGTTTATGATATCGCATAGCATCATCTATAATTAATTTTGGAATACCAGCATTTTTAGACATTGTAATTATCAATTGAAATTCATCATAATGAGATTTTTCTTTATAAGGCATAGATACCCAATCTGTATATCTTCTTATTTTATGCATTTCATAACTTTGTTTACCATGACATAATACTTTACAACTATATGATGATTCTTGTAATAATGGATTAATAGGCATACCACATCGTGTAGGATCTGCTAAATTATTATCATCTGGACCATAAAATCTCCATTCAGCTGAATTATCTAAATTATCTTTATAAATTAAAGAACATTTTTTATTTGGACAAATCATTAATCCATCTTCTCCTATAAATAAATGTGATTTACATGAAACACATATATCATTGTTTATTATATTATTTGATTCTTTTCTATATATACATTCAGGGGTAATATTATCTGTAATATCATTATTCATATTATCATTATTATCATCAAATAACTTCCACATATTTTTAATTTCACTTCTTGAAAATACTTTTTCTTTATTTTTTTTTGTTTGAATAGATTTATGAATATCTAAATTATTTGTTATACCCTTTTCATATTCTAAATTCATTTATTTTTATTAATATTAATTTTTTAATATTTAAACATAATATCAATTTTAAATAAAATTATATTATATTTAATTTATTATTTATATAATATAATATAATATAATATGGGTATTTTTAATATTTTTTCTAATTTTTTTGATAAAATAGTTGATAATACAGCTAATATGAATTCAGAAATTACTATAAACAAAATAAATTTATTTCTTAGTCATAGTATATTATTAAACTACTTTAAATCATATATTAATAATGAAAATAATAATCAGGAAGATAATTGTTATTATATAAAAACTATATTATCAAAAAAATTTTATAATAAATTAATAATTAATAATAAAGAACTTGTTTTACTAGATAGTAAATTTATTGAACAAAGAGAAAATTATAGAAAGGAAATAAATAAATTATTAAATACAGTACAAGAAAATACAGATAAATCACTAGAAGCAGTAGAATCATTAAAAGAACCAGCATCAGAAGAACCAGCATCAGAAGAACCAGCATCAGAAGTGCCACCAGCAGAAGAAGTTCCACCAGCAGAAGAACCAGCATCAGAAGAACCAGCATCAGAAGAACCAGCATCAGAAGAAGTTCCACCAGCAGAACTAAAAAAAGGAGAAAGAGTAAAAAGGCAAAAAGTAATAGAAAAAAATATTAAAAATAAAATATGTGAATATATAAATTATATATTTTATAATTACTATGTTTTACTTCATGCATATTATATGTTTCATAATTATAAAATAGTTATAACAAATAAAACTGTAAATGACGAAATTATTGAAAATGTAAATAACGAAATTATTGAAACACATATTTTTTTTAAATTCATTGAAATTTTTATAGATAAAAAAAATATAAATGGTGAAAATATAAATGGTGAAAATATAAATGATGTTGATATAAAAAAAACAAATGAGAATATTGATATTACAGATTTTATTAATTTTTTAATAAAGGATACTGATTATAAGAAGAAAAACACTATATCAGACTTTAAATGTTCTGTAAGAAGTAATGCAATAGAAATTATAAAAAATGATAAAGAAAGATTATTTTTTAATAAAACTTTTAAATACCAACTATTAAATGAAACTAATGAAAATGAAAATGAAAATGAAAATGGTTTTAATTTAGATGAAATGCAACAAGAATTAAAAAATTCTGATAAAACAAAAATAGTTAATTATGGTATAAAAAAACAAATTATTGAATTTAATAAAAATTATAATAATTTAATAAATAAAAATGATACTAGTAATTTATGTTATTTAAAAGATAAAATATTAAAGCTTAAAATGGAACTAAAAAAAAAAATAATACAAGATAAAAAATATAAGTTTAAACTTGAAAACGTTAAAACTGATATTAAAAAATTAATAGAAACATATTTAAAAAAAAAAGATGAACTTTATAAAAATTTAATAGAGAATAAAATATTTAATATCAGTGATACTAATTTTAAATATATTGAAGATGTAATCTTATATGAATTACATAAAAAATCACTTAATACTATAAAGTATAATACTGAAAAAATATTTTATGAATTTTTTATAGAATTTTATAAAACTTTAATAAAAATTTTAGATAAAATAGAACCAGATTCAGAAGCAGCACCAGAACCACCAGCAGAAGTTCCACCAGCAGAACCATCAGCACCAGAACCATCAGCACAAGAAAAAGTGCAACCAGTAGAACCAACAAAAGGAGGTAAAAAAATAAAAACAAAAAGAATTAAAAAATTTAAAAGAAGAAAAACAAGAAGAAAAAATTAAATTTAAATTATAAATAAAATTACTATAAATTAGTATTAATTAAAATCTAATTTAAATTTAATTTTTTAAATAAATTATCATTATAAACACCTTGTGGTTTATAAGAATTAATATCTTTATAATTTGAATTATTTTTATTATTTTTTCCAGAATTTTTTGATATACTTATACCATCATTATTCGATTTTTTATTAAATATTATAGAATCTATATTATCATCATTATCATTATCTTCATTTTCATCTTCATCTTCATATGATGTTTTTTTATTTATTACATTACCATATTCATTTATAGTTTGACCAGTTTTTTTCTTTATTTCATTACGTACATATGTTGGTATCCAAGATTTCCAAGAAATAAATAATAAATTAGGATGTATATATTTTACAATAAAACCATCGTCACGTAATTTATTTATAACATATACAATACAATCATTTTTATTATATTTTGGTATTCCTATTAATAGTTCAGGCATAACATACCAACAACATTGTTCATTTGCTAAATTTTTTGAAACATATTTAATTTTATTGTGAATTCTAATTAATATTTTATTATAATTATCTAATACATTTAAATCTTGTTGTTTTTTTTTTTCATAAAGCTCATCGATATTTAATTTTAAAGATACATCTTCATTATTAATTTTATTTGAAAAATTATACAATGCATCATTACTCATAATTATAATAATATAATTTATATTTATTTTATATTATTATAAAAAACAAAAATATAAAAATATAAAAATATAAAAATATAGAAATATAGAAATGTCATATGAATATTTAACAATTTCCTCTGGAGGTACAATAATGATATCACAAATTTCTTGTTTACAAAGTTTAATAAAAAATAAAATAATTAATTATGAAAAAATAAAGGGAATTTATTGTTGTTCGGCAGGTTGTCTATCAGGTTTAATATTTATATTAAATATTAATCACGATTTAATTGATAATTATATTCTTAATAGACCATGGCATAAATTAATAAATAATATAGGATATCTTGATTATATAAATATATACTATAAAAATGGATTACTTGATACTAGTTTCATAATTAATATAATAAAACCACTTTTAGATTATAAAAAAATAAATATCAATATTACATTGAAAGAATTTTACGAATTAACAAAAAAAGATTATTATTTATTAGCTACAAATATGAATGAAATAACTCCTGAGTATTTTAATCATAAAACACATCCAAATTTAGAATTATATAAAGCAATATATATGTCTTGCTCATTACCTGGATTATTTATTCCTGAAAAATATAATAATATATATCACTTAGATGGTGCAATAATATCTGGTTCTACTATTAAATATTGTTTAGATAATGAAAAATGCAGTAAAGATAAAATATTATGTATGATAAATGATAAATATAATATAAATTTTGATTCTCCTTATTGTATAAAAAATAATATAACAAATATAAGTGAAAATCTTAATATTTATGATACTACTATTATACAATTTTATAGTATAATAATTAAAAAATTATTAAAAATAATTCTAAATGATAATATATATATTAATAATCTACATACAATTAATTTAGCTACTGGACCAACAGATTATAATTATATATTTTATGTTCTATCAAATCAAGAAGAGATAAAATTTTTGTATGATTTTGGAAAAAATCAGGCAGAATATTTTGTTAATAAAATAAATAATAGTAATTTATTAATAGACAATAGTAATAATTTATTAATAGATAATAGTAATTTATTAATAGATAATAGTAATTTATTAATAGATAATAGTAATTTATTAATAGATAATAGTAATTTATTAATAGATAATAGTAATAATTTATTAATAGATAATAGTAATTTATTAATAGATAATAGTAATTTATTAATATAAAAAAATATTCTATTTATTTTTATTGATTTTTATCAATATCTAAAAAAGTATCAATAAATAATACTAAATGTTCTTTTTTTATTAAAGCATCATATTCTATTTTATTATCTTTTGTTGGAATATCATATTTATAAAATAATGTAATAGTTGGATAATTATCTATTTCATAAATATTTGCTAATTTTTCAAATTTATCACAGTCAATTTCTATTGGACTAATGATAATATTTTTATATTTATTATCTTTAGTATTTTTTAAATATTCTTCAAATTTTTTCCATTCATTTTTTGATGATTTACAATGTGGACACCAATTAGTATACCAATAAACTATTATAGCATTATTTTTATTACTTAATGAAGATTTATCTATAAATTCATAATTTAATATATGATCTTTTATAATATTTTCCTTTATATATTTTGTATAGACAAAATATCCTAAATATAAAAATATAAAAATTATTATTAAATATATAAATAAATTTACTTTATTTTGTATTAAACTATTTAAAAATTTATAATAAATTATCAATAATTTATCTATATAATTCATTGTTCTTTTATATTATAATAATTAATTTTTTTTAATAATATATATTAATAATATAATATATATATTATATGTTATCAAAAAAAAATAAAAAAAATAAAACTATTAAACGTGTTTATAATAAAGCAGATTATAATAGCGGCGATGGTATGTTAACTAGTGTATGGGGACCTAGTTTATGGCATTATTTACATGTAATAAGTTTTAATTATCCAATAAATCCTACATTATTACAAAAAAAAAAATATAAACAATTTATTACAAATCTTCAATATACATTACCTTGTAAATATTGTAGAATAAATTTAACAAATAATTTTAAAAAATATCCATTAACAAATGATATATTTAAAGATAGACACAATTTTTCAAAATATATTTATCATTTACATGAAATTATAAATAAAAAATTAGGAAAAAAATCTGGAATAACATATTGTGATTTAAGAGATAGATATGAACATTTTAGGTCAAGATGTACGATTGAAAAACCAAATATATTTAAATATACAAAAAAAAATATAGGAAAAAAAGAAAAAGGATGTACAACACCTTTATATGGAAAAAAATCAAAATGCGTTATAAATATTGTTCCACAAGAAAAAAAATGTAAAACATTTAAAATAGATAAAAAATGTTTAAAGAAGAAAAATAAATAATTTCTTAACTTAATATATATATAAATGTTACTTCCTATTCCAGAATTATTAAAAAAATCTACAAAATATATTAAACAAAAAAAATCTAGAAAATCAAAAAAATCAAGAAAATCAAGAAAATCAAGAAAACCAAGAACATCAAGAAAATTAAGAAAACTAAGAAAATCAAGAAAATCTACAAATTATAAAAGAATGAAAGGTGGATGACAGATGGCACAAGATAATATGTAATAATTTTGTTAAATTAAAATATTTACTAATAATACTATGTATGAATATTTAAAGATAAATTTTTTCTTTAAATATGAGAAAAATAGTATATAAAATATTATAAATTAATATTTATTATAATTTATAATATTAAATATTAAATATTTAATTAGAAAAACTACTAAAATCTGCTAATAATGGTCTTGGACCACTTGAGTTATCTGGAATATTTGAATTGGAATTTAAATTTAAATCTCTAATACCTGAATAATCATTTAATAATTTTCCACTTGTTGAATTTTTAATTTCAGATGTATGATTATTATTAACATTATAATTAGAATTAAAATCGGAATTATTATTATTATTATTATTATTATTATTATTATTAGTATTACTATTAGTATTAGTATTAGTATTAGTATTTGAATTGGAATTTATATTAATATTTTTATTAAATATATCATTATTAGCTAAAGATTGATTGGTGTTTTTATTTTTTTTATTTTTTTTATTTTTTTTACAATTGCTTGTATCATTACTTGAATATTCACAGCCACAAATATTTTCATTTAACATTGAATTATTTTGCATCATTGGTGTTACGTTTGGATAAAATAATGAATTTGAATATTGATTTGGATTAATATTATTTATAGGATTAATTATAGGATTTGATGGATTACTCATTATACTTTCAAAATTTCCATGAAATGGCATATTATAATTACCATTATTTATATTATTTGTTGTAATTCCATTAGTTAACATAAATTGTAATAAATATTGATCTAAAATAGAATTTGGTCTATATAATGAATTAGTTGATGTTGTAACTGTTTCAGAACTAATTGTTGTATTTATTAAAAATTTACCTTTTTGAATAACACGTTCACCATTTATATCCATAGTAAAATCAGATAGTAAACCTTGTGATAAATCATATATATAATAATTTGTATCATCACGTTGATTTATAATTAACATATTTACTGTATCTTTATTTAAAACCGTATTTTTTTGTGATAAAATATCAAAAAAAATGTTTGATACTGGATTTTTTATATTATAAATACCAATATTACTATTATCAATATATTTATAAAAATTATAACTACTATCTTTTGTAAATGCTGAAAAACTTAAATCAGAAATTTTAGGAGGTAATGTTGGTGAATTTTTTAATCTAAATTTATAATCAGTATCATTTAATTTATAATAATTAAACATACTATCTGATGTAATAAATTTAAAATATTTATTATAATCCATATTTGAAAAAGTTTCATCTACATTATTTTTAATTGATTGATAACAAAAAACAGAAATTAATAATACAATTAATAATAATATAATTGTAATTTTATTATTTTTAAAATTGAATACCATTATTATATAAATAATAATAAAAAATATTTATATAATGACTAAAAAAATACATTGTTTAACCCATTTTTATGAAAATAATGATTGTACTAATCACATAGAAATTGGTATAGATGAAGTAGGCAGAGGTCCTATGTTTGGAAGAGTATATACAGCCTCTGTTATTTTACCTAAAAACAATATATTTAAATATGAAATATTAAAAGATAGTAAAAAATTTACATCTAAAAAAAAATTACAAGAAACAGCAGATTATATTAAAGAAAATTGTTTATATTGGTCTATTGACTATAAAGATGAAAAAAATATTGATAAAGTAAATATTAGAAACGCTACATTAAGTTGTATGCATGAATCCATTAAAAATATTATTGATAAATATAATAATTCGAATGATAGAATTTATAATCTAAAAAATAATTTTTATATTTTAGTTGATGGTAATGATTTTAAACCATTTACATATTATTATAATAATAATATAGAAAAACTTACACATTTTTCAGTTGAAGGTGGAGATAATAAATATTGTTCTATTGCTGCAGCTTCTATTTTAGCAAAAGTTGAAAGAGATAAGTATATTTATGAAATATGCGAAAAATATCCATTATTAAATACATATTATGATTTAAATAACAATAAAGGTTATGGTACAGCTAAACATATGGAAGGAATAAAAAAATATGGTATTAGTCCTTGGCATAGAACTACTTATGGAATTTGTAAAACATCGAATCTACTTTCATATGATTTATTTAATCAGCCTCTTCATGAATAAGCTTTTGACGAAGGCGACGAGACCATGCGTTTTTAAAATCTTTTGATTTATTGTTTTTTAAATAATTCTTATTTTTCTTTACAAGTAACATTTTAAGCTCATTATTTTCATATGTAAGTTTTTCAATTTCTTCATTATATTTACGCTTATTTGTTTTTTCCTTTTTATTCTTATTTTTTACCATTTTGTACATTAAATTGAAATATTCATAAAATTTATCTTTACTTTCATCTTCTTCTTCGTAAACATAATCTGGGTCATTCTTTAAATCGTCCCCTTCTTCTCCTTCTTCCTCATCTAGTTCATCCGACACTTCTTCATCATCCACTTCATCCGACACATCTTCCTCATTCACTTCATCCGACACTTCTTCCTCATCTAGTTCATGCGACGGTGGATGTTCCAGATTTACTTTTTCTTCATCATCACATTCTTTTTTTACACTGTTATAAATACAGTCTTTTTCAATAGCATCATAATCAATTTCACTATTATCATAAAATTCAACATCCCAATATTTTGGATCATCATAAACCATTTTACAATTATTATCAACTATAGCATTGTAAAAATTACGAGATGTAACATTATCAAACCATTCTTCTACTTCAATAATAATATATCCATAAAATGGTTCATCATCATCATTTTCTTCGGGCGGATAATCATAATAAGTAACATTGTTTAGTTTGGCAATATTAAAATCATCAAAATACTTATATACAAGTGGAACATGACTAGCAATAGTGTAATCAGGAATCACAAGATACTTATTGGTAAACATTATTATTGATAATATATGATGATATAGTAGAAATATTTTCTAAATCAATTTTTTTTTATATAAAAAAAGATTGATATAATATTATATATAATATTAAATATATAACTATTAGTATTAGTATTAATATTATGAAAATTTTAGTTTTTGATACAGAAACTACCGGATTACCTAAAGCTAATGATATTTCAATATATCAAAAAAATAAATGGCCACATATAGTTCAAATTAGCTATATATTTTATGATTTATCTAATAATTATTTTGATTATAAAGACCATTATATTAAACTAAAACCAAATGTTATTATTACAGAAGAAAGCTATAATATTCATAAAATATCACACGAATATTTAAAACAACATGGTAAAGATATAAAAGAAGTATTAAAAGAATTTAATCAATATTTATTTAATAGCGATATTGTAGTAGGACATAATATATCATTTGATAAACGAATGATATTTGTTGAATGCTTAAGAAATAAAGTAGACCAATATTTTACACAGTTTATTGATGATAAGAAAATTTGCAAACCTGAATATTGTACAATGCGAAATGGAACAAATTTATGTAATATTATCAAATTAAATAAATTAAATAAAACATATATTAAAACACCATCTTTAATAGAATTATATTCTACTTTATTTCCAAGTTCGATAATCCCAAGTAATTTACATAATTCTTTAATAGATATTCTTTGTACATTCAGATGTTATATAAAAATGGCACATAATATAGATATTATAGAATATAATGCAACAGTAAAAAATTTATTTATTAGTAATTTTAAAGTTAATGGAAATATTGATATTAGTGAAAATATTAGTAGTATTTCATTAAATAATGATATATCATTAAATAATGATTTTAGCTATAATAATTTAATTATTAATTAAATTAGCGAAAAATACACCATGCATAATGTTATTATTAGTTCCACATCCTCCTTGATACCTTAAATTTAACATAGCAAGCGAATATTTTTTATTTTTTATTTTTTATTTTTTATTTTTTATTTTTTATTTTTATACAAAAATTATTATCTCTATTAGCCATATCTATTTTTTTTAATACAACATCATAATTACATTTAGGCATGTTAACATGACACCATCTACCTAATATTGAGTTAGTTTCTTGGATTAGCATTAGTTTGTAAATATTTTTCAATTTATCAATAAATTTAAACATATATTTAATTAAAAAAGTATATATTTAAATTTTATTTATCAATTTTATTTTATAATTTATATTTCTAAGCACCACACATTAAACATTCTTTTTCTTCATTATTATCATTTTTTTTATCAGGTTCTATTGTGAACTGTTGAGCTTGATGTTTCGCTTTTCGTCGTAAATAATAAATTCCTGTTTTTAATCCACATCTCCAACTATAAAAATGCATATTTGTTAAAGCAGTGGGGTCAGGGTCTTCTAACCATAAATTCAAACTTTGTGATTGACAAATATATGCACCTCTATCTTTAGACATATTAATTATATCTTTCATACTCATTTCCCAAACAATTTTATATTTTTCTTTTATTTGTTCGGATAAACCTTGAATATGTTGAATACTTCCTTTATTTTTAATTATACTGTTTTTTATATCTTCATTCCATAATCCTAATTCTAATAATTCATTTACTAAATATTGATTAACTAATATAAACTCTCCCGCTAGTGTTCTTCTACTATATATATTGCTTGTTAATGGTTCAAAACATTCATTATTTCCTAAAATTTGACTTGTGCTAGCTGTAGGCATAAGAGCTACTAATAAACTATTACGTAATCCATATTTAATAATATTAGTTTTTAATGAATTCCAATCATATCTATTACTATCAGGAACAACACCCCATAAATCAAATTGTAAAATACCATTACTAGCTGGAGAATCTTTAAATGAGCTATAACTTCCAATATATTCTGAATCTAATTTTTCAATTTCTGCTTTAATCGGTTTATATTTTTCTAAAAAGTCTTTTATTTTATTATCTGTTTCAATCGCACTTGTAGAAGAAGCATCTGTTAAATTATATATATTATATATTCTACATTCATCACTATTTTCTTTAAAAGACCAATTATTTAATCTATATTGTTCTTTTAAATATGTTAAGGCTTCGTATCTTTCCTTACTTATTTCATTACTTTTAACTAATGTTGCATAATATATTGTTTCAAAAATTAATTTATTTATTTTTTGTGCTTCATCACTTGTAAAAGATAAATTCATTTTAAAAAATACATCTGCTAATCCTTGAACACCAATACCAATAGGTCTATGTTTAAAGTTTGAACGTTGTGTTTTTATAGTTGGATAATAATTAATATCAATAATATTATTTAAATTTTCAACTAATACCTTGGCTATTTCTCCTAATTTTTCATAATTAAATGTTTTATCTTCATTAACAAACATCGGTAGCCCTATAGATGCTAAATTACATACAGCAGTTTCTTCTTTATCTGAATATTCACAAATTTCCACACATTGTGAAGTAATTATTCCATTAAAAATTCCTACATGGCGTTTAGGTTCATTAAAACAATAAGTTTTATCAATTCTATTATTGTTAACTACTTTTTGTATACTTATAAATTTATTTGCACTTCTTTGATATACATATTCTTCAATAGTTAATCTTTTTGGAAAAAATCCCAATTCTAATAATTTTTGTAATTGATTTGATGCAATTAATAAACGCCATAATTTTTTACAATCATATTCTTTATATTCATTTGTACCATCATTTTTTGGTAATTTAACTTTTCTTTCATTCATATTTAATGATATAACCGAATTTATACCACATGTTTGCAACATTAATTTAATATTAATAAGAAATTCTTTATGTATACATGATATTTGTAAAGATTGATTTTTACCATTTCTAGAAATACTTCCATCTGCATCACAATATCCAGAAAACCATTCCATTTTGCTTTTAATAGAATAATTAATTGGTACAAAAAATTTCTCTTCTATAGTAGGTACAATTGTAACATTCAATTTATTATTTTTAACTTCTCCTTTACTTATGTAAGAAAGATATTCTAATAATTTAATTTTTTCTCCATATAAAGTTACATGTGGTTTTTTTTCATAACTGTAAGCATTGCACATATTATTACTTCTTAATTCACAATTTTCTATTTTTTTATTATTAATATGACGTTTGCAATATTGTTCATTTTTTGAACATTTAAATCTACATAATTTTTTTTCACTATTTGTTGTATTCATATATGTTCCATCACCACTAAAAAATCCATTTGTATAAGCATTTTCTAATAGCATTTCTTTATTATCAATAATTGGATATTCGCATTTAATAATTTTCATTCCAGTTTCTAAATTTTGTGCTTCAATAATTTCTACAATAGAAGAATTTATAATATCTTTATTATCTTTTTTTTCTTTATAGTCTTGGTATTTATTTTGAATATAAAATTTATGGTATTTAGTACAAGTTAATATAGAACCATCACTAGTATGTACTTCAATTAATTCGCTTTCTTCACTTGTTTGAAAAACTGTGGTTTTACTAAATTCTTTTCCATTCCATACTTCAACATCTTTATCTTTTAAATCCTCTATTTTTTCTTGACCATTTTTTGTTAAAATTAATGTTTCAGGTGCTACACATAAATTACTTGATTTTATAGTTCCTAAATTTTTTTGATTTGATTTATTATTTACAGCATCTTTATATAAAAGATATGGTGTGCCTGTTTCCATTTGAGCATCTAAAATTTTCATCCATAAATCACGGGCATTCATTTTTTTATTATATTTTTCTTCTTCTTCATATTTTAGATATAATAATTTATATTCATCACCATAACATTCACTTAAACCTGGACATTTGTCAGGACAAAATAAACACCATTCTTTATTTCCAATTACACGTTCCATAAATAAATCACTTATCCATAAAGCATAAAATAAATCACGACATTTAGATTCTTCATCTCCTCTATTTTTCTTTAACTCTAGAAAATCTTCTATATCAGGATGATGTGGTTCTAAATAAATAGCAAAACTACCATTTCTTTTACCTCCTTGATCTACATATCTGGCTGTTTTATTAAAAACACCTAACATAGGTATTAATCCATTAGATGTACCATTAGTACCACGAATATGTGAACCATTTGAACGAATATTATGAATATGTAAACCAATACCTCCAGACCATTTAGAAATTTGCGCACATTCTTTAACAGTATTAAAAATACCATCAATAGAATCATCTTCCATAGAAATTAAATAACAAGAACTTAATTGTGGTCTTGGTGTTCCGGCATTAAATAATGTAGGAGTAGCATGAATAAAATATTTATTAGACATTAAATCATATGTTTCTTTAACTTTTGTAAAATTAGTTTTATGGATACATAAAGCTACTCTTAAAAACATATGTTGAGGTCTTTCTACAATTACATTATTAATACGCATTAAATACGCACGTTCTAATGTTTTAAAACCAAAAAAATCGAATAAAAAATCGCGTTCATAATTTAACATATTATCTAATATTTCCTTATTTTCTTCAACAATAGTAAATAATTCTTTATCTATTAAACTAATATTATTATTATTTACATCTTTATAATTATATAAATCTTTAAATGTTTCATAAAACGATTCTTTAGTATTTTTATGTAAATTTGATACTGTAATAGCACTAGCTAATTTAACATAATCTGGATGAATAGAAATCATAGAAGCTGATTGTTCAGCTGTTAATTCATCAATTTTTGCAGTATTGATATTATCATGTAATTGATCAATAACTTTCATAGCCAATTGAGCATAAATAATTTGTTTTAGTCCTAATTTTTTTCCAATACATTTAATTCTTTTTAAAATTTTATCAAAAGAAATTATTTCTTTTTTTCCGTTACGTTTTAATACATGCATATCATTTGAATTTACCATTATTAAAATATATTAAATTATTTTTAATATATTTTAATAATATTTTTAAATTTTATATTATTATAATATAATAAATGGAAAGTTTGTCTTCTGTAAAAAGAAAATCAAGAAAAATATCATATAAAAAATCTGTTCATACTAAAAAATTAAGAGAGAAAAATAGATTAAAAAAAAAAATAAAAAATTGTCTTAAAAAAGCAGAAAGATATCATAATACAGATCTTAATCATTATGGAAAAATAAAAAGAAGATGTGAAAACATGAAAGGGGGGTATATTTCTAATTATCAATCACCCAAAAGCTCCAATACTAGCAACAGTTCCTACCGTCGCAGAACACCCCGTAGTCGCAGAACACCCCGTAGTCGCAGAAGTCGCTGAACTATTATATAAAATGCGTTATCATAAATATAAAATTTAATATTTATGATATTTATATTTATAATAAACATTTACCAAATTCAAAACCATTGCTTTCTCTATTATCTTTTAATTCTAATTTTCTTTTATTTTTAATTCTTTCTTTATAACTATTGTCTGCACGTTCCTTTTCTATAACTTTCCAAAAATATTCTATATCATTTATAACATGATTAAACCAAAATTTATTTCTTAATACTAAAATACAACTAATTTTTTCTATTTTCCAATAAATATAATCTATAAATTCTTTATCTTTATTTTTTTCTTCTTCTTTAATTAACCAATTTTTAAAATTTTCACTTTCTAGATTATTTAACATAAAAGGAGCATATACATAATAAGGTGCATCATTATATGTATAATGTAAAATTATACCTTTATATTTTGAAATATTATCATTTATATAATCTTCTTTCGAATCAAATTCAATAAATTTTGTTTCTAAAAAATCACATTCATTTAAATCACATACTTCCATTTGTAATTGCATCTGTATCCAATATTCCATTTTAGGAATACCTGTTATTTCTCTAGAAACAACATTTTTTATTTCTAACATTCTTCCATAAATATTTGAATTTTCATCACATACAATACCATCCGGTGATGCTGCTAAAAAACTATATATTTTATGTGGAATACAACCAAATTCACTAACATTTGTATTATGAATATATTCATAATACATTATAGATATTGGTTCATATTTTTGTCCCCAATGTAATGGACTTTTTAAATTAGTTACTTTAAATTTATCTATATTAATTGGTTCACATTTTTCAATAATTAATTGATTTTGTGTATATTCTGTTGAAAATATTTTCCAAATATTAGAAGCTGTTAATGTTGAATTTCTGAAAATATACCATGCATCTGTTCTTTGCTCTGGTTGAATAATATTTTGTAAATAATTAATTTGTTTTTTTAATATTTCTTTTTTTTTAATAGTTAATTTATTTAATATAAATGATTTACTATATGAACGTTTTGGAAAAATATATTTAAATATAATTTTTGTTGATATTTTACATATTTTATATATTATTTCAATTGATATATCTTGTGATAAATTATAATTATCCAATATAAAATTTGTTTTAATATAATTTTCATACATTATATTATAAATATAATCATTAATTTCATAAAATAAATCATCATGTATTATATATTGAAAAATGTTGCTTAATTCTTGTAATGATATTTCCAAAGCATCAAAAATCAAATTAAATATTAAATTTGTATCATAAATATTTAATTGATAATTATTTATTAAAAATAAATAATATTTGTATTGCTTATTATAAGACATAAATAAATAATATTAATATATATATACTTATTATTTATTTATATAGATTATCAATTTTAATTTATTATTTTTATTGTTTTTTGTTGTTTGAATTTTTTTTCAGATAGTGATTTAACAGTTGAAACATGTTTATCGTCTTTTTTTAAATAAAATTTTCTAGTATCATTTAAAAATACAAAATTGGGTATATTTATGATTTCATTAGTATCTTTATTATATATAACATCTTTTGCTTTATTCAAAAATTTTCGTTCTATAGATTTATTTAAATATTTCAATGTTTCATTAAATTCATCTTCTGATAAACTATATGTTGATTTTAATTTTAAACAATATTTATTAATATGTAATGATTTTTGTGTTTTATCCAATTTATTCCAAGATTCATTTTTTTTTAATTCAACATCATTAGAAATCATTGTTTCTAACTCTGTACTACTACAATTATTTGTTTTAAGTTTAGGACATAAATTTGTACCATTTAATAATAAAGTTTTATATTCTATATTTTTTAATTCTTGGCAATCATCATTTATCGTTTTATTTTTTTGTTTATTACTAGTTTTTTTTTTATTTTCAAAATTAATATCATTATTTTCTGTAATATTAATTTTGTCAATAATATTACAAATATTTCCATCTATAGATATATCTTTAATTGTATTATTTTCATTATCTATTTCATTCATATTATATTATTATATAAATTTAATTTTATACTGTTTTAAATAAATAATAATATTTATATTTTTATATTATTTTTTAATATAAATATTATTATGAAAAAAATTATATTATACAAGAATAATACTATCGATAACAATAACAATAATAATAATAATAATAATAATAATATAGATAAAATTGATATTTCTAATAATATTAGAAAAAAAACCACTGATATTATAAAAAAATTAAATATTACAGAAAATAATGATATTTTTGATATAAAAAATCAAATTATATTAATAAATAAACTATTTATTAATGAAAATTTTATTGAAAAAAATATACTTATTCAAGAAATTAAAAATAAAATTAATTCTTATAAACAACAAGATAACAAAAAAAAAAATTATGAATCAGAAAATTTAATATCTTTGGATAATGTTATACAAAAATTAGTTGAATGTAAACTTAAATGTTATTATTGTAGCAAAAATTTATCTATTTTATATAAAAAAACGAGAGATAATAATCAATGGACATTAGATCGTATCAATAATTATGATGAACATTCAAATGATAATACAATAATATCTTGTTTACAATGTAATTTACAACGCAGAAGAAAAAATAGTGAAAAATTTAAATTTTCAAAACAATTAGAAAATAAACAAATAATTATAAAAAAAAATATATAATTTTTTAATTTTTAAATTTTTTTTTATAATTATTTGTTTATTGTTACATCATTTCAATAGCTACTCTTTTAATTTCATCATAATTATTGATAAAGATAATCTAACATTATATTCAATATTATATTGCATATCATCATCTAATTCTAAAAACCATTCGGGTTTAATAAATATAATTTTTAAATCAGAATGTGTTTCATCAATTTTAACTGGTTTTAACTGAATATGATTATTAATAATTCTTTTTACATATGAAGAAATTAATTTTGTATAGTCATTGATATATTCTAATTCAGACATATATATCTTTTATTTAGTATATAATATAATATATTATATTATATTATTAATCAATTTTTTTATATTCATTATATAAAACGGGTTCTATAAGTTTTAGTAAAATATTTTGATGTTTTTTATCTATAGTATTAAACCAAGAAGGAAGATAAAATTCAATACTTGTTTTTCCTGTATCAATATGTGTTACTTTATTTGATGTTATTTCTTTACTTAATTTTTCAAGTAATGTTGCAATATAAATAGTTAATGGTTGATTTGTTACATTTAAATTAGAAATAGATTCAATCAAATCATCTTCCTGTGTTTTTGGAATATAATGACATATATTCATATTTATATTATTAAAATTCATAAAAATTATTAAAATGTTATTAACAAAATATAAAAAATATATTTAATATCAATTTTAAAAATAGTAAGCCATATAAATACCTTTATTTTTATAACCTTTTTTATTATAATATTCTTCCAATAAAGGATTACAATCTAAAATAATTTTATAACAATTATTTTGCTCACATAAAATCTTAACATAATTTAATAACATACTTGAAACTTCTGTTTTACGATGTTCTTCTTTAATAACATAATCTTCAATATGTCCCACACATTTTCCATCATGTATTATTTTTTGTTCAATAATTAAAGTTATAGCACCAATAATTTCATTATCTTTAAAAAATAAATAAATATTATGATTGTCTGGTAAGTTTTTAATGATTTCTTTTAATTTATCAAAAGAAAAGATATTTTTATTTATTTTTTTAAAAATACTATATAATTCACAAATTTGATTATAATTTATTTCTGTTAATTCGATTTTTTTTATATTTTGTATCATATTATTATTTAAATTATATAATAATATTTAAATAATAATTATATTTAAATACAAGATATTAAATAATTATTAATTAAATGGAAACACAAAATAACTTGTTATTAAATAAATTATTAGAATTTTATAGAAATAATGATAATAGTAAAACAATGGTTAACATTATTAGCGGAGAATCTAATATTTCTTTAAGATTAGTTGATTGGTTTGTTACTAATTATGCAAAAGAAAATTATACTATATATGATATACAAAAAAATAATAACTTTGAAAGATTTAAAGTTTATAATAATTATAAACTTATGTTAAAATCATATTCAAAAAAAAGATTTGATCCATTTTGTAGATGGGATAGAATTTCTATTCCATATAATAATATACATATACAAACTACCATAGGACAATTAAATTTTTTTAAATGGATAATAGAAAATAATATTTTAGATTATATAAAAGAGAATTATAATGTTATCGAAAAAGATATGAATACACGTAATAAATCTAATAATAAAAATAATTCATATAGTTCTACATCTTCTGAAATGTCTAGTGACAGTAATACTACTTCATCAGATGATTATATTAATTATAATACAAATTTAAATAAAACAAGAAAAAAACGAGAAGAATTATCAATAAATTCTTTAAAAAATATAAAAAAAGAAAACATAAATACAATTATAATATTTAATTGAAATTTAAAGTTTTATAAATATATTTTTAATTAATTTAAATATATATTTATTTATTTTTTTAGAATATATAATTTTTTATGTTTAAAAAATTTCCTTCATTACTTAAAAATAATTTTATTTTTTGTGATAATGCTGGTGGTTCACAAATTCCTGAACAAGTAATAAATAGACTAACAACATTTTTAACCAATAATTATGTTCAACCAGGAGCTAATAATATTTTATCAAAAAATTTAAATAATGATTTAAAAGAAATTAATAATATAACTAATATTTTATTAAATAACAAAGATGGGGAAATAATATATGGTAATTCTTGTAGTCAATTAGTTTACAATTTAGCTAATTCTATGGAAGATTATTTTAAAAATAATAAAGGAGAAATTATATTAAGTGATTTTAATCATGAATCATGTATTACACCATTTGAAAGAATTGCTGAAAAATATAATTTATCCATTAAATGGTGGAGTATTATAGAAAAAAATAATGAATTTTTAATAGATTATAATGATATTATAAATAAAGTAAACGAAAAAACTTCTTTAGTAGTAATACCACATGTTAGTAATTTATTAGGAAATATAATAGACATTGATTATCTACGAAAAGAAATATATAAAAAAAATAATAATGTTAAAATTTTAGTTGATGGAGTTGCTTATATGCCTCATAAATTAATAGATTTAAATACTTTAAATATTGATTTTTATGTAGTTTCATTTTATAAATTTTGTGGATTACGAGTATCAGCTTTATATATAAAAGAAGATAATTATAATTTAATAAAAAATCAAAATCATTATTTTTTTAATAATGAGGATATAATAAATAATAAATTACAAATTGGTGGTGTAAATTATGAGTGTGCGAGTAGTATATTAGGTTTAAGAGATTATTTAATATATGTAGCAACATTTTTTAAATATAATAATAATAATAATAATAATAATAATAATAATGAAATTATATTTACAAGAAAATTAGTAGAATTTGTCTATAAAAAACTCGAATTTTATGAAAATGTTTTTTATAATATATTTGATAAACTAAAGACTAACGATAATATTAATATTTTAGAGATAAAGAATCTTAAAAAAACTCCAATATATTCTTTAACATTTAATGATTTTAATATAAATAATGTAAATTTAATTTTAAATGAATTAGGTCTAATATGTAAAACGGGAACATTTTATTGTGACCGCTTATTAAATAAATTAAATATTAAAAATGTTTTACGAATATCCTTAATGCATTATAATAAATTTGAAGAAGCAACAACAATAGTAAAATATTTAAATTATTTTAAAAAATATGATATAGATTTTAATTATACAATAAATTCTATTTATAAAAATCGTATGGATAAAAATTTACAATTATTATTTAATAATTTACCAAATGATATATATTATGGTAATAAAAGAAACAGAGGATATTCTTTATTAAAAGTTAATGATATTAATAATATTGAAATTATTGGTAATTTAAAATTTTATCAATCTGAAGATTATAATAGTTATAATGGTGAAAAAATAAGAGATTATGAAAATATAGATACACGTGTTTTAAAAAATTCAACATTTGTAAATTTAGTATCTATATTTTTAGACACTGTAAAATTACATATTAAAGATCCAATAGATTTTATTCAAGTTCATCAAATTCGTGTATATGCTAATCAAGACAATACTAATTTAACACCTGAAGGTATACATAAAGATGGATTTAATATTATAGGTATTGCTTGTATTTCTAGAGAAAATGTATCAGGAGCTATAACTCAAATATTTGATAATTCAAAAAAATTAATTTATAATATTCAATTACAAGAAGGTGAAATGATAATTATAAATGATAACAAATTATATCATAATGTTACAGAATTAAATTTATATGATAAAAATAAAGAAGGTTTTCGTGATATTTTTGTATTTACTACTATATCATAATATATATTTTGTTAATATTAATAAATTATATTATTATTTAAATAATAATATAATTTTAATAATATAAATAATGAATTATAAAAAAATACTTATAATCTCTCTAATTTTATTTAATATTTCAAATAATTTTTCAAATTATTTTTATAATTTGAAAGGTTTACATAGAAAAAATATTGAAAATATGTGTTTATTTTATCCTTATGATTTTCAAGTCATACAATTATTATTATAAATATTTTTTTGTTACCATAATATTGAATATTTTGATTTAAGAGCATAAAGGTTTAAAAATATTTTATGAAAATTTAAAAATTTTTTTATGGTAACATTTTTTAAAAATAAAGTTTGGCAATTTTTTTGGAATTGGACATTTTTAAAAATGTCCATTTTTATTTTTTATAAAAAAGTTTGAAAAAAATATACAAAATACACTATATTTTTTTTATAATACATAATGATGCCATTTTTTTTATATAAAAAAATAAAAAAAATAAAATTTTAAAAAAAAAATATTTAGGAACTTTTTATGTAAGTATAAATATACTTACAAATGCTTACCAAAAAAGTTCAAAAAAGTTCCGAAAATTATAAATGTGAAATTTGTGGTTTCGTTAGCATAAGAAAAAGTCAATATGACCGTCATATTAATACACGTAAACATAAAATACTTACATCAACAGATGAAAAAAGTTCAACACCATTATACATTTGTGATTGTGGTAAAAGTTATAAACATAGACAAAGCTTATTTACACATAAAAAAAAATGTAATTTTATTAATGAAAATAATGAAATAAATATAACAGACAATAATGAATATAAAAATGACATCAGTAGTAAAAATATAAATTGCAAAAATGATATTGAAGAATTAAATAGTAAAGAATTAAAAGATATTGTATGTCAATTAATAACAGAAAATAATGAAATAAAAAATAAATTAATAAAAGAAAATACAGAATTAATGCATCAAATAAATAATATGATACCAAATATAGGAAATAATAATGTAACAAATAATATAATTAATCAAAAAATTAATATTCAAATATTTTTAAATGAACATTGCAAAAATGCTTTAAATATAAATGAATTTGTAAAAACTATAAAAATTAATACAAATAATATTAATTTAGTTGAAAAACAGAATCTTGAAACATATTTAAGTTCAGCTATTATTGAAAATATAAACAAATTGGGTATTTATCAACGACCAGTTCATTGTACGGATATTAAACGTGAAACATTATATATTAAAAATAATGATAATTGGGAAAAAGATAACGATAAATTAACAATAAAAAAAGCATTACAAGATGTTTCAACAGAACAATTTATAGAATTAAAAAAATGGATAAATGAAAATCCAGATATAAATGAGAATGAAGACAAACAACATTATTTTGCATCACTATTATCATTATTAGGAAAAGCTAATAATAAAAAAGTTATAAAAAATATATGTAATAATACATATATCAAAGATTTAATTATTTAAAGTTATTAGATAAATAATTAATAATGGGAATATCTCAAAGTATCAATAGAATAAATTTTGAAAAAACTCAAAATATTATTAAACAAAGCAATAATATAAATTTTATTATTATTAATACATTGAATCATAATAATCAGAAATGTTTAATAAAAAATACTATATTAGCAGAAAACGAAGAAACAACAATTAATTATTATTTAAAAAATAATAAAAATATAAATATTTTAATTTATGGAGAGAATTGTTGTGATAAAAAATTAATAGAAAAAGTTAATCAATTAAAACAACTTGGATTCAATAATTTATATATATATATTGGAGGGTTATTTGAATGGTTATTATTACAAGATATTTATGGAGAAGAAGAATTTCCAACAACAGAAAAATGTCTGGATATATTAAAATATAAAGGATAAATTTATATATATATAAAATACTATGAATTATACTTTTGAAAATAGTTTACAAAATACTTCACAGAATACTTCACAAAATACTTCACAAAATACTTCACAAAATACTTCACAAAATAATTTTGGTATAATTATTATGGCAGGTGGATTAGGTAAAAGAATGAATTCAGATTTACCAAAAGTTTTACATAAACTTAATAATAT